GTTAATTATATCCAAAAAAGTAACGAGCTTACAATCCCAGTTATCGGTAAAGCTGAAGTATTTTCAGATCCTGAAAATGGGAACAAATTAACAAAAAGTAATACAGTCTCTTTTAAAGGGACTCAAAAAACAATTTTATCTAAATATGGTCAACTCTTTAAAATAGAGGAATGTAGACCTGGTATGTTTAAAATGATTAAGATTGATGAATCAGATCTTTCTAAAGCTGATACCGATTTAGATACAGAAAATTCAGATTTATTAAAAATTTAAAATTATAAGAATATGTCAATGTTTGATTTTAGTGTAGCAAAGAATGCAAATCAAGTAACTTCTACTTTCCTTCGTGGAGGAATCCATAATGTAACCTATAAAGGTATTGAATGAGTAGCTAGTCAGAGTGAAGGTAATTCTGATGCTTTTGTTTTGTTATTTGAAACAAAGGACGGTATCCAGCATCGAGAAACTATTTTTGATCCAAGTAATATAAGTAATTGTACTCAGAGAGCTACAACTCAGTATGGAGAAAATCCATCTGAAATGGAAAACTTTATGGTTAAGATTACTCAAATCATTAATGCTCTTAATCCTGAATTAGGTGCAAAAATTGCTGCAGGAGAAAAGATTGAAGTAAGTAGCTTTAAGGCTCTTGCTAAATATTTAAAGGAAAACTTAGCAAGTTCTGTTGGTAAGGAAACTCAAATCAAGTTAATTCCTTATAAAGGTTTTGCTAATATGCCTAAGTATGTTGCATCAGTAGGTAAAGATGGAGTAGTTCGTAGTAAAACAAAAGTTATTGGTGAAGATTTAACTTTAACTGCTAGAGAAAAGACTGATATTGAGAATGCTAACTCTGCACAACCTACTAACATGAAAGAACGAGATAAGGATTTAGACGATCTTAAGGAAACGTTTAATGTAAAAGGCTCAGAAGACGACTTGCCATTCTAAAAAATAATATAGTTAAATTTTAATGGTCTTTACATTAGAACCGATAAATATCACTAAAGAACTTATTTTAAGTAAAGTTAGTGAAGAAACTTTAATGGAGCATTACTTGGGCATTCCTGTAAAAAAAGGATTGTTCAAGTCTCCATTAAGGCAAGATAGTAAACCTACCTGCGCATTTTATAGGAATAGGAAAGGAGATTTAATATTTAAAGATTTTCGTGGAGACTTTTATGGAAATTTTATTTCGGTTGTAATGTATAAATTCGATTGTCCTTATGGCAAGGCTTTACAAATAATTGCTAATGACTTTGGAATAGTTTCCCGCAAAAATTTAACTATAAATAAACCTCTTATTAAATATACAAATCAAAAGTTTAATGATACTACTCAAGCTGTTATTCAAATTGAAGATAAGTCTTGAGAAGATTATGAACTTGAATGGTGATCTAAATATGGTATAGATAAAACTATACTAAAAAAGTTTCATGTATTTTCATGTAAAAATGTATTTTTAAATGGAAGTATATTTAGTTTACATAAAGATCGGCAATTAGTATTTGGATATTATGGAGGTATTCGAGAAGATATAGAACGTTGACGTATATATTTTCCTGGAAATATAAAGTATAAGTTTATTTCAAATTGAAAGTCATTTAGATTACAAGGTGCTCATGCACTTCCAAAAAATGGAGGAGAATATTTAGTTGTAACGAAATCTTTAAAGGATGTTATGACTCTTTATTCATGTGATAAAATTCCTGCAATAGCTCCAATTTCTGAAAATTGTTTTTTAACTGAAGCTCAATATACAAAGTTAAAGTCTAAATTCAACAAGATAATTTTATTCTATGATAATGACCTTGCTGGAATTGAAAACATGAATAAAATTCGTAAGAAATTTCCTGACGTACATGTATTATTTATACCTAGACATTATAAAGCTAAGGATATATCAGATTTTTATAAAATGTACGGAAGGACTAAAACTTTAGAATTAATTGAAAAAGCAAAAAACTACGTCTCAGAAAAGGAAAACAGGAGCATATTGTAGAAATAAAGGACATAGATATGAGACAAAAATTGCTCAGGAACTTAGAAATCTTGGATTTACAGATGTAGTTACATCAAGATCTGAGTCTAAGAGTATGGATGATAAAAAAGTGGATTTAGTTGATCGCAGTGGTAAGTTACCATGTTATATACAATTGAAAAATACTGTTAATACACCTCAATATCATGCTATTAAAAAAGAATGTCCTTTAAAAGATAAACCTTTTATTGTAATTTGAAATAAACAAGTTAAGAAAGAAAAAGTATTTGGTTCTGCAGGAGAAGTAGTAATCATGGATAAAGACTTTTTCTATGAACTCTTATCAAAATTAATTAATGGATAGTTGTAGAGTAGTGTTCACCTCTGCTTCTGGACAAAAAATTATCATTGTATTTACATATGATGAAGAGAAAGATGAATTAAATTATGTCCCTCGATTTGAACCTCAAGTTGATGCAAAAACTCAATTAGGTTTGTCTGGAAAGTTATGTGAAATATTTTTAGAAGCATTATCTAGCAAAGATGGAACAACAAAAGATTAGATACGATTTGACTCCACAATATGGAATTGAGGAGGTCAACAAAATTCTTACAAGCAAATTAAGTAAGTACCAAGAAAATGAATGGAAGAGAGGTATGAAATGGACAGATGTTCTTTCATCTCTTAAGAAACATTTAAATCAATTTGAACGAGGTATTGATTATACAAACGAGGGACTTTTAGAAATGGCTGAAGTAGCTACTAACGCATTGATATTATGTGAATTCTATCATATATATCCTCAAGGAGATGATAGAGTTATGGCTCCTATCGATAAGCCTATTGTTGGATTAGATCTCGATAATGTAGTATTTGATTTCAACAAAGCTTATGAAGACAAGTTTGGTGTTGCTATGAATCCTTACTGGAATGCAAACTATCAGATGTCTGAACATCTACATGAGTTAGAATCAGATAAAGAGTTTTGGATTAATATTCCTGTATTACATAGACCCTCTTTTGAGGTTGACTATTATGTAACTGCAAGAAATATTCCAACAGAATGGATTCAAGAAAGTTTACAAAAAAATGGTTTACCTTGTGCTCCTGTAATTACAGTACCTTGGAATGCTAGTAAAGTAGAAGCTATTAAAAGCAAAGGAATTACTATTATGATTGACGATTAAAAATATTACTTCAACTGATCCAGTCGTCATTAAATCGCATGAATTGCTGGAAACTCCAGAGATGGACAATCAGCAGCCAAGCACACCTTTAACAAAGTGTGAAGGTTCAACGACTAACTAATGAAACTATGATAAAATATATTTTTAATTATATATGGTATTTAATTCAATTACCTATTTATTTTATACTAATGTGTTGTGTATTTACAATACCATTAGCAGCTATGCTATGGGGATTTGAATTAAAAGGACCAGATAAGCCGCATAGAATATAATTTAGACACGAGCGTGCGACATCTAGAAATGGATGATGATATAGTCTGAACTACAGATATAATCTAAAAATGAAACTGTAGAATTAACAGATAAAGAACTGTTAAGTTAACATAATTGAAATATGATAATTACAAAGAAATTACTAATGCAGGAATATTTTGTTATTTAATGGATGCTCCTCACAATCAGTACTATCAAGTTGGTCATCGTAGAATTTATGACTTAAAAATACCAATTAAGTAATGAATCTTAAAAGTAAAATTGAGCTGGCTCTACATGAAGCCTATGTGCAAGCCTATAAATTAGCTGAACCATCTGCAGATTTTGATAATTTAGTTGAAACTGCAGAAATTATGTCAGATGGCAAGAAGAACATTCATTTTGAAAACTACTTTTTAGATGATGATATTGCAGAAAATATCTTAAATGAAGTAGCTAAGAAATATAAGTTATCTAAATACATGAAAGGCCAGCTTCATATAGCTTATTATTTAGGTTGTAGTCCAGCGACAAAACGCAAGGAAAATGACAATTAACTTAAATGATATAAAACTTAGTCCAGTCTTAGAAAGTGTATATAGAAGTAAAATAAGTGATGCAGAATATTTCTCAAGCTCTTATTCTAATTATATATCAAATTCTAGATTAAAATATATAAATCCTAATCAGGGTGGTAGTCCAAGTTTATATAATAATGGTATAGAAAATAAATCAACTAATTCTTTAGAATTAGGAACAGCTATACATGAATTATTTTTACAACCAGAGTCTTTTAAATTAGGTGATTCATATAATAAACCTACAGCAAAATTAGGTATGGTAATAGATAGTATTATTAAATATAGAAAACAAGGTTATACTATTAGAGAATCTATTACTAAAAGCTGTATTGATATAGATTATTATAAAAATAATTTAAATGAGAGTAGAATCCAAAATATAATAAAATCTGGATTAAATTATTATCAAAACTGCAAAGATTTAATAGAAGGCGATTTAGTAATTTTAAATGATAAACATCGCACAATTTGCAGTAATTGTTTAGAATCGTTATCTAACAATCCTTCAATAGTAAACTTAGTAAGACCTGAAGGTCTTGAAGCTTATAATGAAGATGCTTTGTTCATAGATATTATTGGCGAATATAATAATAGTAAATGTATATTAAAATTAAAAATGAAAGCTGATAATTGGACGATTGATAAAGATAATAAAATAATTACTCTTAATGATTTAAAGACTACGGGTCATTTACTTGAACAATTTATGAATGGAAGTTTTTGGAATTTTCATTATCATAGACAGATGGGAATGTACCTATGGATGTTACTTCAATTCTGTAAAAAAGAATATGGATACACTCCTAAAGACTGGACTTTTCAAGCTAATATTATTGCCGTTGAAACTACAGGCTCTAACAGAGCTAGTGTTTTTAATATTGATTCAGATATACTTAATATAGGTAGATTAGAATTTTGTAGACTTCTAAAAATGGTTGCATATTGTGAAATCAATGGTTATTCTGATGATGTTACATTTATTTAAATATGCGCAAATTAGAAATTCAGGCTTATACCTTAGATGAAGCTAAAATTAATGCTTTTAAACAAGGTATAACTGTAGTACAAGATGCTACCAGAAGCTGAAAAAAATCTGGATCTCCAGTTCTAACTAAAGATATGAATATATTTGCTGCAGATTTTCTTGAACAAAAAGGAATGTTTGATTTTGAAGGTGCTGGTATTATTATTGCTATAAAATCTGGCACTAAAGATACTCGTAAGAAGCCTTATAAAGTTATTAGTTCAAGACGTAAGGGACGTTGTAAGCTTTATCGAACTATTGAAATTCGTTTAAAACGTAATCATGAAGTGATTGGAGAAGCAGTAAACAAAACTGAAGCGTTAAATCTAGCTAAAAGTTTAATTCGTAACTTTCGTGAAAATGTGTATGCAAAAACTGTATACAATACTAAAGATATTGATTTTGAACTTGAATATATGCCTTCTACTAAGGCAGAAAAAGGGCAATATATTGTCTTTGGAGTAGAACAATCTGATGTAAAACTCAGTAAAAGAAAGAATAGAGGGGCAGAGTAATCTGCCTCTTTTATTCTCTTTATATATAAAATTATATATAAATGACTATAGAAGAATGGTTAAATAAAGACGAACTTGCAATAACAATTTGAAATAATAAATATAGATTTGAAAATGAATCATTAGACGCGTGGTTTAAACGAGTAAGTAATAATAATCCTGAAGTCGAAAAACTAATCAGAGAAAAGAAATTTATTTTTGGAGGACGAATTTTAGCAAATAGAGGTTTGAATTCTAAAAATAAAAAAATTACTTATTCGAATTGCTATGTAATTGCTCCTCCACAAGATAATCTTGAATCTATTTTTGAATGTGGATCTAAGCTAGCTCGTACTTTTAGTTATGGAGGTGGATGTGGAATTGATATTTCAAATCTCCGTCCAACAGGATCTAAAGTAAACAATGCAGCAAAAACAACATCTGGTGCAGTCAGTTTTATGGATTTTTATTCATATATTACTGGATTGATTGGGCAGAGTGGCCGCCGCGGAGCATTAATGATCTCAATATCTTGTGATCATCCAGATCTTGAAGAATTTATTGAACTTAAGTCAAATTTAGATAAAGTTACAAAAGCTAATATTTCTGTTAGAGTTAGTGATAACTTTATGAAATCTGTTATTAATGCAGAAACTTTGATTCTTAAGTTTATTACAGATACAGGAGAAGTTATAACTAAAGAAGTTGAAGCTTATCCTATTTTTAGAAAATTAGCAGAGATGAATTGAGATTATGCAGAGCCTGGAATTTTATTCTGGGATGCTATTAAAAATTGAAATCTTCTCTCAAATAACCCTGATTTTTCTTTTGCTGGAGTAAATCCTTGTGCTATGTAAGTGATTGATAATCAAATAATTACGTCAATCTTTGGCTCAAGTAAAAAATTGGGCAAAATCGGTGAATTCTAACCAATTCAAAGAGGTGGAATTTGTTTGTTAACAAATTTATTACTATCTTTGTTGTATGAAAATACCGAGATAACTTCCTAAATTACGAAAGGTTAGGAAGTATTGTAACGCATAGTGAGTGAATAAATATAATCTCACCACGAGTGCCCAATACTAATTTACTATGATAATATATAAAGTAACGAATAAAATTAATAATAAAATTTACATTGGTCAAACTATTAATTCTTTAGAACATAGAAGGAAACAACATGAAAAAGATTGTAGACGAAATAAGTACTATAATAATCGTTTTCATAATGCACTTATTAAGTATGGATTTGATAATTTTATCTGAGAATGCCTTTGTAAATGCGTTTCTATTGAAGAATTAAATAATAAAGAACAGTTTTATATTTCTGAATATAATACAACAGACAAAGCTTTAGGTTATAATTTGAAGTTTGGAGGAAATAATGGAGGTAAATGTTGTGATACTACAAAAGCTAAGATTAGTTTAAGTAGTAAACAAAAATGAACTAATCCTAAAATTGCTTCTAAAATGTTAAATGGCCTTAGAAAAGGAACTGAAACCGTTAAACAAAAAGGTTTAAAAAATTATGTACTTCGTAAATGTATTTATTGTGGCACTGAATTTAAATGTAAACCTTATGATTCTAAAAAGTATTGTAGCCTAAAATGTGCAAATAATGATTCTAAGCATTATTTAATAGGAGTGAAAGCTGCTTCGACAAAGATTCAAGAACAGTATCAAAACTTAATACCTTTAAAAACAAAACAAATTGAAGACTGAGTCAAAAAAAATAAATCGTTGTTGCAGAATGTAAAAATGAATAATTTAACTTTTATTCAAGATTTATGTGGATTTTTAAACGTGAAAGATCATAGAACTGTTGCAAAAATACTTAATGTAAATAATAAGAAAGATTTAGTTACAAAATTAATAGAAATTAGTAAAAATATATGCTAAACTGGTCTGAATTAACAGACGTATCAGGTAACTGTATGGAGGAAACTCCCAGAAATAAAGGATAAAAAGCCTTTATGATAATAAATTGGAAGAACCGCTTCCTGCAGGAGGTAGTTGTTTATTAGGAAGTATAAATCTTGCAGAATTTGTTACAGAATATGAAACGTTTGACTTTGTAGGATTTAAAGATACTGTTAAAAAAGCAGTAGTTGCATTAAATGAAGTACTTGATGAAGGTCTTCCATTACATCCCCTTATTGAACAAAGAGAATCTGTTAAAAATTGGAGACAAATTGGGTTAGGAGTAATGGGGTTAGCAGACATGTTTATAAAACTAGGTATTAAATATGGAAGTGAAGAATCTATTAAATGGATTAATATGATTGGAACAGAAATGATCTTTTCAGCTTTAGAAAGTTCTAATGAACTAACAGTAAGTAAAGGAGCATATCCAATGTTTAATACAAAAGTTGTAGATACACCTTTCTTTCAAGCACTTAATACTAAAGAAAATAACCTCCGATATCAAGAACTAAGAAGTAATATTCTTTTACGAGGATTATGTAATTCTCAGTTATTAACTTGTGCTCCTACAGGTAGTATTGCTACTATGTTAGGAATTTCAACAGGTTGTGAACCCATTTTTGCAACTTCTTATACAAGAAAAACAGAATCTTTAGTTGATAAAGAGAAACTTTATAAAGTATATACTCCAATTATCCAAAATAATTTCATTTCAAAAGGAGTTCCTGAAAATCAACTTCCAGAATATGTAGTAACTTCAGAAAATATTCCTTATATAGAAAGAATCCAAGTTCAAGCTGCTTTACAGAAGTATATTGATGCTTCAATTTCTTCAACAATAAATTTACCTGAATCTGCTACAATCGATGATGTTGAAAGAATTTATAGACTTGCATGGGAATATCATTTAAAAGGTGTAACAGTTTATAGAGCAGGTTGTAAAAGAGGAGCTATTTTATCTAAGAAACCTACAGGAAATAAAGAATTAATGAAACGTCCAGAATCAATTGATGCTAAATTAATTAGATTTAAAAATGGAACTGAAAACTGGATTGCGTTTGTAGGTTTAGTTGATGATAGACCTTATGAAATATTTACAGGAATTAATAATATTGAGGATTTTCCAATTCCCTCAACTATTACTGAAGGTAAAATTATTAAGGTAAAAGATGAATTTGGTAAACGATATGATTTTCAATATGTTGATAAGTATGGATATACAAATCGTTTAGGTGGATTATCTCGAATCTTTAATCAAGAATACTGGAATTATGCTAAATTAATATCTGCTCTATTAAGAGGAGGAATTGAATTAGATAAAGTAGTTAAGATTATTGATGGTATGCACTTTGAGTCTGATACTTTAAATACCTGGAAGAATGGAGTAAAAAGGGCAATAAAAACGTTTATTGTTAATGGAACAGAATCTCACGAACTTTGCCCAGATTGTGGTGACCATCTAATATATGAAGGTGGTTGTACCTTGTGCAAGAGTTGTGGATTCTCAAAATGTATATAATAAAATATTAATAGATTAAAATTTAAAAGATATGAAGACAGAAAGAATCGTTTCCGCTCACGGATTAGAAGGTTATCGTGTAACTGATAGTGGTAAACTTATTGGTAAGAGAAATTGTCAGTTAGTTGGATGCTTAAGTAATGGTTATACTCGATATACTGTTAGAGTAAATAAGAAAACTAAGAGTATTAATGGAGCTCGTGTAGTTTGGGAAAGTTTTTATGGTCCGATTTCTAAAGGCTTTGAGATTGACCACATTAATGGAGATCGAAGTGATAATCGTTTGTCTAATCTTAGAGTAGTAACTCATAAGGAAAATATGGCAAATCCTATTACTCGTGCTAGAATGGGTAAACCTCGTAAGCGTTATTCAGTAAAATATGAAAAAGTATAGTGAAGAATTTCGTGATGCAATGACTGATGTTGAAGTAGTTAATATTTCTAAAAATACTCTTCCAGAGTATACTGAAGAGTGAGATGCTGGTTGTGATGTTAGAGTCGATTTTAACAGAATAACTTCAGATGAACCGCTAAAAACAAAAGGAAATTGCCAATTTCTATTTGAAAACGAAGTTAATCCATTAAAATCTTTTATTCTTGAACCTAGATCTCGAGCAATTATACCTACAGGTTTATTTGTTTGTATTCCAAAAGGATATGAAATACAAGTACGCCCAAGATCTGGTTTAAGTTTTAAAGTTGGTCTTACTTTAATTAATTCTCCAGGTACAATTGATGCAAGATATCGGGACGAAGTAGGTTTACTTGTTGTTAATAATGGTTCTGAACCTGTTGTAATAACAGATGGAGAACGTATTGGACAACTAGTACTTAAGCGTGTTGAATTTATTAACTGGATTGTAAAACGTTCTGTTAAAGAATTCTCTGATCAATCTGATAGAGGTGGAGGAACAGGACATTCTGGAGTAAATTAAAATGATTTTAAACTATGATTTACCAAAATTAGAATCTGAATTACTTTCATTTCAACTAGATTCTAAGCAAAAAGAAGTACTTGAATCAGCTCTAAACTATATTAAAAGTGATATTAAGATTAATTCTGATACTAAACATTTGTGCATATCAGGTAGAGCAGGTACTGGAAAAACTCAAATATGTGCTTTAATTGTGAAGATATTGAAGGATAATAATATTCCATTTTTGGTAATTACTCCTACAAATAAGTCAAAGAACGTAATAGCTTCTGTAGTTGATTCAGAAGCTATTACTGTTCATAGACTATTAAGTTTATCTCCACAAGTTGATATACTTGAATTAGATCTTAAAGAGTTAAACTTTATACAAAAAAATGCTATATATTTACAATATAAAGCAGTTTGGATTATTGATGAATGTAGTATGGTTAATGATAATTTATATAAATTAATTATTGATCAAGCTACTGATCATCAATGTAAAATTATATGGCTTGGAGATGAAAAACAGTTAAGCCCTGTAAGTCAAAAACAAGTATCTAAAACATTTAGAAATTCTACTAAATATACTTTAGATAAAGTATATCGTCAATCTTCAGATTCTCCAATTAGAAAAATATTAGAAACGTTACGTTCTAAGCCAATTAGTAGATTTGAATCTACGCCAGATAGTGATTCTGGATCTTTAAAAGTATACAATAATATTCGAGAAATGTTAGAAGAGCATTGCTATCTATTTAAGGTTGGAATGAATCTTGAAGATCAACATATTATAAAATTAGTCACATATACTAATAAAAGGATTGAAGCTTTAAATCAAATTATTAGACGTTTAGTTTTTAATGATGATGAGGAGTATCATTTTGGAGAGGTCTTAACTGGGTATGATTCTTGTATGTATAAAAATCAAGGTATTATTGAAAACTCATCTGATTATTTAGTTAGAGAAGTTGAAGATACTACATTTCAAGGATTAAAAGCATATAAATTAACTTTATATGATCCTTCTAAAGAGTGTGATATTGAGATTACTATAATTTCAAGATATAATAGTAGTTGTGATATTGCTAATTTAGCAGCTCGAATTGATAATATGAGAGTTAAAGCTGTAAAAAGTAAAAATGGCAAAGATTGGAGAGCTTATTATCAATTTCAAGAAGCGTTTCTTACTCCTTTTGATTTAGTACATGAAGGAAGAGTTATAAAGAGAAAATCTTTAGATTACGGATATTGTATATCTGCACATAAATCACAATCTTCTTCATATTTAGCAGTATTAGTTGATATGGAAAATATTTTGCAATGTACAGATCCTGAGGAATTACGACAATTACAATATGTAGCTTTATCTCGAACTACTAATGATATATATTTATATCAAAGATAATATGACAAATTACTTCTTTAAAAGAGACAATAATAATAAGATTCGAGTAGTTCAACTAAATTTAAATGAACATACTGATATTCAATCGAATGAAAAATTCTATTCAATAACTGGAGAAACTGGCGTATTGAATGGAAAGATGGTTAAACGACCTTTAGTTACTATTGAACAAGGTAAAGTTAAAAGAACTGTTAAAGAGCAAGCCGAATTACAATATAATAGCTTATGTAATAGCTATTTAGATAAAGGGTATAAATCTCAAGAGGAACTTAAAATAAAAGATATAACTGATGAATCAGAAGTGGATTTAAAAGTTCCTAAACAAAATACTGACGCTAAGGGAAATTTAAAGCCTCAACTAGCTTTAAGTTATGAAAAGGTAGACTCTAAGTTACTAGAGAACAAATGATTAGGCAGTAAAAAAATTGATGGAGTAAGATGCCTTCTCTTTATGAAAGACGGAATAATTCAAACTTCTTCTAGAGGAGGTCAAGATTATAATATTGCAGCACACTATATAATTCATGATCCGTTTGTTGAATATGTACTTAAAAATAATCCTAATTATATTTTAGACGGAGAATTATATATTCATGGCAAACCTTTGAGTTATATTAGTGGATTGTGTCGATTAGAAACTCTTGATGATAGACACAAAGATCTAACTTTCCAATGTTATGATATTGTACGAGAGGATTTACCATTTAATCAAAGGTTAAATATTCTTCATTCTATAGAACATAATAGACCTATTGATTCAAAATTAGAAATAGTCTTTCATTCTGAAGTGCAAGGCAAGGATAATATTATAGCTTTACATAACAGGTATGTTGATTTAGGTTATGAAGGATTAGTAATTCGAGATCCTGAGCAAACATATAAATGTGGAGCTAGAGATAAACGTATGCTAAAGATTAAAATGTTCCAAGATGGTGAATTTAAGATTGTAGGTATTACCGATGGTCTTAGAGAGGAAGATTTTGTTTTTAACATGGAAACGAAAGAAGGATATCCATTTGAAGCTAAGCCTATGGGAGATAGAGCTTTAAAGAAGTGATATCGAGAAAATATAGACAAATTAATAGGACAAATGGGTACAGTAAAGTATTTTGGATATACTGCAACAGAAAATGCAGTTCCAAATCTTCCAGTATTCAAAAGTCTACGAGATAAAACTGATTTATAATGAAACTTACATTAAAGCAACTTAAAGATTTAATTTCAAGTTATCGTACTGCTTTAAATGAAGCAGAGAATTTTGAAAGACTAGGTTTTGATATTAGAAGTAGTGAGATGTGGTATTATTTAGAACATGCTCTTGATATAGCTTTAACGTTGTATTTTGGAGAGAATGTTTCTGAAAAAATATGGAATTTTATTTTAAATGATTCTGTAAATGAATTTGCTACTATTGAGGAATTATTTGAATTTGTATCAGATAAATATTCAGAATTAGTTAATAAAGATACAGCACTTACACTTGATCAACTTCAAACATTATTTCCTCAGGAAGAAATGTTTAAGTATTTTGATAAAGTAATTAAAGAACAAACTAAACAAAAAGAAAATGAAACAACCGTTTAACTTATCTCAAGAAAAAATAGATCAGCTTTTTCGACATTGTATATTTAATTTAACTCCAAAGGATATAGGTCATAAACAGATATCCTATTACTCTTCGGATAATACTTATAGATATAAAATTCAATGGACCGAAAAAGATGATAACTTTTATTATTCAGGTTTAAGTAATAAAATTACAGAAAATCTTTTTGAATCAGACAATTTAAAATTCAGAATAATTATATATCGTATTTTTAAAGACGATGTCCTAGGTGAAATTACAAGTAATTCTATAGCACTTAATGTATCTGATTTAGAGTTTGAAGAACTTCAAAAAGTTAAATCAGAAATATATAATATATATAAGGAATTTTATAATGATTTATTAGAAAGTGCTCCTTGTGAACTTTCATCTATTGAAGCACATCCTAGAGTTATAAAACCTAATGAATAAAGAAGAGATTAAGGAATTAAAAGAGAACAAGGATATTAAGTATATTTATAAAATTCCTTGTTCTCTTTTTGAAACTGATCTTTTAGTTATCATTGGAAACATTAAAACCAAATATGATAAAGAAAAACATTGTTTATATTTTTCTTTTGAAGATTGGTTTCAAAGAACTGATTGTGGGGATCTTTTACCATATGTATGTTCTACACTTAATAAAAAAGGAAAGATAAAAGAATATCTTAATGTTTATGTAAAACCTGATTTAGTTAAGTTTAGAAATTATATTATTAAAGATCCTAGTATTACTCCTTTAGAAAAGTATATAGAAGTTAATTGGGCATTACAAATTCTTAGAGAGTTTAAAGTAAATCGTCCAGATGTGTTTTCTAGAGAATCTAATCTTGAAGAACTTATAAAAAATAAGTACCAAAAAGATTTAAGTACTTTTCTAACGGAAGTCCATCCTATGTATATAAAGCAATTTTATGACAAAAAATAAATTAACAATAATTGTAATGGTTGGACCTCCAGCTAGTGGCAAAACTTCGTGGTCTAAAGAGTTCGTGAAGGGAAAGTCTACTTGGATTCGGGTGAATAGGGACGATCTCCGACTTATGTGCGGTGATTATTGGATTCCGTCTCGGGAAAAGTTAATTAATACTCTTGAGGAAACAACTATTACCTCTGCTTTAGAGCAAGGTTATAATGTTATAATTGATGCTACTAATCTTAACTCTAAAACTAGGGCTAAATGGGAAGAAATTGCCTCAAATTTCGATGCAAATATTGAATATAAGGAAATAGTTATTCCATATAAAGAAGCTGTTAAACGGGATAAAAATAGGGATTTACAAGTAGGTGAAGATACAATACGTATATTTTATCGAAAATATTATCCTGAGCTACTAAAACAAGAATTAGACGAAATATAATATGAAATATATACTTATTGAGTGGCCTGAAGTTCAAGAATTAATGAGTTATGATGATTTTGATTGTCATGCGCATCTTGTTAATGATGAAGGTTGAATTGATCAGTATGGCCCTTCTTCATACTTTGTAGAAGAGGATTGATTAAAAAAGTTAAAGAAATGTTAAGAATATATAATATTTATATCCAGATATACAATAAATTGTGTTCACTCAATAATATAGTTTTGCAGGAAAATTTATTGTATTTAACACTAATACTACAATCTTATGTCCACTAGATCTAGAATAGGAATGATAAATCCATATGGTAGTGTTAGTTCAATTTATTGTCATTTTGATGGATATCCAGAAGGTGTTGGGAAAACTCTACATGATAATTGGAATGATATAAATGATATTATTGAACTAATTGCCAATGGAGATATATCTTGTTTAGGAACAGATTTAGATACAACAAGTTTTTATGCAGATGGATCTGGCGCAATTATATCTCCAACTGAAGAAGATTACTATAATTTAGATCCAATAATGATTGAGTATCATTATTTACATAAAAATGGAGAATGGATATGTAAAGAGGTAAACCTTAAGGAACATTTTAATGAAAGCTCGAGTTAAGAATTTTGATGTAGAGGTAGAACCTATGACTAAATATGAATTTTATGATAGAATTAAGAAAATTCAGTTACAACATCCTGAAAATAAATGAGTCAAAGGTTATTATATTAACTGGAATGGATATGAATTCTGGTTAATGGAAGAAAATTTTAATAAATTATACGAAATAATAGAATGTTAATCCGAGGTAAAACTGTATATGTTTATGATATTGAGATATTTCCAAATGTATTTCACTGTACAGTAAAAAATTCTGAAACTAAAGAACGTCTCTTATTTGAAATATCTGAAAGAAGAAATGATTTAACTAAACTTGTTGACTTCTTCTGAACAATTCGAGATCAATCTCAAAAAGAAATTTGAGAGAAAAATTATACTACAGATCTTCAATTTAATACCGATAAGATATTTTGTGGATAAAGCAAGAAATTAAAAATATTAATTGTATCTTTGTACTGTAAACAATAAAACATACAGTATGAAAACTAAAACAAACGATCAATTTATATTTGATGCAAATAAAATTCATTGCAACAGATATAGTTATTCTAAAACTAATTATAAAACAAATAAAGATAAAGTGTGTATTATATGTAATAGGCACGGTGAATTCTGACAAACTCCGTCAAACCATTTAAAAGGGCAAGGTTGTCCAAAATGTGCTCATGAATATGTTAATAATTTAAAAGTTATTAGTACTAAAGAGTATATTAAACGGGCAAATAAAAAGCATAATAATTATTATGATTATTCAAAAACTAATTATAGTGGATTTGATTCTAATGTAATTATTACTTGTCCTATCCATGGAGATTTTACTATTAATGCACATGTTCATGTTAGTAATGGACAAGGCTGTCCAAAGTGTGGGCACGATAATAGAGTAAAGAAAAAATTATCTACAACAAACAAATTTATACAAAAGGCAAAAGTTATTCATAATAATTATTATGATTATTCTAAAGTACAATATATAAATGCTAAAACGAACATTTGTATTATTTGCCCAAAACATGGAGAATTTTTACAAACTCCTAATAAACATTTACAAGGACATAAATGTCAATATTGTAAACAGTCACAAGGAGAAATGTTAGTTACTAGAATATTAACTGAATTAAAAATACCGTTTAAGACAGAAGTATCTTTTAAATCAGACTTATTTAACAGAATCTTTAGAATTGACTTTGTAATTGATTTAGATAAAGAGACGTATTTCATTGAATATAATGGAATGCAACATTATTATATTTCAGAACAATTTGGAGGCAAAGATGCATTTCGAAAGCAGTTAATGCGAGATAAACAATTGAGACTCTTTACTAAAATTAACAATTTTCATTTGTTAGAGATTAAGTATAATATAGACGAAGATACAGTTAAGCAATATATTAAAGATTTCTTAAATGTCCCTGCTAATAATGCAGAAAATCGGGTGAATTGCTGGAAACTCCTAACGTAAAGACGAGGACAATCAGCAGCGAAGCTACAGAAGCACAATAAGTATGTAGAACGTTCAACGACTAATTATTGAGTAGTGCAAACAATAATATAAACACGAGCGCCCGACATCTTTTTAAGATGATGATATAGTCTGAACTATATAGTAATATATAGAATTATGAGATAAAAGCTCATAAGATAACAAAATTGATAATAACTTACATTATGATAATCCAATAATTAATTATATTATTGATTATCATAAAAAAATGGAAACTCTTGATACTTATACAATCTGTACTTCATTATATAAATTGAGTAATGAAATAATTCGTTCTACAGATGGTAATTTTACGTCTTGAAGTAAGTGGAAATATAAAATCTATTTTGAAACTCTTGATTTACTTACAATGTTATATTCTCAAAAATTGCGAGTAGGGTTAAAAGAAATGCAAGTAACCATGCAGTTTCGTAACGTTCAAGAGTATGAAGGAGACTTCCAAGCTTGACTTCCTGCATCTGAAATTCCTAATATGATAGAATATAATATTAATGATGTTGATTCTACTGAGGAATTATTAAATCGATGTAAAAAGGATATAGAATTACGATTAGCTATCGAAGATGAATATGGAGTAAAAGTATTAAATAAAGATGGTGTAAACATTGGAATGAAGATCATTACTCAAAAATATCTTGAGAAAACAGGTCAAACTTGAAATCAAATCAAAGATTTACGTTCTCCTTGTGATATGATTGATCTAAATAAAGTTATTCTTCCAATTGTTAAATTTGATACGCCAATTCTCCAAGAAGTTCTAAAGGATATGAAAAGACAAACTGTTTCTCCAGGTAGAAAAGGTTATGAAAAACATTTTATATTAGATGGATTAGAATATTGTGTTGGAGTAGGTGGTATACATACAGTAAATAAACCTGAAGAAATTATACCTTCTAACGATCAGATACTCAGTGATGTAGATGTTGCGTTAATGTAGTGGCGCAAGTAAAACGCGGTTAATTGCGGGAACTTAATTTAGCTTATTAATACTGCAACTAGTAGTAATATATAGTGTAGCACATAAGATAACGCTTATGGGAAAGTAAAAACTTAATAAGTATTATAATCCGCAGCCAAGGGTCCTTATAGGATCAAGGTTCACAGACTATCTCGAAAGAGAGTAGGATAAAACCTTATAAGGTTTTATTCGAAACGCCGCGAATTTTTATAAATCTAATTTGGTTATATCCATTTGTTTTATTATGTTTGCAAAAAAAATTAAATAATATGAAAGCAAACATAAGTGATAAATTTAAATGTGGGATTTATTGTATTAAGAATACAGTAAATAATAAAATATATGTTGGAAAATCTATTAATATTTATAAAAGAATAAAACAGCATATTACACAATTAAATCATAAGTCAAAAGATGAAAACTATCATTTAATCCAAGCATGACATAAATATGGTAGAAATTCATTTACTTATGAGGTTTTAGAGTATTTAGAATTTGAAAAGTATGACGATAACGGTGTTAATCAGCAGTTAAAATTACTTGCAGATCGAGAACTATTCTGAATTCAAAAATTAAATACTTTAGATAGAGATATTGGATATAATATGAGATTAGACTCTAATACAAAATGTTTAGTATTAGAAGAAACTCGTGAACGATGTAGAAAGGCTCAAATTGAACGATTTAAGAATCCAGACGAAAGAGCAAAAATTGGAGCAAAAAGTAAAGAAATATGAACTAATTCTGGACTTAAAAAACAAATGGCTAGAAATTGTGCTCTTGCTAATCGTAAATATAGAATTGGGCAATTTGATAAAAATGATAATTTAATAAAAATTTATGAGGTAGTTGGAGATATTCAATTAGAATATCCTAACTTTTATTTACAAGCGATAAAAGGTTGTTGTCAAGGTACAAAAGCCTCATATAAGGGATTTAAATGACATTATATTGAGTTGAACTCAGAACAAATTAGATATAAAAATTAAGATATAGTCGAAAATAAAAGGATATGCACTATATCCTAGTATGATTATAGAACATAAGTTTTATCCCCAACATTTAGGTAAAGAGTTCCTTGAAGTTTACTCTCAAATTAAAGATGAACGTATTGAAGCAAAACATAATGGTAATAAAATTAAAAATGAAACATTAAAACTTGCGTTAAATGGATTATCTGGAAATCTACAAAATGAACACAACTTTTGTTATTCTCCATTTACTGTTATGCAGATTCGTATTAATGGACAGTTATTATTATTAATGTTAGCTGAGAAGTTTATCAGTATTGGATGTACTATAGTTCAGGCAAATACAGATGGTTTATTTGTATTAAGACCAAGAGATAAAGAAATTGAGTTTCAAAACATTTGTAGAGAGTGGGAAAAGTTAACAAGGTTAACCTTAGAGGAAGATCGTTTTGAAGCTATGTATCAATATGCAATTAATGATTATCTTGCAGTAAAAGAAGGTTATTCTGAAACAAAAGATCCTAAGTTACTGAAAAAGAAAGGAATGTTTATAGATGAAGTTAAACTTGGAAAAGGAATGGATGCTATGATTATTCCTGAATCTGTTAATAAATGTTTAGTAGATAAAGTCCCTGTTGAAGAAACAATTAGAAATTGTAAGGACATTAATAAGTTTATTACCTATCAGAAAGTAAGCAGAGATTATTCAGTTGAATATGATGGTAAATTAATTCAAAGAATTAATAGATATTATATTTCTAATGATGGACCATGGTTATATAAATGTAAGGTAGATTCTAATAATCACCGATCAAATTATATTAAACTATTAACTGATTCTGGAGTTACTATTATGAATACTATTGAAAAAGATCAACCAATTCCAAGTAATATTAACTATAGATTTTATATATCAGCCGCTAATAAAATTGTTAGTTTCTTTAAAAATAAACAATTAACTTTATTCTAAAATAAATTATTATGGTAAAACTATTAAAATTCGGGGCTAATTGATGCGCACCTTGTCGTTCTTTAGTACCTATTCTTGAAGAACTCAAAGATAAAGTAGTAATAGAAGACATCGATGTGGATGAAGTAGACCCTGTTGTACTTACAAATTATAAGATTAGAAATATTCCAGTATTGATTATTACTAAAGATAATGTAGAAGTTTGGCGTCATGTAGGAAGTATCTCTAAAGTAGATCTTGAAAATAAGCTTAAAGAATATGAGACTAATTAAACCATCTATAGAAATACTTGAACAAGGCTCAGGAATTCAAGGAATATATAAGCAAATTGAGAGAGCAGGGAGAACATGCTATAAATCAGAGGATCATATTACAGAAGACTCAGCAGAGAAATTTGTTAATATGATTAAGGATAGACAGCATACTGCTATGCTTGAACATGGCACTGTATATCTTTATATTCATAAGGATCATGCTTACAATGTAATAGGTGATAATTGGGTAACTGAACAATACCTTTCTAATTCTTACTCAGTTATTAATACAGATTCTTATGGTAATTATCATATCACAACTAATTACAGAGTTTTATATGAAAATGACTGGCTTGACGATTTAAAATATCTCTGTGAACCTACTGAATATCATGAAAAACGAATTACAGTAAAGTTTATTTGTGATCGTGGTGTATCTCATGAGTTTGTAAGACATAGAGTATTCTCTTTTGCTCAGGAATCTACCCGTCAAGAAACAATGGCGGCTTAAATAAGTAATTATTTATGCATAACCCAGTGAATTGCTGGAAGGCTAAAATTTATTAAACTTTTCTACAAGTTTGGATATATCCAAATTTATCATTAACTTTGTTACAGTAATAAATATAAAATTTTTAAGCTATGAGAAAAATGGATATTAACGTAGGTGATAAATTTGGAGATTGGACTGTAACAAATATAAATGTTCTATCAAAGAATAAAAGTAGATATGTATTATGTCAGTGTAAATGTGGCTATATGGGAGAAGTTAATGCCTCAGCCCTTAGAACTGGAAGGAGTTCTAGCTGTAAATCCTGTGCCAAAAGGAAAAATACCACAATTTTAAAAGTAGGAAGTAAATACAAACATTGGACTATACTAGAAGGTCCAATATACAAAAATTCTACTGCTTATTACAAAGTTAGATGTGATTGTGGGACTGAAACCTATAAGTTACCTATAGAACTTCTTTATAAAGATAGGGACTTTCAATGTGAAAAATGTGCTCATAAAGAGAATATGGAAAATATTAGAAAGAAAAATGGAGAAGTTGGAGAACTTACTAAAACTAAATATACTAGGCTTAAGAGGTCTGCTGAAAAGAGAGCTTATGTTTTTGAGGTTTCTATAGAATACTTATGGAATCTATTTCAAGAACAAAAACAAATTTGTGCTATTACTGGGGATTATATCCCTAATATAGAAGAAGCTTCTCTTGATAGAATAGACTCCTCTAAAGGGTATATTGAAGGTAATGTTCAATGGGTAACTTATCAAGCTAACTTAAGTAAACATGTTATGACAATGGAACAATTATACGAGTTTTGTAGAAAAGTATTAAATCATGCTAATCAGCAGCCAAGCCAGAGGTTAACAACTCTGGAAGGTTCAGAGACTAATTGATGAAACTATGTCTAAAATAATTTTTGAATGTCCTGTATTGCAGGAATTTTGGGACAAATATATAGCCAATAGAGATTGGAATAAAACTTGTAAAGAGATTAGTACAATTCTTGATGGCTTAGAGTATTTTAGTGTAGAATATAATTCAAACACGAGTGCTGGACATCCTTTATAGGATGATGATATAGTCCGATACTCTTCTGAAAAGAAGAGAGTTAAGGATAAAGAGCCTTAATGTAACAAATGTATTGTAACTATAGTAAAGATAAGTTTGGAAAAGAACTTACTTTTATCATCCCATGTTGGTTAGATATCCCAGAAGGTCAAAGTTATTGATATGATGGTCTTGGATATCGTGTAGGAGCTGATATACACAATCAGAACTTTGGGCACATTAAAAAATCTTCAAATTACAATAGTTTTTTAAGTGCATTAGAAAACGCAGAAAAGCTTTATTTACATTTACTAAATGAAGGTTGGACCCCTCAACAAGCTCGTTCAGTACTTCCTAATTCTCTTAAAACAGAACTAGTTATGACTGGAACGATTGAACAATGGAAAGAATTCTTTAAGTTACGTAGTCCATTATACGGAGCAACAGGAGCTCATCCTCAAGCAGCAGAACTAGCAGATAAACTGTATATACAGTTTAAGGAGAAAAATTATATTTAAAATGAGCCATTATAAAGAAACAGTACAGTATGATCATATAGATGAAGAACAAGAACATTCTTTTAGACATCTTTATGCAGATTGAAATTCTAAAACAAATACTGTAACTGTATGAAATAAAGAAGGTATAGTTATATATAGTGGATACGATGATGAAGCTAAAGCTTTAGGTTGTTTATTATCTAATATTAGATGTCAAAAAATCGATAAATTTCCACATGAAGATTAAAAAATTTAAGATATGCAACTCATTAAAGCATGTAAAGAATTAATGATTAGAGAGCCCTTTTATGGGCTCTTTCTTCTTAATTTAAATAAAGAAATATCTGATACATATGTAGATACAGCTTGTGTTTCTAGAAATGGAGTAAATTCTAAACTAGTTATAAATCCTAATTACTGAGATAAATTAACTGACAATCAGCAGTTAGGTTTATTAAAACATGAGCTAATTCATATATGTTTTAACCACATGTTTATTGAATCAGAACTTCGAATTAGTGACCACAAACTATTCAATATTGCTTGCGATTTAGTTTGTGATCAATATATAAAAGATGTTCCTGATAATATGTGGGATCAACTAAAAGATAAATATCCTGATTTAGTAAAAAACTTAGAAAAGGACAAAGGTGCAAAATATTATTATGAAGAGCTAATAAAATATGCACAGAAAAATTCTCAGTCTGGACAGAAAGGGCCAGGTAATGGGAATAGAGGCACAACACAAGGTCTTGATGGAATTAGCGGAGGAGCTGATGATCATAAGTCTTGGAAAGAATATCAGAATCTTGATGAAGCAGGAAAAAAACTAATGCAAAATCAAACTGAGCATCAATTAAAAGAAGCAGCTACAGCTACTACTAAAAGTAGAGGTAGTATTCCAAGAGAATTTCAATCAATAATTGATGCATTATTTAAAGTAGATCCTCCTATATTTAATTGGAAAATGTATTTCCGAAGATTATTAGGAAATTCATTCAAAACTTATACAAAAAAATCTCTTCGAAAAGAGTCTAATAGATTTGTTGGAAGTGCAGGAATTAAAGTAAAGCATAAACAACACATCCTTGTTGGAATTGATACATCTGGATCTGTAAGTGATTCAGAATTACAAGATTTTTTTAGTGAGATCTATCACATATATAAAACTGGGTCTATGGTAACTATTGTAGAATGTGATGCCGATATTCATAAAATATACGAATATAAAGGAAAGTTTGATGGAAAAATTACAGGTAGAGGAGGAACTGACTTCAAGCCTGTAGTAGATTATTATAATGCTAATCTAAATAAATATACTACTTTAGTATTTTTTACGGATGGTTATGCTCCATTAGACACATTCAAACCTATGCGACAAATGATGTGGGTTATTACAAGTAATGGGTATAAAACCCAAAAATATCCAGGACATACTATTTTTATACCATAAAATATGAAGAAAAATATAAATACAATTAATATTGAAGAATTAAAAACGTTAGCTAGTTATATTATTGATAATAATAAACGATTATATAATGAGCATAAAAAGACTACTGCAATTGAAGTAGTAGGTGAATCTGGTTTAGGTAAAACTTCTGCTATCATTCAGTTAGCTCAAGAAAGAGGAATGGACTGTATTAAACTTAATCTTTCTCAGTTAGAGGAATTAGGTGATCTTATTGGTTTTCCAATTAAAGAGTATTATGTTTGCACAGAGCGTCCTCGACTTGATGATGATGGAATGCCTGTTGTAGAAAATGAAATAGTGATTAAGGATGAGGAATGTCTCTGGGTATCTGCAGATGTACTGGATTCTTATATTGCAGAGGGTTATAGAATTAAAGATAATATATCTCGAATGGGATATGCTCTTCCTGCATGGGTTCCTACTTCGCAAAATGAAAATGGTACAATTCTAATTCTTGATGACTTTAATCGTGCGGATTAAAAAATATATTGTAAAGTTTTGTTTCCCTGAATAAATTTAGTATCTTTGATATAAATTTAAAAATATGGAAAAACTAACATTACAAAAGATTAAAGTTTATAAAAAAGTTTGTGGAATTTATAAAATAAAGATCCACGATAAAGAATATATAGGAAGTTCAAAAAATATTCAGCATAGATTAAGACAACATCTAATTACTTTAAAACAAAATAAACATCACAATCATACTATGCAAAATTTGTATAACAAGTATGGCATTGATAATATTTATTTTGAAGTTATAGAAACTTGTCTTGAGGAAAATAGAATTAGTAGAGAAAAATACTATATAAATAGTATTAAACCTTATATAAATCATATTTTAGACCCTGAGAATATCATTAGAGATAAAGAATATAAACATAGAATAAGTATCTCTAAAAAGAAATATTATGAGACACATTCTCCAGTTAATATAAAAATGGTATATCAGTATAGTTTAGAAGGAAAATATCTTCAAAGTTATAAATCGATAACAGATGCAGCTATATCTACTAACCAAGATACTACTGCAATATGTAGTGTATGTAATAATCGTAGTTATACTGCTGGTGGATATAGATGATCATTTGAATTAAAAGAAAATCTTTCTAAACTAAAAAAGAAATATAAGAAAATACCTGTTATTCAATATTCACTTGATAATGTTTTTATTAAAGAGTGAGATTCTAAAACAGATGCTGAAAAAGAACTAAAAATTTGTAATATATCTCGCGCTATAAGAAAAAATCTTACTGCAGGAGGATATAAATGAAAGTATAAAATCTAGAGGTCCGCATAAAATAGCGTGAATTGCTGGAAAAGCCTGAGGAGGTCAATCAGCAGCTAAGCTAATTAGTAATAATTAGAAAGTTCAACGACTAGTACATGGAGTCCAGGAATGGATAGTAAAGTACCACGAGTGCGCTACACTATTTATATAGTGATGATATAGTCTGAACTACGTTATAACCTAAGAAAAGACGTAGAAGTATAGGATAAAGAGCCTATACGATAACAATAATGCCTAGATTTATACAAGCTACCATGGAGTTGGTGGACAGAGGCGAATATATAAGTTGGTCATTACCTCCTAATTGTACTATTATATTAACTTCTAATCCAGATAATGGAGATTATAACGTTAACTCTATGGATAATGCTCAAAAGACTCGGTACATTAGTTTTGAATTAGTTTTCGATAAAGATGTATGGGCTCGTTGGGCAGAAAAGGAAGGAATTGATGGACGTTTTATCAATTTCGTTCTTTCTTATCCTGAAATTATGAAGAAGGAAGGTGGAGTTCAGAAAGTTAACCCACGAAGTTTAGTAACTTTTGCAAATACTATTTCAGGTTTTAAAGATTGGTCTGATACTAATACTTTAGGTTTAATTCTTAATATTGCTCAAGGATGTTTTACATCTGAAGAAAACGTTATTGGAAACTTATTTACTACATTTATTGCTAATAAGTTAGATAAATTAATGGACCCAGATACAATGTTAAATAAAGATTGGGATTATGTTAAAGGAGAATTAGCAAAACAAGTATATGATGGTACTAACTATCGTGCAGATATTGCTGCAGTTTTAACAACTCGATTCTGTAATTTTGTAAATCTATATTTTGATACAAAAGGTAGTAAAACAGAAGTAGCTGTTGATAGAATTCTTAAAATTATTGAGCATGATAAGATGTTATTTTCTGAGGATTTGATTTTCAGTTTAATTAAAACTCTCCAAAAAAATCATCCTACAAGATGTAATAAATTATTATTGAATCCTAAAGTAGCTAGAAAGTTAATATAATATGTTATTTAATTTAAGTAATACAAAATTAAGAATAGTTGTTTGCGACTATTATAGAAGACAAGGAAATCGTAGTAACAGTTCCTATTATAGTAATAACATAAGTAATACTTGTCTTGCAGATATGATTGTTGTTTATGATATTAATGGGAGTAAAAAACATATTGGAGACGATTGTTATTATACTAGTCCTTTTTGTGCAGAAAAAGTATTTGGTATGTATTTAGGAGATAATGATAGTATAGAAACTATCGTTTCTTCTAAAACTTTAACAAGTCTAACTGGAGTAAAAAGAGTATATTTTGATCCTAAATCTAAGTATCCTCGATTTAAACTAAGCGAAGCTACTACTATAAAACGTAGTTTAACTGCTGCAAAAGCAGATGTTTGTATACTGCCAAAAGTACAATATGATACATATAAACCTCAGTATAGTTCAGGAGGTGCTCCAAGAGATAAAAATATTAAATTATATTATTCTCCATCAGAAGATACTTATTATCTAATTGATCATAAACCTGGAGCTTGTTATCAAAGTAGCAGTAGTAAAGACTTAAACAACTTTATTAATAAAGCGATAAATACTAGCTCTTCAGATCCTCTTGAACAGTTTGCTTCAGCAGTAATGGCTGAGGGAATTATTCCTGCAGACTGTACATTATTTTATTCAGGTAAATGCTGTTTCTTTACAGATAATTCAGAATATGAGCAAGTTAATAATATTTTAAATAATTATATGAAAGTAATATATGATACAGAATTAGATAAATTTGTAAGTAATAATTTATCTAATCTTACAGAGGACGATCTTAAATCTTTATCTGGAATGTTAGGCTCTCAAGATCCTACTGTTGTAGGTATGGGTATTAAATTACTCTCTGGATATAATATTCCAGATTCAGCTTGTTCTGTAGGTATTCTACTTATGAGTAACTGGAATACTATTACAAGTAATTCTGCTTTTAAAAGTGTAGGATTTCAACAAATTTTAAATACATTAGGAATTTCTGAAAGAGAGGTTTATAGTGGCATTACTGATAATATTATAAATAAACTTTATAAAAGTAGTACAAATGATGCAGATAAAGAAAAGGCTAGAAAGATAGTTATAGACAAACTCAAGAAAAGTTTTGAAAAGAAATGGGCTGAACATAAGTCGCAACTTGATGCTATACCTATGAACTTCGATTTTACATTAGAATAAGTGAAAAATATAATAGCTATTCAAGGTTTTAAAGGAAGTGGAAAAGATGAAGTTGCTAAATATCTAAACTATTTATTAAATACTCCAACTTGTTTACATTCTTATAATATTGCTTCTGCATTAAATTTTACTCCTGTACCGTTTATGATTTCAAAGCATTGAAAGATAGTACATTATGCAGATAAATTAAAAGAAATGTTATCTATCATGATGAATGTAGATAAGAGCAAGTTTGATGATAGAGAATTTAAAGAATATTATCATTTTGATTTTCAGAAGTTTTTACTTTACGATAGTAGAGTAAAAACTTTTGGAAACGAACCCACAGATAAAGTCTTTGCTAGAGAATTAAAAAAAGAAAATAGAAATTTAGCTATAGAATATAATTTATCTATTAGACAAATATTACAATATTTTGGTACAGATATAATGCGTAAATATTTTGGAGATAAATTATGGATATATTCAACGCTTCAAAGTGGAAATAAAAGTAATATTATAATTGCAGACCAAAGATTTGCAATTGAAAATGAAGTAGTAAAAGAATATAATGCCTTTATTATTCATGTAACAAGAAAAGGTTGTAGTATAGGTTTACATTCTTCAGAAAGAGAGCTAGATACTCTTTATAAAAAACATAAATTTGATATATCATTAGTAAATAATGGTACATTAAAAGAATTATTTAATAAATGTAAAAATATTGTATATGGCTACTGAAATTAAGTTTTGTAAAAACTGCGCAGATAATAAAATTACACATGAGTTTCAAGATGAAAAATACGGAAAATTTATTCGTGTTTTTAATATTGGAGAAAAGTCAGGTACTTCTACTTGCACTATTTGTAATAGTGGTAAAAAGGCTAAAAAGTAATGAATAAAATTATATATAAATATCCTCTAGAATTTACTAATCCTCAAACGATTAAGTTGCCTAGTAGTGCAGAAATTTTATATGTTGATAGCCAAAGAAATATTCCTACTATTTGAGCTATAATAGATAAGGATGATAAAACAACAATGGAAGTTGATGTTTATATAATTGGTACTGGACAAACTTTTGATGCTAGTAATAAATTATATGTTGGCTCGTGTATGACCGAAAATGGAATCTTTGTTTGGCATATATTTATTGATTACTCTAAGAGCGAAAATATAATATTGCCAGGTGTTAATCTTTAAAAATAAATTGTTTTACTTCTATGAAAAATCCCCTTACTTGCTTAATTGCGAGTAAGGGGATTTTCTTTTGCCTCTATCTGCTTATGCGGATAGAGGTTATTTTTTTTAATCTAATTTATCTCCGATATATTTAAGATCACTCATAAATCCAAATGTACTTGTAGCTCCTTCTCAGAGATTTTTATCTCCAGTAATAACAGCTGTACTTTGATTTACAATATTCTTAATAATAGAGTATGCAGGTGGGTTTAAGTCTCCTGCAAATTGTGCAACAATATTCTGAATTGGGCCATCTTGGAATGATGTATATAAAGCCATAGCTCCTAAGTGTCCTAATGCTCCTAATTCTTCTTTAGTTTCTCCTGATAGAAAAACTGCATATATCATCCACATTATTAGACTCATAAATATTAAATCAGTCAAGAATAAATAAAAATTAGCCTTTTTAGTTGGATTAGCTCATAATGCTTTAAATTCATTATAATCCATTTTACCTATAGCTTTTAGAAAATCAATCATAGAATAAGCAATACCTTCAATAAATCTTCCTTGCCATTCTACATAAGGAGTAGCTGTTTCTCCTTCTTTTACATTTGTTTCAAGATCAACTCTTGTAGTAGGTAACCCATTTTCTCCTGTTGATTGAATCATTACATAACGAACTCCATTTTCATCAAATTTTTCTACAAACTTACCTTGATCATAAGTTCCAGGTTTAAGAATCCATTGTTCAAGTTTAGCAGAAAGGAATGTACGGAATTGTAGCATCATAGCTCCCATGAACATACTTTTAGCAAGCATCTGAGTATTTTTATCATAGTGTCCAAAACAAAGTTCTGCAAAAGATTTAATACTAGTTGCTTCTCTAACAGTATAGGCTCTAGGTAACGGCTGTCCTTTTTCAATATTTCACCCTTCTTGATTAAATTGCTGTCTATAAGCTTCATATAATCCTTCTTGTTTTTTATAGGCTTCAGAATTTACATCAGCTCCTGCAGCAGTAAATACGTCAAAACGTTTATCCTTTTTAAAGTCATATACTAATTCATCATCTGAATTTAAACTATATGCTTCTCAGCATCCATCATGAATCATTTTTGCAATTAATAAGCCCATTCTATGATATACATCAGGAGCTCTATTACAAACATATAACATATCAGAATTAAAGTTCTTAATACCATTACGAGATTGACTGAGTTCTTTTTGAACTATGTCGGCGTCCATATTAGCCATACCAAAGTCTGCATTTAAAGCTTCAACTTTTGTTAAAGTAGCAATACGCTTTGGACTATCTTTAAAGATAATTCCTCAAGCTTCAGCTAAATCCTTTCCAGAAAATTGATCTTTTCCATAAGCATTTGTCATAGCTCTACTAATATGAATTCACATACCTTGCATCATTTCTCGAAGTCCAGATCTTAAGTTAAGACCTAAAGCAGTAGCAGTAGTAAATTTCTTAATTGCAGCTAAAGTTTTATAAACAGGTTGTAAACCTTTATCCATAATAGGTTTATTATAGATATTAACTGTTAGATACTTATCAAGAAATTCAAGTAAGTTTTCTGCTTCTTGTCCATACATTGCTTGATTATACTGTAATGCTATTTTAATTCCTTGAATTTGAGGAATAATATCATTGTATTCTGCTTCTGCAACATATGCATGAATATAGCTTCTTAATAAATCTTCGAGTTGAGTTTCAAGACTATTTATTCCATGATTTGATATAATTTGCTCTCGGGTATCATTTCCAATTTTAAATTTGTTATATACTCTTTGCGCATCTTTAGCAAGATCAAAATCCTTCATTTGTTCCTCAAACAGCCTTAACATATTAGTAACTTCTTGATACTCCATTTTAAGACCTTCTTTAAAACCTTTATTATGGAATTGAGACTTCATAGAACCAATAGCTACAGGAACTTGATAATAAGTTCCATCTTCTATTGCTTGTTGATAACGTCCAGGATTTCCTTCAAAACGAAGTTGGTTTACAATTTCTGTAAATGTTTTTATTAATGCTTTTTCTTCTTTAGCTAAAGAACTATCATTAACGTCTTTTAACATAAACTCTTTTGTAATATTACCATTTTCGTCTCTTCTAAATAGATTATCAAAATATTTTACTTCTCCACCTATTAAACGATTTTGATCTTTAAATTTATAAAATTCCTTAAATACTTTTCTAATCTTAGAATCCCAAGCTAATTCTTGTCGACGTATCTTAGTCTCTGTTACCGCAACTATTCGTCCAACTTCTTGAGCTGTTAATGAAGGAGAATTATTAATACTTGTAATATTAGTTCCTGCGTGAAAACTACCTGTTACACTAACTCATTTTGCAGGATCTGGTTCAATATAAACTTCATATCCTCTTACTTTGTTAAGAGCTTTTCCAAGTAACATATAGGAAGTTTGTAAAGGATCATCAAAATTTCATTGCCCAGTATGTATTGCTTTACGCAATCCCTGAGCGTTATCTAGTTTCCTAAGTTCTTCCATTCTATTTTTTAGAAATTCTCCACCTTTAATAACATCATCAGCACTAAATGTAACAGCTCAATTTCCAATATGTTTTAGTTTTTCAGGACCGCATATATCAGTAATTGTACTTACTACAGATTCCAGAGTTGAACTAAAATTTGATCTTTTAAGATTTATAGGAACATTATGTATTCTACATAATTCTACAAAGTTATCATATAACTTATCAAAATATTGCTCTGAACCAGTTTGTTGCCAAATATTAATGCTTTCAATTTTATTAATTCGATAATTTTCATATTTAATAGCATCGCTATTTAGTAATGCCATTACTTTAATTAAGTCAATATTTCCGTTTGTCGCAGACATTATTTTATGTTCATCAACATCTCGATTAGCTATTGTTGAACCTAAAATATTTGTTCCCTTTTCAAGTTTAACTGTTTGATGAGTAACATTATTTGTAATAGATACTATTTCTAATACTTTATTTTTTGTAAATACTAATAAACCTGCGGAAATAAATGATGGATTATTTTCAAATTGCCATTCTCCTTCAATATATTTTTCAATATGCCTACGTAAAAAGTCTCCTTTATATGGATTATCTTTTGCAATATCACTAATATCCATTGATCCCTGTTGAACATTAATAATGTCCTGAGCAATATCAGCTAACTCATTTCCACGTCGCTCATTAATACTTTTTATATAGTCCTCTAACTTTTTATCAAGTTCTTCTTCCGTTTGAGCATATTCTCACCTACTTTTTACAGAATCTTTAGGTTTATATTCATTTCAGAATCTATATTTTCCATATCCTGCTTCAGGAGCAGAAGAACTAATATATTGAACGATTTTTTCTTTATAAAACTTAAAGTTTGCGTTCTTTCTTTGAACTTTTGAAGATAGTTCATAATTAGGAAAGAACTTACTCATAGGTTCTTCAATAGTTTTAATGATATCAAATGAATCTGTTAAACGTCTAATAGGAATAATTTCTCTAACTCTATCATAATATTTTCCAATTGTATTAGATGGATTTACTATAATATTATCAGAATCAATGTATACACCTGATAAATTATCAATTTGAGATAAATTATCATTTCCTGAATTATCTTTTTTATAATCAATATCAAGTTTAACAGGAATAATTCCTACTGTAGCTACATTAATACCTTGTTGTTCTAACATAGCTTTATAGAAGTTTAACTGATATGCTGCACCTAATTTTTTAGTAGAAGCTCATACATTGTTTAATAATGCATTTCTAGTTTCATCTCAAGCTCCTACTGCTTTTCGAGATACTTTAAAATCTCGAATATGAGCATTACCATTTTTATCTATAATTAATAAGTCAATTCTACCATTAATTGAATTTAATCCTGCTGCTTTATAAGGTTCAGCTATATCTTCAGAAACAATTGGTATTTCAGTAATAAATTTACAGTCTCTTCCAAATTTTTCTTTAGTGTCTTCTATAAAATCTCTTAATTGGTTTTGTAATAACAATACTTGCTCTTCATTTAATAATTTTGGAGTATATTCTATTTCAGGATTAATTACAGATTCAAAAAGTTTATGTACTTCTGTACCATAATCGGTTAGTTGAGTTCAACTCTTTTGTAGATCCTCCAAATATTTATCTGCTTCGTTCGAAGTCATGCCTTTTTTCATTAGTCTTTCTTTTTCTCTTTTCAGATACTCTTCAAGATTAAATTTTGTAACTAATACTTTAGCTAAATCGAAAGGATCTCCATAGGTTGTAAGGAACTTAGTAACACCCATTGATTTATCTAATTTTAGAGCAATTTCCTTTTCTCCGTCTTCATTTGTTATTTCAAACTCTGTAGCAAGTGATTTATATTTTTTTATAGCTTCACTTATTTTGTCTACAGTGACTTGTTGTTGATCTACTTGTAGTGTTGCATCAACATTATCAACTACTATATTTTGAGCGTAGTTGTCAAGAAACGTGTCCAACTCCATTTCGGAGTTGAACACTTTCTTTTCACCGTTTATCGTAATTTCGTATGTACAATTTCTTGCCATTATTTACAATCTTCTTTTATAATATCATCATTCATTAATTTATTCTTGATTGTAGCTACTTTTTGACTAAGTTTATAGTTTTCATGAATAAAACTATCATAGAATGGCATAATTTCTCCACTATTAATAATAGCTTTAAGTTCAGGATTAGCAATTGAAAGAATTTCATCTATAATTTCTAATTCTACATCAGATTTAATATGTCCATTATAATAATCTGTAATCATAGTTGCTAAAACTTCTTCATCAAAGTCAGATCCTTTCTTATTTTTATAATAAGGATTTTGTCGCATTCTATTTCATAATTCAGTATCCTGTATATTACCTAAAATCTTATAATAAGACTCGGCATACATATTTCTGGCATCTGCTAAATATAGATGTGAGAACTCATGAATTAGAGTATCATCTGTAGCTCTATCAATATTAATATAAATTATTCCTTCTTTAATAAATCCTTTTGCGTTTTTAATTGCAGTATCTTCATTAATTACATCCTGATCTGTTACTAATCTTACATTTTGTAAAGAATTTACATTTTTTACTAATTCTGTAATCTTAGTAGACATTGGAGTTTTTAAGTCATAGAATTTGGTTGGTCCATTATTAAATAAAGTAAGTTGATTTGGATCAGTTCTAACAAAAGCTCCTGAATTAAAGATAATATATTTTAGAGTTCTAGATATAAGATTTTTAGAAGATGTATTAGTATTATTAAACTCGTCTACTAATATGTTATGTTCACCTATTAGTTTATTAGTTACAGCATACATTCTTTGATCATATCCTTCATCAAATAACTCTGCTACACTTTCAGCTATACCTCATTCCGTAGAATAGTCAAAATCAATGTAAGAAACAACTTCTTCATTATTTTTATCTGCTTTTGTTTCTGCAACTTCAATAATTTTAGCAATTTTTAAAGCTTCTTCAACAGATATGTCTGTTTTAGGAATATTGAATCTTACTTGTCTATACTGTTCATTTCCATCAGATACTAATATTGGTTTAGTAGTGTCTGTAGTTGAATCATTATAATCTCTATCTAAAGAAGTGTTTTCTTCAGATTTAAATCCAATGGTTTCAACATTTTCATTTGCTGCATTAATAAGTACTGCTTCTGCTCTTTCTGCCATACTATCATTTGGATCTCGTTTTAGGAATGTATTAGCAAGTTCTTGTGGATTTTGTTGGTCAATTCAATTATTATAATCAACAACTCATAATGAATTATCTCCACTTGCTACTAAGTCCTCAAACAAACGAGTTAATGAAGCCTGTCCAAAACCATCTTTATTAACAATTAAGTTATATAAATAGAAGGCATTAACAGGATTTAGAGCTCCAAATTCAGGAATCGTAACTTTATTTAAACTATTAAAATCTCGTAAGATTTGTTCATAAAGAGCTTTAGTCTTTTGACTATTATCTATCTGCATCATATTAAATGGAAGTTTATAAAAACCTCTTTCCTTACCTTCTGAATCAGTTTTTAATCCAAAGCATAAATATTTAATAAATGCATTATCAGGTAATTTTTCTTTAAGTGTAGGAATAATATAATCCTCAATATACATTCTAAATGAATCAATATTATCCTTACTGTCTAGATTAATTATAAAGTTTTCATCTTTATTAATTAAAATAGAATTTTCTACCTTATATTTCTGATTAACTGGAACTTGAAAACTTAAATTTTTAGTTTTAATTCATGAATCAATTAAGAAATCATCAATATTATTTCTAGTTTGTCTAAATTCTTCTATAGATAACTTACTTCCTCTTTTAGGAGTAGTTTCATCTATAACAATAGATTCAACTTGATTTCTAACTGATAATCGATTAAGAACTTCATTATCAACACTTAGAATATTAAACATTTCTTTGAAGTGTGGAACACTAGCTATAACATCTAATATATTAAATGTAGTCTTAACTTTTTCATAGTTATCAATTTGTTGTAATCTGTATTCTTCATTAGCAGCAAACTTTAGTAGATTAAATTTCTCTCCAATTTCATCTTTAAACTTATCATTAATAAATGTTTCAATTCCCTTAATATAAGAATACTTTCCTCATTTATCTGTAGGAAGTCCTTGATTAATTTTTAATAATCTACCTAGAATTCTAATTTCTTCTGCACCTTTAGCTTTCTTCTTTAATGTTTTAAATAAAATTTCAGTTCTCTCATTTGCTTTTTTAATATCAGCTTCAGATGCATTTGGTTTATAAACTGCATATCTTGAAGGATCATCAATAGCTTGATCAATGAAATGAATTTTATTTTTTGGAATTGGATCTGTTCAAAGATTTGTATTATATTCCGATACAAGTTTAGTAACTTCTTCAGATACCATTAAATCTCCAATTCTTCTTAAGTCCTCTCCAAGCATTAAACTATATACATAAAGATCAACTCAATTAGAGTCTGCATTAATTTTCTTAAGAATTAACTCCTTAGCATTATCTGTTGCAGCATTCAGTAACTCTCCCATATCAAGAGATTTATCAGTTAATCTTCTTTGGAAGTCTATTAGCTGAATAATATTATTTGCAATATCTGCAGGAACTGCATATTTAGAAATTCATTCAGGATCATTTTCAAACATAGAAAAATCTACATTTGCTAATGTAATTAATTGTTCAACTCCATTGCGTTGGGAACCTTTAATAAACGAATATCTACTTAAAAGTTGTCTAGTTGTATCAAAATCTCTATTTACAATACTGTCATAGACTTGTTTAAATCTAGTATTATATAAGTTAGATAAGGCAAAGAAACTCTTTAATCCTGTAGCAACATTACCAATTACAGTTTTACCAACCATATTTTGAATTTGCATTAAATATTTACTAGCAGAATTATAAGGATTCATAATTTTTGCACTTTCTCCTAATACAGATTTACTTGCAAGTTCTTGCATGTGAGATGTTGTAATAGGCATTGTGAGGTTAATCTGATTTTTAGGACTTAATATTACATCAAATACACCATTTACAATTGCATTTCTTATAGCATCCTGTTTTAAGAATGGAGATATTTTTGGATCTTCTGCATTTGTAAGTAATTCTCCATTATTAGAAATAGAATAACCTAATATATAAACTTTATCAATATCATAATCAGACCCTTGCAGCCATGTCTGATTGGTTGGTACGTAGACCTCGTTTATGTCACTATCAGTAAATAGAACTACTTCCATTGGCATGAATGACTGCATTGACTGACAAGGAATACGAGTACCTACAAATCTTAAACTTTGCTCAAACGCTTTATATTTTCTATCAGCGATTTTCATAATTCTATTACTAAATCTAATATTTTGATTATCACTTAACATTTGAATTAGCACTTGAGGATTTATAGATTTGTAATCTAAAATTTCTCTAGTTTTAATATCTCCAAAATCATCATAATATGATAAAGTAACATTATCTGACGTAAATTGATTTGCAATTAAGTTTTTGTAATTAGATAATGTATAGTTATACTTATAGTTATTATAGATTCTAGAGTTATTAATTTCAGAAAATCTTTCAAAGTTATCTACAATTACTAGGTCATGTGTATTTCCCGCAGTATCAGTATATTTATAAAACTTCTTACCTTCTGCAGATGCTATTTCTTTTCCATTGTAGTAAACAGAATTATCAACTATAGTAAAATCTCCATTTGGAGTTAAAGTATCCTTATATAAATTATTCAGATTTTGGTCTCCAATTTTTACATAAAGTTTTTTTCCAGTTCCATCAAATAATATTATATCATAAGATTCAGGATCAGGATTATCATTGTTATAATAACCTTGAATTCTCTCTTTAAAGAACTCAGCTCCTCTTTGCTTAATTTTAGCTATAGAATCTCCTGGCAATAGACCTAATTGTTTAGCATATAATTTACCCATAATAATCTGGGCAGGAATTACTTGTACAGATTCAGGTTGTACATATATACCTTTTCATTGGATCATCTTACCATCAGCTAAATCATTTAATAATTTTTGCTGAGATTTATGTAACGAGTTTTCTATAAAGTCAATATCGATTTCTCCCGCACTAGGAATTAATGTTCCTGCTGCTCTACGAATTAGAGCTATTCTCTCTGTAGTAATAATATTAACTCATTCTAGTTGCTCAGGGGTTAAATCTTTTTCAGGTTTTCCTTTAAGCCCAAGTTCCTTTTTAATATTAGATCTTAATTCATCATATAGAGATTCTACAGTAGTACTAGAGGTTCCATTAAGATAATGTAATGCACGAGTTATATCTCCTTCAAAAATACTATGTTTTTCTCCCTCAATAATAAATATTGTATCAGAGCCTTTAAGATTTTTTGGACGTAAAGATAATCTTTGTGCATATCGTTTATCTAAGTTTTTATACCAATCGTATTTTGAATAATTGTCAATTTTAACAATATCATACATATCAGTAGTAACCTTTCCCATATATCCTTGATATAGTCTCTGTCCTTCCTCATTTAATAAAGGTTCTTCTCCATTAAACATCGGATCATTATAAACTACTAATGTGTCTTCAAAATCGATAGGATTTTCGTTAGTAAGTTCTGTAACAAATGGATTAACAAGATTTTCTCCATTACGAGTAACAAAAGGACCTTGCATTGCTTCATTAACCGTTAAATCTGCAAGGCGAGGATCTGTAGCTCTACCTACTTTTCTTACTAAATCTAAAAGTTCATCATAGCTATAGTTATATCCTCCTCAGTTAAAATACTGTTGTATTCCATATGATGGATTTAATACAGATGCAACACCATCATAATGACGTCTAATTGCATCTTTTACTAAAGAAGATGTAACTGTTGAGTTAAAGATACCATTAATAGTTCCTGCACTAAAAGGAATTTTATAATCAATTTTCTTTTCATTAAAACTTTGTTGCGCAAGTTTTATAAAAGATTGTGCGAGTCCTAAAGTATCTTTATTATTTGTTTGAAAAGCTTTAACTAAAGCTTTACCATAAATTTCATATAAGGCTTGTTGGTCTCCTGTTTCAAGAACTTCATGAATTTCTGCAATAGCATCATGACATAATTTACCAATTTCTTGATATACTTTTGTTGCTAAATCGTGTGTAAATCCATTTTGTTCAAGAGCACTAATCATCTGAGTCATTTCAGTAACTTCTGCTTCATCAAGTTCATGATCTGCATTCATCTGAACTCCTCCAAACTTAGTTGACATTGTAGTAAACCATAAATCAGAATCATTAGTTCAAATATCATCACCATTAACATTAGAAGCTCCTACTTTAATAGCAGATTTATTTACAAGATACCCAATCATATAATCCTTTAGATTATTATCATTAATAATATCATTAACAATATCTAAATTATTTTCTGATCAATATAATTGTTTCATGGTATCATTGTATTCCATTGATCATGCTCCACCAAATATTTGATCTAAATCATATATACTACTAATTTTAATATCTGTATCGAGTATACTATTTTCTCCAATTATATTACCAAATATATCGGTTTCAATACGTTCTACTTGAGCTACATTATTATTAATAACTACATGATTTATTTTCCAATAAGTTTGGTTATCAGGTTCTCTATAGAAGAGATTATCAAATACTTTGTCATAAACGATTGTTACACTAGGATCAAATAGTAAATTATGCATTTTTCTAAACATATTTTCTAACTTGATATCTGATCCCCATGATGTACGCCTATTAGCATTTGTAATCTCATATTCTGCTCACTTTAATAATTTAGGTAAACCATATTCTCCATTCATATCTGCTAAAATAGTCTTTTTATTTCTACCTACTTTAGCATCAATTAGTGATACATTTTGTTGTCTAGAAAAATACGGACTTGTAAATCCAGATCCGTCCATAGAATCAACACTATCAGTCATACCAGAAATATTTTGTACAGCAGCTCCAATATCTCCAACTACAGCCATTTTAACTTTTGGAGCAACTCCATTTTTTAATCCTTGTGCAAAAGAGTGGTGAGTAGCTCCATAAATAACCATACGTTTTACCTGAGAAATTCATCTACTTGCAAAACTATGTTCAAGATATCCTTCTGTTGCAGAAATTTCTTTATTCTTATTTGGGTGAGCATAAACTCCTCCAACCATCATTTTATTATATTCATTACTTAAAAATGAATCCATAATAAAATACGAATAAAGCATAGGATTTAATTTACCATCCTTATCATGTATTGTTACATAAGGAACTGTATATGATATTGGCTCATCATTTTCATCAACAGTTTCAATAGTTCTTTCAGCAATTCAGTTACTTCATTTTCTAGCAGAAAACGCCTTATATACATTTTTGTCAGAAGATATACTCTCTCAAGCTTTTGAACTATCTTCAAGAAATCTGTTTAATTGATAATTAATAAACTCATCAAATTGATTTCTTTCGCTGAATATATTATAAAGATTTTCAAGTGTTTCATTAAAGACATTTTTCTTAGTATATGGATCTTTAGATATATGAACTTCTTCAATAAATTCTAATCCACTGTCTCTAAATTTTTGCTTAATATCTGCAAGTTTTGTTTTTGCAATATATTCTTTTAGATCACTTATAGTCTTAAATTCTTTACCTGTAGCTTGAGTATAGTCGTTTAAGATTTTATTAATTAAGTTCGTATATTGACTTTGATTTGTTTTAAATCAAATATTCATAATAGGTTCTAAATCAGATACATTCTTACTAGAATAATATTTCTCTAAAACTTCCTTAAAATTAATTGAACCTAAATCTTTAAAATCTCAATTTTGACTTAAATCAAATTGCATTACAAAATGTTTATTTTTATCTGAATAAACTGTTGATTGCAATCCAATTACTCCATTTACCTTTCCACCCTGCTCAGAAACAGATTTACTTGAAGTTAATCCTTCAAAGAAATCATATACTATTGCAAGGTGCATTACTTCATCTTCAGTAAGATTACTAGATTGTTTAGTATAATCTCCAATAGTTACTTCTGCTCGAATTTTTGGATTCTTAATACGTTGAATATTATTAAATACAGCATTATCACTCATTACTGTATCAGATCCTCATCCAAGTTCATCATGTAAATATTGACTCATTTTCTTATGAGAATACGCTAAACAAACCATTTGATATAATGGTAAATTGTTACCTTCTGCATTCTTAATAACATTAATTGTATCAGAACCATTAGTAACACTTAATACTTTTGCTAAATCATTTGCTTGCCCAAAGAAGCCATTTTTGCCTATATCAATAATTTGACCTGAGTTAGCACTATATAAAATACTACCTAATATTGGAGTTAATAATGTAATTTTATTTACATTTTTTTCTCTTGGGAACACTTGTTCTGCAACTTGATTAAAATCATCTGCTACTAAAAATGAAGCAAAATCCATAAGTAAATCGTCCATTAAAGTATCAGATATTATTCCTGCAGAATTAATTTCTCCAGTATCAGGATTATATTTTAAATTTAAAGTATTACTGCCTTCTGTAATACTAATATTAGTTCCAATAATATTAATATCGTATTTTCCTAACTTATTTTGAAAGTTAGTTTTATTATCAATTCAGTAAGTACTTGCAGCTTTAATAATATCTGTAAGAAAATATCTCTGTATTTGTACAGGTCGATCAGTTAAATTCTTACCAGTTAATTCTCCAGTTAAGTTGTCTTTACCATAACTAATATAACTTGACAATACTGTCTTATTCATTAGATGTGTATACATTTGTTTAATTGGAGTAGCCATTTTATCTGAATAGATAAACTTAGCAATACCTCTTAACTTATTTTGTAAGTAAGTTGTATGTTCTGGTGCTACAGACTTAGTTGCTAGTGCATTTAAATATTTTCCAATAATTTTACTCATATCCATATTGCCCTCTTTAGCTATTTCGTCAACTATTTCAGGGTCAACACTTTCTTCCATGAATAACTTTACTTTACCCATAGCTGAATTAAACCCAGATAAAGTAATAGCTGTATTTTCTATAATAACACCATCTTCATTAACTTCAGGAAAATATGAAAGTAAAATTTTTGCGAGGTCACTGACGGATTCTTCAGCTCCCATAAATTCATTATTACTAAAACCAGTATAGTGTGTAACATTCGGACCATCATAATTATAACGTCCTACAGCATAAGTTGAACTATTTTTATATTCTGGTTTAATAGAAATAAATGGAGTATATAATCTCAATATATCATCAAAAGTTTTTAATGTTACATATGCATTATATGCATTAAAATATTTTTGATCTTGAGTAAGTCCTGCATTTTTAATGTAGGCTTCATATTCTTTTATAGTATCTTCAAATACATTAATAATAGATTTAGGTTCTGAGTCAATGCTAATAGGAGTTAGAGGTTTTCCCATGAACTCACTAATAATAGATAAAAGTTCTTGTTTATATTTAAAAATTCCAGTATTTAAATTGGAATAACTTCCTAAAGTAGCATTTGCATCTATAAAAGAATCAGAATTAATATCAAATACAGACATAGAAATAATCTTTTTTGCTGTATCGTCAATCATTTTATTATATTGTCTTGAATTATCAATATAATATTGTTGAGGTGAAGATCCTTCGGGAGGAAGTTCAATACCTAATCTACTACTAATCTTTTTAGGTTCAGATACAGGTGTTGGAGCGGAGTCTGTATAGACTCCACTCACAAACATATTAAACACCTCATCTGGATTTGTAAAATGCTCATTTATGAACACTTTAAACGCATTTAAATCTGGTGAATCACCTCTAAGTAAGTTCTTCAGTAATGGATAATATGCTGAAGAATATCCACATTTAACACTCATTATTTTCTAATTTTGCTATTAAGTATTTCTGTACATTTTCTCTTAACTCATTGAGAGTTTCATTTGTACTAACTTCGTTATAATATGTACTTGCTATAGTTTCAGTTACTTCTGTATTTTGCATTAGAGCTTTAAGGTACATTAAAATATTAGGACTTGATTTATATAGATCCTTTGCAGAATTTAAATAATCTCTAAGTTCTACATATTCATTCATTGTATTAAACTCTCTAATTGAGTAAACTCCATCTTTATTTTCAAGTACAAAATTCTTTGAATTATTGTTCAAAGATACTAAAAATGGTACAAATTTCAAATTATTTCTAGAGATAATTGTAACATCATCTGGATTCTCTCCATAAGCTTGTTTAAATAAATTTTTAAGCATAGGAGTAAGATCATCCTTTATTTCCTTCATTACAATTTCAGGATTATTAGAGTCTCCAACAATTTGAATTATTGTATAATTTGGAGTAGTAACTTTATTTAATATTTCATTATTAACATCATTAACTGTTGATTCTAATAAGTCTATATTTGTAATTTGTTTGTTTACTCCAAACTGTTTAAACGCCTCATTAATTTTATTAATCTTTTGACGTTGTAAATCCTCTTGAATAGCTCTTTCAGGATTAACTTGAATCTTGTCATAATCTATAATAAAATCGTTTCCTATTAAATTAGAAGCATTTGTAGAATATAGTTTATTTGCAGTATCAACTTCATAGTAGAATTGAGATCCTGGAACTACTTTAACTGCATCATCAAATACATAAATACCTTGCTTAAAGTTTGGATTGTTTTCAATATGTTCTTGAAGTTTTTCAGTTTTTCCAACAAAGTCTGCAAAGATATTATATATCATAAATGATGGATCATTAAATTCAAATTTACCAACTCTACTAATATATCCTGTTTGCATTAACATTTGATTAGGATCAAAAGATCCAAATTCAGTGTTTAATAAAGAATCAAAATCAGAATAAGTTTTTCCATTAACAACATATTGACCATTCTCCATAGTTACTATTCTCTCAGTAACATTTCCTCTATCAGCTTGAGCTACTTTATCTTCATAAGTAACTCTAATTGCATTAGTATATCCTGATTGTGTATTTAGTAATGCTCCTAATCTAAATAATATAGTACTCTTATAAGGAGAAAAATATGCAAGTGAAATTAATTGTCCAGCTCTTTCTCTATTAAGATTATTTCTAACTTTAACATTTTTGTCTCCTGCTTTTCTTTGTGCATTAAATAAATTAACATTATTAATTGCAGTATGAATTATATTATCTAAAGAAGCAACACTATTTATTCCTATTAATCGAATTCTAGGATCATTTTGAACAGTATTTAAAATAGTTCCATCTTCTGCTACTTGTGCTTTTAAGTGAGCTTCAAATTCCTTTTGACTGACTAATGGATCAGCAGAGAATAACATAAATGTATTTCCTCTATTCTGATACATAAACGCATAGTTTCTTGAATCTGCTTCAAATGTATTTCCTACTCATTTAATATGATCTTGCCAGTCTAACTTACGTACTACTAAAGATACTAATTTTCCATAAGAAGAGAATAAACCTCCTTTATTTAAAGTACTTGTATTAAAATTAGATACATCAACAGTTGTTAATTCTCCTTCTCTTGTAAACTTAGCATAACTTCCAATTGTAAAATCTCCTGTATATATTCCAAATCTTGGAGTTGTAAACAATAGAGGAATTTGTGCTGTTTTATCTTTTATCTGAATTTTTGCTACTAATAATCCTCTTCGCCCATTATCATATGGAACTACTTCAAAAATAGGTTTAGTTTTTAGTGCAGTTTCTAGTTCACTAAAAGCACGACCCATAGCTCTATCTTTATTTAAAGCTTGTCCTAACCGTATAATTTCTCTTGGATTTTTATAATATCCATATTTAAAATAAGCAGCGATTAAATTTAAAGCCCTAATATATTTAGGAGCTGCAAGTTTACCTTTTATTCCTAATATATTAAATAAAGAAGATTCTGTAGCTTGATCATAATTTCATAAATTATTTAAATAGAAATCTGCAATATCATTCCATTTAGAAATATTTAAAGGATTATCTGTTATTCCTATATTCTGAGGAACTTCTTCAAGTATATCTACAGGAGGAGTAACAGATTGTTCAACATTAGGAGCATGTACTGGATTTTGATCTGTAACAGGAGGTTGTTCTCCAGTATTACTATCAAATGTTTGTTTGCTTTGTGCTTCAACTACAGTATTTTTAGTCTCTGGTTCTACAGAAGCTTGTCTAATTGGTTCCTTAGGAGATTCACTAACTATTTCTGCTTCTGGTGTAGGTTCTACTCTTGGCTTAATATTTTGTTCTGAAGTTGGTATAACAGGTTCAGCTACAATTGGATTTGGATTTACTTCTTCATAATCAATAGATTCAGGACTATTCTCTAATAACTTAGTTCTTCAATCTTTGAAATCACTAATTTGTTCAGGAGATACTTCAATACTTCCTGCACTAGTCATATCATTAATTGTGTTTAACTTTAAATCTAGACTAACCCCGTTATCTACAATAATTGTACCTTTTGTAGAACGTTGAGTTAATGTATATAAATCCTTAAGAGTTAAATAGTGTTTTCCACTCGTATCTTTCCAACTCTTGTCTATGATTGCAAATTCAAATTCATCACCTTGAACGCTATCTAATCCTACCACTTTAACATTATTAATAGCAGTATATTTAGCAGGATTATCAGTTATAATTGCAATATCACTAGATAATTTAGATAACTTTTCTACTATTTTAGGTACTTCATCTGAACTATTAATAAATTTCTCTCCACCAAACGTTTCAGTAGTTTCAAAATATTTAAGTTTAATACTATTTTCAGATAATATCTGTTTCGTTAATAAATCGATCTCACTTTCAAGCATACTTGGATTATCATAGTATTTATCTCAAGTTTGATCTAATATGCTATTTAAAATAGTATAGTTATCATATTTTGCAATATTATTTGGACGTAATGGAGCAGTTAAATTTGGAGTACGTGTAAAATAAGTATCTTCAATTCCTAAATTTCTCCTTGCATTTTCATAGAAAATATAAGCTGAATTTTGTTTATAATCTCCTAATCCAACAATTAAGATATTATTTTTATTTGCCCATCTTGTAATTAATTCAAGATCAATTTTAGAAAACTGACTAATTTCATCAATAAATATGATTCTATTCTCAGTTTCTGCAAACATTGTAGCTGGATTTAATTTTAAATCCTTAAGAGTATATGTAGGTATTTCATCACTTCCAACAATTTTATTAATATCTGATTCAGAAATTTGTTTTCCCAGAATCTGTTCAATTAATTCTGCTTTCGTATATGATAAACCGTCATGCTCAATTGCTGCAGATAATCGATCTGTTTGTTTCCTTGTTGGAGCAACAGTTACAATTTTATATGCAGGCATCATTTTACGTAGTACATAAGCGACACCTTGTGTTTTACCTGTACCTGCTCCTCCAAATGTTGCAATAAAGTTTAATAACTGACTTTTATTCTGTATATAGCTATCATCTGATGTAGCTTTTGCTTTTGCAGATAAATATTTAACAAATTCATTAAATAAATCTTTTCTTTCAGATGTTGCATGTATTAATCTAATTGCATATTCTTGAGAAAAAATTGGAGCTTTATTAAATGATTCATCAGTAATAACAGTTTTTAAGTTGTTATAGAAATTTGCAGAAGGATATGCAATTAAAGATAATAAATAAACTGCCTGATCATAATCAGTAATCGCTTCAGTATCTCTAGCAAGCTTAGTAGGTCTTGCTGTAATTAAAGAAGTTGGTTCGAATAGTGAAGTGATGCGGTCAACTATTTCGCTATTAGATAATTTTTGATCATCTATAAGTTGATAGATTTTAGTTTCTAATCTAATAGAAGCCTCTTCAAATTCTTTAAAATTACTCTCCTTAATTTCTCCTGATGGAAAATCTGATTCAGCAATTAATTGGTTAAGATCTAAGTTAAATAGTGATGCAAACTTATCTTTGATTACAGAATTTTCATTATTAAGCAACAGATTTGTAAATCTCTGTCTCATATTAATAGCGATATCCTTCTGTTCTCTAATTTTTTGTGCATTATTATTTTCTGCAATATTTATTAATGTATCAAGTCTAACTTTAATTGCTTTAAGATCTGAAGACATATTAACCGCAGTTTCTGTATCAATTTCTGCAAGCAGATCTTTAGCTAATTTTTTCTTGAACTTATTAATTTGAGTATTATATCCTCCATCTATAGAAGCAATAACAAGAGAATTTAAAATATCAATAAATCTACTGGTTTCTTTAAGTCTAGTTAAAGCATCCTTATTATTAATAATATAATCCTCTAATGAATCACTATTAAGGTAACTATTATACTCTTTTACAATCAAATTAACAATATTTTGACTAATTCCATTAGTAGATACTGCAAATTTTTCTAATAACTCATATGCAGGAGATACCTTAATTTCAGATTTAAGATCTGAAACCTCATTAATAAAATCAATAAACGTTCTTCCAGATATTCTCGGAATAATTCCAGCTAATATTTCATCTGCACTTTGTCCTAAAAAGTCTGATAAATTTACTAATCCATCACTTTGTAAAAGATTTTGATATGCAGTTTTAATTTGATTTATATCTCCTTTTGATACAATATCTTGAAAAACAGCTAAGTCATTTGCAATTCCAAGAGTCATTGACTCATATCCTACACTATCACCTTCTGTTCTTTCTATATATGTATTAATAGCTTTTTCTCAATTAGCTGCAGCAATTCCTTCAGTAAATCCATTTACATAAAAATAACTCTTCATTAATGCAACAAGGTCTACATCTGTTACATCAGTATATAAAGAATTGGTCTTTAAATAGTTTAAGAAGTCAATATAGCTATTTGCATATGTATTTAAGGCAGCTTCATTATCAGCTATAAATGTATCTGGTCTAGCTAATACTTTTCTACCTTCTTCACTCAGCTCCTGAGTTAATCCAAATTCATGTCTTTTAACTAAGAAATCTTTGTAGTTTTCAGTTAATTGTAATTTAGTTTGAAGTTCAGATACTTCTTCATTAATTTCAACTCCTTCGGGAAGTTTAGAAATAGCTTCATCTATTTGTGCCTTTAGATTAGCAATTTCTTTATCAATGTTTTTAATACGATTAGTTTGAATAGTTTCACCTGGAGCATAAGCTTTACTTAAGTCTACAGTTTTTTGAGATACAGCTACTAAATCTTGTGCAATAGATTCATTTAGACTATTAAATAAATCATACGCAGCAAACACCTTTGTTTTCTCAGTTGATTTAGAATATTTTTCATATTCTTCTTTAATCACAACTTTTTCATCAGATGTTAATTGATCGAAGTCTTTCTGATATCGAACTTTGGTAAAATTATGAATACCTAAGTCATCAACAAAAGCAGTTGCTAATGCAGGAGTAGCTGCAAATCTTGCTTGCCCAAAATAATAGTCATTAAGTTCTCCAGAGACTATTTTATCACGTCTTGCTCTTAAATCATCAAGTTTTGCTTTTAGTCTTTGAAATTCTACATCATTTTGAGCTGCTGCTATTTTGTTATCCACATCTTTAGGAGTTTTAGGCTCAAGTTCAGTAGGAGTAATCTTAGATTCTAAAGCTACTTTAGTTTTTAAGATATCTTCTGTAAGATCATTCCAATCAGAGAATATTTTACTATAAACTCCAGTTTCAATTAACTGATTTTTAAGGCTTTCTCTCTGAATATTCTTAGCTAAATTTTCAGTTACATTAATACCAGTCATAGCTGATAATGCTTGTAACTCTTCATCAGAAATGTTTAGTCCCTCTTCATTGATAATACTATCAATCCTATCGATGTAACTATTAATTTGGTTATAAATAATATCGTTCTGAGATTCTCCTTCTTTTGCAGATTCGTAATTAATTTTATATCCGTCAGGATCTTTAATAAGTTCAAACGATTTACCTGAAAGATTTCTACTTCCAAGAGCTCCTTTATCACGTAATCTTGTTAATTCTCTTTTTAAATCAGAGGTTTTGCCATTTCTTATTAAGTATATAATTTCTTGTAAAGAATCATTAGGTTTTTGAATTGCCTCATCATTTATAGAATTAATTCTTGAATCTCATTTTTCATGTAAACTAAATACAGCACCACCAATAGCACCTCCCATAAATGCAGAAGTATAACGTGCAAACGCTTCTTCTGTACTTATACCAAAATCGAGTTGTTTATCCTCATCAATAATACCCAGTGCGTTTAAAGCTGAATAAAATCCTTTTATTATGTCGGATGAAACCTCTTCCATTACTTCTTCAGAACCTTCATTGAAACTATCATATAAAATATTTCCAGGTTTCATTTTGGATATTCGCTGCTGAATTTGGTTTTTAGTTTTCATCACCCAATTTGCAGCAGCTTTGGGAGAAACAACTCCTTTGTTGATGTTTTCATTAGTTACTTTTTCAGCAACGTCTTTAATAACTCCTTTTACAGATGTACGGTCGAGATATGTACCTTTAAACCAAAAATCTTTAAAATAGTCATTATTCATTAATCCAAACATTGCTCCCATTACAGATAGCATTCCTAATCCTGCAACTCTATCAGATGCTCCAGCTTGCTTAAACGCATCATAGGCATCTGTAGAAGAGGTTCCTGCCATATAAGCTAAAGATAAAGCTCTACCTCATTTAATTGTATTTTCACTAACATTTTCTTTACCTACTATTCACTTCGGTATTTGCCCAATTACTCTTTGTTGAAATAATTGTCTTGAGCTATCTTCAACTAATTTTCCAATATTTTCTACGTTTCAGAAACTATTTCTTCCATAATCAGAAACACTTCCATCAAATCTAGAAAACCAAGCTTGAATATCGGTAGCAGTTTGTGCTGATTTAGAGTTAGTTAAATCTCCCTTAGCAATACCTTCGATACTTCTAAATAATACTGGGAATAATTTTCCTATTTCAACAGCAGCTGTCATACCACCATATACTTGTCCAACATATGGAATAAGCATTGGACCTACTTTAAATAAAACCTTTGCTAAGGTACTTCCAACACTTTTATCTAATCCATCTGAATCAAAGAAATCATATTTATTCCATTTACTTCCATCAACAGTTAATGTATCAGAGATATGTAAAATATCTTTCCCTGTAAGTGGTCTATTTCCTAATGTTTCATAAAATGGATCTCCCTCACTATTAAATTTTAAATCTCCTGCTTTATGTGAAACAGTTCTTCCATTTACTTCATGAGTTCCATCTTCATCTCATTGAGCTAATACAAGTGTAGGACGAGCTATAGCACCTAGTCCACCTCATTCATTAGGTGTTCAATCCTCAAACTTACCAGTATCATAATTAAATATCTTATTGGTTTGAGCTACTTCACGTATAGACATAGTTGGACCAGAAGTTTCATATAGATTAACTATACCTCGACTTCTTCTTTCTGGATTAGAGAATTTATCTAATCTTGAACTAACATCCAGTACATCACCGCCGAGAGGTGCAAAATAATCTGCAGGATCATATGTAAATGAATCCATAGCAGTACTTGCTAAATTAGCTTCATCTGCACGATTATATAAGTCTAAAACGTCTTTATAATATGTGTCGAATTTTTGATTATCAAATTCTCCTCTATCGTTTTTAAACGCCTCTTGTATTTCTGGTATACCTTTATAATATTCTCTATCTTTAACATTAGAGTTATCAGGAGTTATTCCTAAATTAACTAACTCTTGAACACTTTTGTCTGGCTGAAAAAATAATGCCGCCAGCCAATCATTTTTCTTCTGATCCATCATACTTTAAAAATTAGCTTTTATGCTTTGTTGTTGTTTTTTCAGATTTGCCTGATTATATATATCTCTATATTCACTAGCACTTCCAATTTCATGATTAGATGCAACAGTTGCAAGTTTAGAATCATGCATAGGCATAAATATCATTCCTTTATACATTGAATTTTTATTGCCATGAAATATTTTTCCAAAGAAGCCTGGCTTAAAGTTATCAACCTTTTTGTCTGATTTCTTTACTACATCTCCTCCATAATTTACATAAGTTGAATAGATATCAAATATTCTATCTTTATCTGGTCCATCAACATGTCATAACCAAGGAGAATTACTATCAAAGTCAATAGCTTTATCACTAGCATAACCTGATAATCCAAAAAATACCATCATATCTTCAGGTCTGAATTTTCATCTATTAGTTTCAGTATCAAACTCTAAGTCTAGATCATATTCATGTAATTTTTCTATCATTCTTTGTCTAGATACATTAGGATTATCTTCAATTCATTCCTCAAATTTTGTATATCGATCATATGCATCTAAGTCAGGCTTATAAACTCCCATTTGTTCTGCATCTCGATCTTTTGGAAGTCACATTCTACTAAGTGAACTAGAGCCATCTCACACAAGTCTATTTAAATCAATATCTGATATTCTTTGATCTCCAAAGAAAATAGAATTTTTATCAACAATATTACCTATTTCAGCCTTATCCAATACATTTTTTAATGTATTTTGAGTTACTTGTGTGCCATTCTTATCTTGTAATGGATAATCCCTAGTTACAATTTCTAACCCTCCTTTGGCATCAGATGTTGATAAAACTGCAATTTTAGGATCTACAACTCTACCTGCAGCAATAGTTTCTAGAGAGCTTCTATTAACATCTTTATCAGTTCCTCCAGAACTTCCACTGCCTGCTTTAGATGCAGTTGAATCATAATCTAAAGCTTGTGTATTTTCTACACTATGATTTGTATGTTCAACTACAGCAATTTGTAGTAATCGTTTTACATCTTCAGGATTACTTGGATTAAAACCTTCAGCAGCTGCTTGAGCTCTTAAAACGTTTTTCATATTTTGTGGAAGAGTCTTATATAAATAATTAACAGCTAAATCAAGACTTTCTTTATCATGATATCCCTGATTAGATGTACTATTTGATTCTGTAACTTTATATATTCCATCTGGTCCATTAAATCCTAATAATTGTTCAAATCCTTTTTCAATTTTATTCTGATATTTAGAAGTATATCTATCAAACTGATTTGAGGATTTATTAGTTCCAAACGCTCCAATAGTAGCTTTTACATAATCTACTATAGATTTCATTCCAACTGTATTAGATAAATCTGTAAGGATACTATTATTATATGCTAGTTCTGGACGTTCTTCTCGAAGATGAATTAATTGAGAATTAGTTAATGCTTGATATTTTTGTGGATTTTTATAATAAGTATCTGCAGATATAGTCTTAATACTGCCGTCTTTATTATACACATATAAGCTACCTTCATTACTAATTGCAACTTCAGACCCAGATCCTTCTTTAATAATTTGTTCTGATGCAGTTTCATGTAATTCATTATTATGTTTAATTCTATTAGCTAAAGATTGTAATCTAATTAAATCAGACATATCATATTGATTACTCTGCCCAGATACAAATAATTCACCTAAGTTTTGAGATTTTCTTAAAAAACTATTAGCTCTATCTAAGAAGTAATCTACATCATTAGGTAACCCATTCTCTTTAAGAACATTAATAATTTCTTTTTGAATAAGTTGTTCTTCTTTATTTTCACTTGTTTTAGAGGTCTGAGTAGCAACTTGTGTAGGCTCTGCAGCATCTCTAAAAAAGGGGGTATAACTAATACCCCCGTTTTGATATCTCTTTATCTTCATATTTATGACATCATTTTTAGAAATAACTTAATAATGTTATTATTTAGTTCTCCAACAGCCTTATTGATAGCTTTTTGCTGGTCTAGATATTGTTGCTCATCTGTTTTACGTAAATATCTACCGCCAGATTTATAACTATAAGGTATAAATCTTTGAATAGGAATTTGCTCAGGATTAGTATAATTAACTAAATATGGTTTTGTATCTAATTTGTTTCCTCCAAGCCAAAATCTTCTTTGAGATTGCTGATAAGGATTAACTAAAGCCTCAATTCCATATTTACTTCTATTAGTAGCAATATCTCCAGAATATTTGTAATTTAAATAATCATCGATTTTCCAACCACTATATTCTGGATTTTTACCCTCATTCTGTTGCCAATTATAGAACTCATTAATTTTACTATTTCTAAAATTAGTAAGCCAATTACTGAAATCTCCAGCAGCCTTTTGTTGTGCTAATTGAGCTTGTAAAGCTTGTTTTTCATTTAGATCCTTGGCATAGTCTCCTCTTAACTGATAAATAAGATTCTTAACATTTTGAGTTTGTTGCGTAATCTTATTAGCATCAGCCATATCTAACTGAGCTAAACCTTGTGCTCAACGGTTTCTATTCTCATTAGTTATCTGAGTTCTAATATTAGCGTATTGTTGTTTTTGAGCAAGTAACTTATCATTATATTGATCTATCATTTGAGAAAATTTAGCATCTCTTTCTCCTTCTAATTGATCAACATTCATATCTCTCATAAGTCTTTCTGCTAATACTTTATTTGGATCACTAGTCGATGTCTTATATTGACGCATACTTTTAATGCGATCATTATACATTCTATGCAACCCATTATCACTAAATCTAGAGTAAAACTCAGTAGGCATTTGTTGTTGAGAACCTATCATTCCTTTACGAATGGCATCTTTCATTTTTTGGGTAGTACGATTGATACCTATTGTAGAAGTAATAAAGTCTCCTATTCCCATTACCATATCAGGATTAATATTAAATCCTTTTCCTTTGCCATGTCCAAAAGCTGTATAATCAGAGTTATCTGTATTATATGAGGATCTGTTTAAATTAGACAAAGTTCTACTAGTAGAATCATTAAGTAATTCTTCTTTTGAATCTAACCTTCCTTTAAACCCAAGATTATTATTAATTTGAGCCATTTTAGCATCATTTAAAATTGAATTATACTGATTCCTCACTACAGTATTTTGAGGTGATTGAACAGCTTTATTTAAGCTTGTAGAAGCACGTTTAATAGGAGTTCCAACAACAGCAACTGGATCTACTTGTACATTAATCGGATTATTATTTTTATCTAGCATATAATCAGCTGCACTAGTTCAATTTTGATCTATTGGAGTACTAAATGTAGGATACTTAGTACCAGGTTGTGCTTTTATAATTTTACCGCCTTTTTTATAAAATACTGGATTATTCTCTGGTTTATAATACCAGAGATGTTGTGGTTGATTACTAAATATTCCTAAGTTAGGAGCTAAGTTAGAATAGATTGGCATTGTAATAGGTCTCCGTTTTAGAGCTGTAACAGATGTAAACATTTCAGGTCCTCCGAAAAATCTTTGAACTTGAGAAGTTTGTTTATCTGCATAGTTCTTAAAATAAGGATTGCTTCTATTAGTTTTTGCATCTCTAGTAGCAGCAGTCTTATTCCAATTTCACCAACCCATATCATCTGGATTCCTATAAGTACTAGGAAGTTCATCATATTTAAATTGTCCTGTATTAAGTCCTTTACTCATTGAAGACTTCCAAGGTTTTTTCCAATTGAAATTTACATTAGAGGAACGTTTAATACCATATTCAGAAAGTAAGTCAGTAATATTATCTGTTTTAGCTTTACCTAACTTTCCAATAATTATTTCTTCTAACTTTTCAGTTTTTTGATTTTTTGGAAGTGAATTGACCGACTCAATCTCAGAACGACCTAATTTAATAGTAGGAAGATTTTTATTATTAGTTGGTTTTAAGGTAACCATATCAGAGTTTCCTCCTTTTAATTTTGCACTTCCTGTGTTACGTTTTAAATTAGCAAAACCTCTAACTCCATTTAATACAGTACGAACATCTTTAATAGTTCATTTACCATCTTGAATATTTTCTCATGCAGTTGCTAATCCAGATGCAGCACTTCCAAAACTAACTCCTCTAGTTGCTCACTTAACAGCATTTGCGACAGCCTTAGATTTCTTTAAAGCTTTAGCTATTTTTGCTGCCTTAGCTCCTGAGCCAATCCCAGGAAGTAAAGTAGCTGCATCTAATCCTAGATTAAGTGCTAAATTACTAACATCGCCTCAATCTAATCCATCTCTAGCAATATCTGCTCCAAAACCAGTTAATGAACCTACTGCACCAACTCCAGCTCCAGCAACATTGCCAAATCCTGGTACAAAAGTAGCACCTAAAGAAGCAGCATCTGCAACTAAAGCTGCAATTTCAGCTTTGTCAGCAGCAGTTAATTGTGTACCATCTCCAATAGTTTTTTCTTCTCCAGCAGCGCGAAGTTTTTTATCTGATTGTTGAATTGCTTGTTTACTAGCTTTTGCACTATTAACTCTATTTGCAGCAACTCCTCCAATTTGATATTTAATAACTCCTCCGTTTTTATTACTTGGAACTCTATAAGCTAAACCTAATTGTTCTAAGCCTTCAGGAGTAGTAATACTTCTTAGAGCAGAATTACCTCCTGTTCCTGAATATTGTTGTTGATACTTACCAAGCGTTTGAGTTTTAATTAAATCCTGAAATAATTGATATAAATCAGGATATTTTTGTCCAATAATTGGATTAAACTTAGCATGACGAGTACTAATTGTAGCTATATATGGATTTCTAATAATATCACTAATATATCCCTTAACTTCTGGATCTCTTAAGATTTCAGGATGTTGCTCAATATATTGTCCTAAACGAGAATCAATATTCCAATAATAATTTCTCATACTATCTTCAGATCCAGGTAAACGACTATTTAATGTATAGTTATCATTTCCTGGGTTTTCGTCATGAAAATAGTATAATTGAGTTTGAGGATTATAATACAATGTAGCTCTTGTTTGAGGATTTGAAGCATCTCCAGTACTTGCTACTTCTTTATATCCTCCAGTATTTCCTATAGTATAGTAACTATTAAAAGCAGTTGTAGGATTATTTTCATAGTAAGAATTAACTATATTTGGATCTAATTGCTCTTGTAAAGTATTATTATAATTAATTCTTTGTTTAGTTAAAGGATCAATATATACTCTTTCTGCTAAAGTTCTTAAAGGGTGTCCATAGGGATCAAACTGAGAAGAATCTTCAGGATTGTAATTAGGAAAATAATCATAAACTAAAGGATCACCTGCTTGTCTAACATAGTTACCAGTTAGATCTGCAGCATATCGATTTGGTTGAAAATACGGGGACCACATTGGATTACCTTCTGAATCAACAGAAGTACTAAACCATGGAGATCTAGAACGATTTTCATCCCAATATTGTTTAATAATTGAAGAATTACCAGCAGTTCTCTTATTATCTGCTACAAAATCTAAATACTTTTGAATTTTAGATAAACTATCTTGGTCATCACCCCTATATACTTTTCCATTAATAACAAATAAACCAGAGTCATCTGGAATATAATCCGCATAACTTCCATATTTTCTTTTAAATTCATTATTAAGTCATGCATCTCCAGTTCCAATATATGATAATAATTCTGGATTATTTATAGTTACATTCCCATTTGAATCAACGTTAAATAGGTTATGGTACTTATCATAATCTCATCCTGCTTTACTTCAGTTTTCTTTTGTTTTCTTAAGTTCTTCTTGTGCAGGATCTACTTCTTTTTGAGCTTGAACAGGTTTACTTCCTCCTAAAAAGATACCAATATCATCTAATGCCATAGCATCTTCATCCGTCCAATTTCCTTGTTCAAGCCTAGATATAATATCTTCTATGCCTTGCTCACCATATTTATTGTAAAAGTCTATATAAGCTTGCTTATCTAAATCATTATAGCCTTTAAATTGATCATTATCCCCATAACCTGCAATATCTTTTAGACTACGAAGTCTTCTAGTTGCTTTTAGATTATTAGCTCCATTTATATAAACTCTATTTCCATTTACTAATTCAAAATCTCCAGTATCTTTATTACGCTTATATTCCATAGTAATATCACTAGACCAATCTCTAATATTAATTGGATCTAATGCTTCTACTGGCTTTTTATATTGAAAATCCTTTAAAGCATGAACTGCATTTCTTGCAGTATTTTCTTTTCCCCTTCATAGATTTCCAAAACTTCTGCCAAGTCTACTTCGACGTTTACCTAAACGTTCTGCTTGATTATTAGTAACATCAAACTGTACTCCTTCTAATCTATCGGCACTAGAATCATATGATAAATTAGCACCTGATCTTAGAGCATCAGTTATTTTACTAAATTGATATGCAGTATCTTGATCTAATGTTTTTCCATAAGAAGACATCTGATTTAGAAAATCATCATCAACCTGATATTGATTACCATCTATAGTAAAAGTGCCGTATTTTTGAGTAGGAGTAGAACCGCCTTGTTGATATTTAATTACTTGTGCCATTTTATCACACTTACTTTATATATAAAAAGGGAGATTGATCATGTCAAATCTCCCTTTTATCTAATGATCATTAAATTACTTTTTGCCGAAAAACTTATTTTTCATTTCTCCGCCATTTTCTTTTTTAGCGCATTTCTTACGACCTACTATTTTTCCACCCTTTTTGAAAACTGGTTCTCCTTCAGGAGCTTGACCTACAGGACCCTGCGGGCCTTCACTCATAGCTTGCTGTAAAAGTGCTAAAAAGCCTTCACATACTTGCATTGCTGCCTGGCAATCTTGTGCCTGTAATGCTTGAGCTGCCATTTCGCCTAACATTTGTAATGGATCTTGTCCACCCTGAGGACCAGCAGGTGCTGCACTAGGTGCGGGAGCTGCTCCACCTTCTTGAAATTTCTTAACTTTCATAATTTAAATTATTTTTAATTTTATAGATATCTCATAACTCTATGATTGTCATATATTCATTTAATGCCCAAAGATAATACTTTAGTTCTTAATATCCAAATAAAATTACTAAAATTTTCATTTACACTAAATTTTTATGAAAACACTTGCCACATTAGCAATAATATATTATCTTTGTCCTACAACCCAAGAGTATAAAATGAGTCTATTTCATTCTCTTTGGAGATGCTAGATTAAACATGAGGCAATATAGGGTTATAAAAGATAGTTAATATCTTTTAAGGAGAGTAAGAAATTACTCTCCTTTTTCATTTTCTAGACTATATAAATATGTTACCTGTAAACTATTATGGGGCTGGCACATATTCTGGTTTTCTTTTATCTTGTTTTTCTAGTATTTTAAACATGTATTTACCTAATTTTTTGTAGGCATTTTCAGTTTTTTCTCTGTTAGCTTTTTTAGCTTTCTTTATTAATTGCTTAGTTTCCAGGCGACTAATAATGCGTTCACCTCCTACAAGATCCATTTGAGGTTTGCCATCAGATCCAAGAATGTACATTTTATCTACTTCTTCTTCGCTGATATCATCTTCATCATCCTCAAAATCTAACTCATCTCCTATTTGAATTCCAGAATTAGCATTAACTTCAAGTACATATTTAGTGGTGTCTTCAGAATCAGAAGGTTCAGAAACTATAACTTCTGAACTATGAGCTTTACCTAATACAACATTATAAACTTCATCGTCTTGATCTATGAAGATTAGATCAATATCAAATTCCATTTCCTCTGTATTAAATACAACCTGACCCTGATCTTCAGGCATAACAAATAGCATACCTTCATCATCATCCATAGATTCTACATTAGAGAGACCTTGAGTTCTTTCCTCTTCTGTTTCTGCAACTAAGACTTTATATTTCTTATCTGCTATTTCAATTATCGTTTCTTTCATCATTAAAATTATTATATAATCCAAAACCAAGCATTACTGGTATATTTCCTATTGCATATTTCATTTTAGAATCTCAGTATTTAGAAGGTTCTTTTGAAACTCCTAGATTTTTTCAAAAACTTATATCTTCTAATTCTTCATTACGTAAGTCTCCGATACGATCTAAATAATCATTAAGGTACCGTGTTCGTAAATAAGGTCTTTTAATTATCTCCTCAAATTCCTTCTCTGGCATTTTTTCTAGAAACTCAAATAGCTCGTTTCTATCAGAATTAATTTCAGGATATCGTCCGTTTCTTTTATAAAATTCATTTACAAACTCTTCACGGAGTTGTTCATTAACAGCTCTACGTTCTATTGTAGTATTACTTCCAGGAATAGTCTCTATTCTAGTTGGATATGCCTCCGTGATTAATTTTTCCTGTTTTGAAGTTAATTCAGTTGGCAATATCTGACCGTCATATACGTATTTATGATTTAATTCATGAGTCATAGTAGATCTATTAAACCCAGTATTATTTAAGAATACATAATTTGTTAAGTCCCTTTCATTAGATCGTTTAGGAAAGAAATATCCATGAGCTAATTGATTTCCTTTAGTAGAATTATAAATCGCTACTCTAGGATTAGTTGAAACAATATTTGATACCTTATATCCCTCTCGTTTAGCTATATTATATGGTATAGATTCAAAGTATTTAGTTTTTTCTGAAGGTACTGGAAGATCTTCAATAATATCTAATTCTTCATTTTTAAGTTTTATTTTTGATAAATCGTCTCCAGTTTTAGGATGTTTTTTAGTAAAAGTATTTGGAGTTTTATCTTTAACTACTTCTGCATATTTTCTAAGTTTATCTAAATATCGTTTTCTTAACTCAGAATTAGTTGAATTTTGTGTATTTGTAGGAATAGAAGGAAACGTATATGGTTGAACTCCTTGGTTAAGAAATCTATTTCTAGTAAAATTTATTCCTCTTTTTAATAATCCTAGACTACCTCCAATATCTAATATATCTCCAATTCCAGATAAAACAGCTTTTCCATAATTTCCTGCTTTAGCTTCTCTATAAGTTTTTTGTACTCCATTATCACTAAGAAAATTTCTAGCTCCATCAACAGTTAATCCTATGTCAATTCCTGTTTTAATTCACTTTGGTAATTGACTATATATTCAAGATGCGCTTGGCGCTGCCAAAGCTCCTGCTCCAATTATTGCTGGAGCATACATAGCTGTATTTAATCCTTCATACTCTCTTCTCTGTCTAGCAGCATCCTCTCCTATCTTTCCTAACAACTCTCTAGCTTCTTCATTTCCACTATTTGCAGAAGATGTTAATGTAGAAATGTGTTCTCTATATTTACTAGGATTAGTTTCTTTTAAATCGTTAATTCTTGTCTCTAAAGATGTAGTTGGCTTTGGAGGAGTATACAGCTCTGGATTTTTATTGATATTATCCAGAGCTGTAACAACTTGTGATCTTATATCTAATGGCATATTACTCTATACTTTTAATTAAACCACTTCTATCATCTGTGTTTTTTAGTAATTCGTAGCAGATAAGTTTACCAGCTTCTATAGCTATATCATCAGATGAATCATCTTGATATTGCTTATATAATCTCTCTAATTCATCAGTAAACTCTTTACGAAAGATAACTTCTTCTTTTTCAATTTCTGCTTGCTGAATTACTCCTCCTTCTCCCTGAGCAACAACTGGAATACCTTTACTAGTAATTTGTCCTTCTAATTCAGGATTTATTTTTTCTAAATTGTGCTTTCTAGCATGTAAAGCACCTTCTGGTATTAGATTCATTTTTCCTCCAAGTTGAAACTTTTTAGGTTCCGTGGAGTTGGTTGATCACCTACTTATAATTACTCTTGCTTCATCTAATTCTGGAAATTTCATTCCGTGTTTAGCTAATGAGTATAATTGTTGACCTCCTGAAAATCTTAATTGATTTTGAGTATTAAGAGACATTGCAGCATCACTATCAAGTCTTTTTTTGTTAAAGTCAGTTATATCTGCCTTCTTATTATACATAGATCAAGCGTTAGCTATTTGTTTTTCTTTCTTTCCTTTTCCAAATAATATACTTTTCCCACCTAGATCAGACGCAGCTTGTTCTTTATTAAAAGAATAATCAGACGCCACACTACTTCTATCAAAATTGTGTTTAGTTAACTTACTACTAAATAAACTTGCAGCGTTTCCAATAACAGGAATACTACTAATAACTTTATCTCCTGTAGATACTCCATCAAGCTTTTTACCTGCCATGCCTGCTATGCCTCCTAATAAATCATCAGCAGCACCTACCGCCATTCCTATTGGCCCTAATTTATCAGTAACTGATCTAATTCCAGATTTAATTGCAGCAGCTTGTTCTCCTCCATTTGGTCCTCCAATATTTCCAATAGCTCCTAATGCTTGAGAAACTATATTCATACCTGTAGAACCCATAAAGTTTCCAAAACCACTTGTTGGTTTTGTTAAGTTTAATGACGATGCTGAGCTTTTAAGCTTTGGCATATCCTGTTGGATTGTAGTTGAAGATTTTTTCATGAAACTAGATTGAGGCATGCTAGGCATAAGATTTTTATTTACCTTACTAAGCATATCTACATCCATAATTCCTGCTACTTCTCCTCCAGTAATTAACTTATTTATTTTTCTATATTTATACATATCCTTGAGTCATTATTGTATGTAAAGCAGAGATGGTAGCTAATTGAGTTCCATTATATCTAACTCTAATAATCGCATATTTATCTCTTACTCTTGTAGATTTAAGAGTCTCATTTTCATAATATATTGGCTGAATAACTGTATACCACATATCATGATTATAATATATATTTCCTAACCTTCTGCCATACTCTTTAATATTTAAACAATCCTGATGTACTAATAACGAATATTCATTACGCATATTATCTCATGTAACAGTTGTATAATATTCCTTTTTCGTATTTTTATCATCGTCTTTATCTAATAAAATCTTAGGAAAAATATTTGTAATACTTTCTCCCTTTTTAATTGAAGAATAAATATTTTCTTTATCAAAATCGTATACATCTCCAACAATTTCTATTTCGAGAGATTCTGGTTCTACATTATTAGAAACAATAACTAAATTATCAAATATTTTATGTAGTCCAGCTGGAGTATTAACAACAAATTCAAATTCGAATGGTTCTTGTTTATCATACCATTTAGTTGGGAATATTCTTCTCTTTGAATCTGGATTATTATAATCTACTTCATCAATATTTCCAGCTCTACCGTGTAAATATATATTGTTTAATAAAGCTTTTCTTCATTTATTTTTTTCCTCTGCGGATTTTAATTGATTTTCAGGAATAAGTAAACCTATATCATAAGATCTAGTTGCAGCAAATACTAAATAATCATTATTACTTACTTTAGAACTATTATATATTCCTTTATATTTAGATAAAAGATATGGAGTATATTCTATATTTATAATATAATATAGATATTTACTATTAGTATTCTTTTTAAATTTAATTACAGTTTTATCCTCTTTATTATAAACATAAGATATATAATATACATATAATGCATATTGTTGAGAAGCTTCGTTATTATCCTTTGTTTGAATTCTAACTCCATCTAAAGTTAAATATTCTTCTCCTACCTTTCAAAAATATAATCCTGTTTCTTCATCTTTTTCAGATTTAGGAATTATTACGTTGTTAGCTTCAATTATAAAATTATCATTATCAACCTTTGCTAAACTATAATCATTTTCTGCATGTTTGTCTATTAGTACCTCTGATTTAACTCTTTCATCTCAATAATAACCTGTAATTTTTACAGATTGAATATTGAAATTTGCATATTCTGAATTAGAAATAAATCTTAAATCTTTATCAATATTTATATCATCTCATAACCCATTTCATGGATTCATTGGAGCAATTATTGATTCTGATTGTTTCCTAAGATTATTATTTAAAATTCCATAGATATTTGTTTTAGAAAGATCAAAGCTAAAATAACTGTTATATAGATTACCTGAAAAGAATGGAGTTCATGAGTATCTAGTTACTCACATTTTTCGTACCTCATTATAACAGATATTCCAAATTTTATCTTTATTATAAAAAGTGAACATCACATCATTTTTATACGAGTTAAAATGAGTCTTTACATTTCTAACTCCTAGAATAACAGATTTTTCGAGTTTCTTTAAATTGATATTATCATTTAAATATCTCTGAATATTAAATTCTGATATTAACTCAAATCCTTCTTCTGACAGTTTTCAAATTTTCTTAGCATATGTATCTACTCCATACAAAGCTCTTGGAGTTCTAATAATTGAATCTTTCCAACTTGATCCATACATATCAGAGATCATTGTCATTTGCTTTTGAAGAACTCCAGAACCATACATATGAATGTTTTGTCCTTGAGTAGTTTGAATTAGTGCTTTTTCATTTACAGGAACTATAGCAATAGCATGTTCAAAGACACAAAGAATATTATTTTGTCAAGGAAGTATTTTAACAATTCCTCCATACTGCCTGTCCATGTCTTCGTATGACAATCCTTGAAATACTTTATATGAGTTTTTAAACGAACCGTCTACTTGAACATTACTAAACATTATTCTAGTATCAAATATATCTTTAATATATGGTACTATTTCAAAAGCGTAATTTCTTTTTACTCCTACTGTAGTATTATACCCAAAGTTTAATAATGCAGATTCAGGAATCTTTGCAGATGATTTTACTGAAATATCATTTACAGGATAAAAGTTTCTATAGTTTCCCATTAATGCGTATTCATCTGTATTGAATGGATCTAAAGACCGTAATCCAATATTTGAATTAGATAAACACTTATATACAAACCATGTTCCAATTGGAACTGCGTCTACATCAGCTTTATTGATTGCATCTCAATCTGTAGTACTTCTAGCTCCTTTAAAATTGTCTTTCCAGCAATTAGGATCAACAATTGTATCGTTAATAGGTACAGAGGTTGAAGTAAAATTACGATGCATTCTTGTACATACTGTTCCTGTAAAGCAGTCTCCTCTAAATACAATAGGAACTGTATTTAAATTAATATTAGTTTTATATGTAAAAGATATTGGAATTAACTTTTTGTTAGTTGAATTATCTATAGCTAAATAGTCTTTACGCAGTTGCGTAAATGTAAATTCTGCAAAGTTAGGATTATCAGTAATGTACTTTTTAATTGCTATATTATCATCAGTACTATCATCTATACTATCCTTATATTCTAATGCGGTATTTAGATAATCAATCAAATCCTTCTCAAATTCATAATCTGAAACCGAAGTTTCTCATAATGGACAATTTTTAGTAACAATTTGATCTTTTTCTATATCGTTAACTACTTCTTCATCAGATAAGCTATATCTATCACTAACTGCAAAAAATGGAGAATTATCTCTCATTCTAATTGTAAAATATTCTTCAAGAAAGGCTTCACTGTAATTCTTTATATAAATATCATATAAACAATTATCCTCAACATCTCCTTTAACTCCAATAAAAGATGTAAATATACCTCTGATATAATCAGTTGAAGTTGCGTTATCTGTAACAGTGTGCCCAAAAGAAACTACTTGTTTTAAATCCTCTTGCATACCTGCTTTTGTACTAAAAGCATAATCGTCAAGAATTCTTTGAGGTACTTCAGAATCAACATAAATTAATCCTTTTACTTGTTCAGAATCTGTTCCACTTTGAGTTTTATAATTTGGATAATAAATTCTAGTCTTAATATTCTTTAAACTATCTTCAAATTCAGTTTTTCTTATTAAGTTAAACTCAGACCCATTAAATAAAGATTGCAGTTGCTTATCTACATAAGAATCAATACACAATAACCCAGAACTAGATTTCATATTACTAACAATCTTTCTAGAATTATATTCTGTATTTAATACCCGAGATGTATTTATGAATGATTCTGCTATATACTTAGGACTTCCATTTTCTGTACCATCTCTAAGTGTAGGAACACTACTAGCTTCATCAACTCCAATACTAAAACCTTGTGCTAAAAAATTAGGTATTCTTTTTTGGCGAACAAAAAAGTACCCTTTAATATTATATTCTTTAAGCTTATCTATTACAATTTCTGGAATTTGAAATTGGATTCCAAGTGGAACTACTCTCTGATTACTGTAATCAATTATGTCTATATCTTTACTAAATCTAAATACTCCATTAGTATTTTCAAGTTTAGTCTTATCTAGAAAATCAGTAAACTCAATATCTTCAATTTTATTTTCAAACTTAAAGTTTATTTTACCTTCTTTCTCTATTGTATAGTTAAAGTCTATTCCTCTTAAGTTATATACTGGAGATAAATGATCATCATTAAAGATATAAACTATTCCAAATCGATATAGTTCTTTTGGAAAATATCCTAATCTATAATATAGATTTTGTGGAGAGTAGTATTCTATTTGAGAATCGTCAAGATTTTCTTTAGTTACAAAAGTATCAGGATGAATATATCCTATATTATAATTTTCATCCTGAACTTCTTTAGCTACTATATGTAAAGATAAATTTCTTAGGCCAGTGTTTTCATCTTCATTTTTCTCTACATTAGCAAAAAATAACATATTTTGTACTTGTGTTTGAGTTTTCACACTCTCAACATAATTGTACTGAATATTTAAATCTTCAACCGTTACTTGTGAAGTTTCTTCATATCCAGTAATAGTTATTAGTTGTGAACTAGAAACAATTTCATAATTAACATCAATTTTATATGTTTCTTGAACTAGTACTCCGTTTTGATCACAAGTATTTCGTAAGCAGTATAGATTAAAGTATTTAAAAGAAGTATCTATATTATAAAAGTTAAGTAATATTGACTTATCTGTTCTTTCATCCATAAAAGCACCACTACATGTTTTTGGATTATTGATAGTTCCTTTAAATACAGAAATTATACCAGTTTCAGCAACTATATCTGTTTCGTTAAAATCCTCATCAAGATACTTTAAATAGAAAATATAGTTACCTCCTTTTAATTGCCCAAAAGTTGAAACTTTGTTAAGCTTCAACTTTGGGATCTTTTGTACATTTCTAAACAATCTAGTTTCTTGATCAAGAAAACTTTCATCATATAGATTAGATTGTTTATTTTGATTTCGATTAATAACTTTGTATCTATCTCCTTCTAATAAGGTAACTCGGCTATTAATTATACGTGGAGGATTTACATCATCATTTAATATTAAGTTTACAGACCCATCATAACTTTGTTGACATTCAATATCAATCGGATTCTCTAAACCAATATTAAGTTGATTATTGTCTACTTGAAAATTAGTAATGCTACCATCGTCCGCTTTAATATTTCTTAGTGGATGATATTCTCAAGCAACATCTCCTTCTGTTTTATATTTTTTAACTTTTAAAGTTACATCCATATTACCTATCACATGTTATTGTACAACAGTAAGCTATATCACATCAAGCAGTTGAATCTCTGAACTGTTTCATTGCTAATTCACCTTTATTTAGATTTTGATCTTCATTTATATATACTCGGTCCTCATTATATTTAAGTTCTTTAACTAATTTTGATAATTTAATTTCATTAAGTTCTTCATTATATGACTCGTGTAAATACACTTGCTTATTATCTAAATTTTCTAATGCATTAAACTTATCTCTTAAACTATTGTATTGTTCATTAACAATAGTTATAAACTCCTCTAATTTAGTTCCTATATTTTCAAAACCTGAAAAATAAAAGGTTTTTGAAATAGGAATTCTAGATGTAATAGCATTATTGTTATCTATTTTAAACGCAGATACAATTTTAGTAAGTGTATCAGATAACTTTTCAGAACTAGATTCATAATTATAAATATCATATTTAAATCTTACACTTACATTTAATAATTTTGTTTTAAACGGTTGAAAAAGATTACTTAATAAAGATATTGTATAAAAGTAATAAATTATTTCTTTAATATCAAGCGCAATTCTAACGTAAGCCATTATTGCTGTATATAGTAACATCGCTTGAAGTTGCATTGTATCCCTTTGCGTATCATCTATTTGAAGTCCTTTTGCTGGAGGGAACGAGTAAAAGATAGCTCATGCTCTATCATATCTTTCACTAGGAATTAATAGTCCAAATAATCAATATCTGTAGTTCTTATATTCAGTAGTAGTTCTTATCATTTGATTGTCTCCTCAGGAATTATTAGAAGAATGATTATCTGCAGCAAACATCATTGGTCCGTTTATTGCGCTAGTTACACTTCTCATTTGAGGAGAATTTAAAAAGCCGCTATTGTTACTTATACTACTGTTTTCACTTAAATTTCATCTGTCATAAAGACTTTGAATATCACTATAACATCAGCGTTGTTTAGGTGGAGCAGATATATTAGAAGTATCAGTTATACTAATCTCTTTTCCTAAGTTTCCATTATTATTTATATAATACTTATTATTTGCAATAATCCAATTATCAACTATTTGTTTATGTTTACGTCAATGTGTTTTTGCTGTACGTTTACCATATAACTCGTATGTTATAAAAGATTTTAGAGAAATAGTATTTTTATCAGAATCATAAGTATTATTTCAATTAGAATCGAGTGTACTTAAATTATTTAAAGTTAACTCTTTGTTAGCTCTTCTTTTTCTAATTGCAGAGCCGCTAGAAACTTGCAATTTATATTCGTCATATATATCAAAATATATATTTGTATTATTATCAATATATTCTTCATTTGAATTAGTTTCAATAGTAACTTTATGAGATTTATTTAAAGTGTCAATAAAATAACAATTTTTTCCTATCGTATCTAATTTTAATCCTTCTCATAATCTTCCTATTCTATATTCATTTGAAGTAGGTTCTGTTTTATATTGATTTTTCGGAACTACTATTTCGAACAATTTTTGTTGTCCTTTATTTTGAAGTATATAACGTTGCGTTGGATGAACAATAGCACTACCTACTTTACTTTCAGTTTTAGCTTTGGCGATAAACGAATCTCCATAGTATTTTTTAATGTTATTCTCATTATTATATGTATCTTCGATATTTGTTGAAGGAGCTTCGATATAACCGTCTTTATCGATGTTTTTAATAAGAAGTACATCTTTTGGAGGTAATTCTAATGCTTGTTCAAAATTTTTTATTGCGACAGATAATTGATGAGATATATTACTTGCTCATTGAGTAGGCTTAATATTTTGATAATTGTCTCAAGCATAAAAATAATTAGTAAGTTCAGATATATATAACACTAGTTCTGTTTTATTTCCTATTACAACATTTGAATTAGTATTAATAAAATAATACATTTCGAGAATATATATATCTTCTTTGTCAAAATGATTGATACTTTGCGTTTCATCATAATCTCCTTGGTAATAAGGAATATCAACAATATTTATTCCATTATAATCCAATTCATTTCAAGAATATACCTCCACTCCATTATTTAATATTATTGAACTTCCAACTCCATCTATAATGCATTTTGAATATTTACTTATTGTTTCTATAGTTTCTGGATAGTATCTCCATAGATTATATCCGATATTTATACCTGGAGCTGCTTTAAAATCAAAGTATAAAGTTGTAGAATTTTGATCTACATAATACTTAAAATACTCTTCTCCAAATGTTATTTTACTAGCGTCGATTGTTTGTGTTTCAGTACTGATTACTGTTGTAAACTGATCATATATTATATAGTTATCTCCAACTTTTAAAGCAGGAGTAACGTAGTTGTATTCTATATCTGTTTTTTGATATGTTGTATGTAAAATAGATTGAACATCATTATACTCTAAAATAGAAATTTCACTCTGCTCAATTTTATAACGTTTTTCATTAATATCAGATTTGATATCCGATGTATCGTGAAATATAAAACATAAATTATCTTTAATGTAATTTAAACGAATATTATCATACGTTTCTTTACTTCAAATAGTTTTTAGTTTTAGATTTCCAGTAGGAGTTACAACATATTTATTATCAGTAGTTTGGTTTACTGTTACATTTGATTGTTCAAAATATACTCCAAATTCTTCTGGAGTATTAATTTCAAATCTTGCAGCTAACCAACCAGGTATTTCTCAAGAAATTGGTTTATAATCTGTACTAGTTTCAACATCTTGTTCAGTTCTAAAATTAATATAATTATTTATTCTATATAACTTATTTTCATCAGTTAAAACATATAGATTTAAATGTTGTCAATTTAATTTTTCTGTAGATGAAGAAAGTAAATCTTCTGATTCTCCTTTGTCGTTTTTATAATATAATAAATATTCGTCTCCTGGAGATAAATAAAAATTAACATCCTTATCTTTACTTAATAAAGTAACAGATTGATTATTTATATTAGAATAAAAACTATATATGTCGTCTTCTAGCTCAATAAAATTTAAACTATTATTTGTATTATCTCCTTCAATATTATTAAAAATAGTTTGAGGTGCAGGAAATGTACCAATTTCTGCTTTATTTTCTATAGGATTATAAGATATTATATATAATAATCCTCCATGTTCTTTTAGTCCAACTGGAACGTAGTTTGGAGTTAAACTTCCTTGTTGAAAGGCATAATTACCCATATCATTTTGAAGAATAAATTCGTCTCCATTATATGTAATTAAAGTTCCATTTAGACAGTCTGTCATAACAGTATTTGGAGTTACTAAAGGATGAAGGTCCTTAATCATTCCTCCATTAAACTGACTAGTTTGTGTTAATCTTTCCATATTAAATTAATTTCAATATACCGTCTTCATCAACTTGCAAAGTTCCAGATTTATCTCCAATTGTTACAGTTCCATCTGAATTTATTACTATTGCTTTTGTTTCAAAATCTCCATCTACAGATATAGTAAACGCTTTTGTTTCTAACGAACCGTCTATATTAAATGTAGCGGATTTTGTTTTAATTAATCCTGTTGAATCAATTAAATAAGACTCTGTTTCAATTTTACCTAGACTTTTATTAATTGTAATTCACGATTGCTCCTGAATTTTAACTTCTGCTAAAGTATTACTGATTTTTAAAAAAGGTCATGCGATATTTGGATTTATTAAAGTACAATTCTCAGGACAATAAATTCCATTTCCAGTTAATTCTCCAAATATAGAATCAGTAATCCCACTTAGATTTCCAATAGCTCCAATACTATTTCCAATTACATCTAAATCAACAATATAATCAGAAACACAATTTAATTCTGCAAGATTAATAATATAACTACTTACATTATATGTTCCAATTATCTTTTCATCTTTCACAATATCTTCTTTAATTGTACTAGTTTGAGAGTTTTTAAAAGAGTATGTTTGCAAATCAGTAAGAATAGAAATAGTATGTTTGTTAGTAGAAGTTACAATCGCATTAACAATAATTGTACTAGTTTCAGATGTAGTAGGTTCTATATCACATATATTTGTTATAATATTTCCATTTTCATCTTTATAAGTAATATTTTTAACTTCAAATACAAATTCAGTTCCAAGATCTAATCCTCCAGTAGTAAATTCAATTGTATATGCTGTTCCATTATATTTAGTAGGAATTGCTTCTAAATATATAATTTTTGATAAAATGTCATATAAAGTTCCTTGTGATTTAGTAGTAATCGTTTTTCAAACTTCTAAGTCTTTAGGTTTAAATATAATGTCTGATCCTATGATATATTCTACTGTTTCAGGAGTTCATATATAATCGCTATTTATAATTTCAAATAATTTTGAAGCTAAGATATAAAAATCTTCAGTAGTATTAATTTCATCTTGGATAAATAAATCATAAATAATACTTAATAAATCTACATCATAATCAATAAACTTTGAATTCAAAAATTCACTAAAGGAACTAACTTTTACATTTGATCCGATTGATATACTTCCTATTAAGTTTTTAAATGAAATATTTTCTATATTTCCATCTACTGCAGAAATAGAATTTACTACCAATTTACCATCATTAACACTAAATTGTCCATCTGAAGTAGAAATAGATTCAAATTCCATTTTATCGTTTCTCTTCATAAAATCCAAAGAAGAATATCCATCTAAATATTCTGCGTTTAAGTTAATAATTTTTGTATTTTCTCCATTAATAACAAATGCTGGATTTCCATTAAAAATAACTGTATCATTAAAAGTATTAGTTGTAGAAACTGACGGCCCTTCTGTATCTTCCTCCTTATCAAACGGAAGATACATTTCATTATCAGTATAATATATATTGTCTCCAGGTGCAAAAATAATTTTTAAGTCTCCAGGATATTCTAGTTCTCCAGAAAGATAAGGCCCCATTCCTTCTTCTGCAATTATAAAATTAGACTCTGCAGCATTAGAGCTTTTATCATCTGCATTTTCTGTATCGTATTTCAAAGTATAATACTTATCTCCAACTAGCACTCTAATATTTCCTGAGGTTCTAAAAACTAAGTTTTTGTAAGGATTACCTATTCTTTCTTCTTTTGCCATATTAAATCATTATTATTTTGTTCTTTGCATCTCTATACGCAATGTATTCGAAATTTCTTGTTGTAATTTCATTTTTTAAAAACGTTCATCCTACATCAATAGGATAATATAGTTTAAAGAAGTGTGTTCTAGATCTATCTAAATAACACTCTTCTTGTATTTTATATAACTTCAAATCTCTAAATTTTATTTTAGCTCTTCGTTTTGAAGTTATCTGAGTTTGATAAAATTCTCACTCAGCTTCTGTTAGACCGAAATAGTACGCTCCGTTATATACTTCTTGAGCGTACTTATATTTCAGTCTTAATTTAATACGATGTTTAATATTATTATATCTAACTCTTTTATAATCATCAAAAAACATCTTTCCACAAAAAGCAGTATAGTTATGATTTCCTAAAACTACATCTGCTCCACTTTTAGCTAATAAATGAAAACTACTAAAACCGTGTTCTATAACTCTTTTTAACTCATCTTTTGAGATCTTTGGATATTTTTCTTGTATAATACCTAAATAATCGTCTAATTCTTTAATCATAATTAATAGTACACTTTTGCTTCTTCAGTATATTGATCTATGAGTTTTTTAAGATATTTATCAACATAGATTGGTTTTTCCATAGTTTCTTTATTATGCTTCATATATCTATATACTAGCTGGTTTCCTGTAAATTGAGATAATACAAAATCAATATTATTAAATTTACCTCTTCTATATGCTTGTTTAAAGTCTTCATCTGCAATTTGTTTCATAGAAATTTCTCCATAATTCCCAAAACGCAGAGGTAGTACAAAGGTAACATTATTATTTATAATATCCAATAAGATCTCATAAAAACAGTCATCAAAAATCTTAGCAGCTAGATTCTTACGATCTTTATATCTATTTTTTACTCATCTTCCTTTTAATAACTTAGGATTTAACCCATTATATAGTTCCCTAGAGTTAAAACCATGAGGAAACATTTTTTTATTCATTAGTTAACAGGTTTAAATGATTTCTTATATTGCTTTCTATCCCAACGTGTACGAGCATCAAGAATCTCATTCATTTCATTTTGCGAGATATGTTCAGGAACTCTGGCATCACTACAAGCTCTCAATCATTCTTGTTTAACTGCTTGAGCTATTTGAAAAGAATTACTATCTCTTAATACAAGACTCTTTTTATATAAATCAATATATGCGGCATATGCAGCTAACGCAGTTAATTCTTTATCTGTTATAAGTGGCAGTCCATCATCATCTACAATTACACCATGATATAGTACAGATACATTCGAATAATCTCTATCAAACTCTAATGCATTATTTATCTCATTATAATTTAATAGTTTTCCTGATTGATATAAAGGATCTTTATTTCATTTTCAAGCTTCATTATATCTTTCATAATAAGCATTTTGAACTAATGGAAATATACTAGTATCTGAAGTAGATTGAAAGTCTTCAAATGGAATTGTCACAGATTCTATAAAAGATAAATTACAAGGTAATTCTAGTATTCTGTTTGTAGTATCTCCTACATATCTATACATTCTAGAATGTTTGTTACCTATTAACTGTAAACCATTTAAAACTATATCCTCAAAATTATCAGGATTTATTGTAACCCCATATAATATATTGGCAAGAGAATATACAGAATTTATATTATTTAACTTCATAATTATTTAGGAGTTTGATCGTTAGGCGTAACAGGAGTTGCAAGTTGACGATACCAGCGAATATATTTCTCAGTCATTCTTTTAATAATTTCATCAGATAAAATTCCACAATCTAGATATACCTCAGGGTTTTCAGAACAACAATCTCATTCTAAAAGCTTTCTTGGATCTAAGAATAGTGCAATTACAGATATATATTTTACAAAAGGAACATTAAAAATATATCCGTCCATATTACCATTAGAATTAATTGCAGTGTCTATATAAACATATGGACTTCCTGGCTTATTTTTCCTATACTTATGAAATCTATAAGTTTCATCTGTATAAATATTATAACGAGTATGCCTATCTATACTGCCAACAAATCTTATTGTATCAATTCCATTTATATAAATAATTGGTGGGATTTCAAAATGTAATGCTTTTTCTCCAACTTGTAAATCACAACATTTTGACATATAATCACAATCAACTTCAATACAATTAATTGCTAAAAATAATTCGTCTAAAGTTAAAATTCCTTTTAAAAGAAATTCTCTCATTATCTGATTACGTTCAGCTACTACTTCATCCTGAAGTTGTTCTACAGATATTTTGGGATTTGAAGTAATTCCAGCTAATCCAGTTACTGTATTATTATATACAGCACTTGCTATTTGTTCTATTGTCATAAACTTCAGTTTAAAAAATTAAAGGCAGGACAGGGAAATACCCCGCCCTGCCTTCTTCTAGTGATATATGTTAAAAGGAGTATTAAGCTCCTACTGTAAACTCTTGTTCTGCTACAGCATTACCATAAGAGGCTTTAACTGTAAACTTATCATCTTCTGCTGCAGTTTGTCCTTTTTTTACAGTAAGCTTACCATCGTTATCGATTTGATACTTACTATCTTCTTCTTTAATTGAATATTTAATAAGATTTGGACTAACAGCGGGACCAGATACATTTGCTTTAATTATTGCTTTTCCTTCGTTAATATCCTGTACTGAAACCTTAAGTGCAGATACGAATTCGATATTAATTAATTCAGTATTATCAGGACTAACAACTTTAATTGAATCGTCTCCAAATGCTTCTTTGATTGCTGTTTCAAACTCATCAGCAATAGAACTCAATACATAGAAAGTATGAGTAGTAATTGACTTCAGAGCCTGACCAACAGTACCTTGTCCATGAAGACCTCTACGAGGTGAGCAATATCCAAAAGAATATTGAACATAGAGACCACCCTTAACAGGATACTCCTCTTCATTTAAAGCATCATACCGAAGATTAGGATAACTTGGGAATCGAAGATTCTCCTGAATCCATGCGGCTGTACCAACTTCCATTTCATTAGGAACATAGCTATCTTTGCGGTTAGCTTTAGAAAGTGCATCAAATACTGTAACATACGTCCATTCGTTGCAAGCATCTGCAGGACATCCGTTGTTATCTGCAAGTTGTAATTCAGCTACTTTAATAGTCTGATGTGAATCAATTCCACTAATTTTTACTTTATTAGTATCAACTTTTGTAACACGTGCAAATCTATAATTTTCAGGAATCGCCATTTCGATAGCTTTAATCATAATTTCCTGAGCATCAGCAAGATTGCTAGCATCAAGTTCGAATTCAGCCATAATTGGCTTACCAAACTTATACCAGGGATAAGCATAGTCTGAAAGATATTTTCCATCTAAACTAAAACCTACAATTACACGATAAATACCAACGTCTGTTGGAACATTAAGTATAACTGAAGGAGCAACTCCTTTGTTGTACATTGTTTTATAAACAACTCCATCAATTAGACCTTCTTTTCTATAATCTGCACAACGAAGTACACGAAATAGATTTACAGCTCCAGTCATTGCCTTGAAACGAGGAGTTACACCATCTTCAAGTACATTTGAATTGATTATTACTTCTTTTTGAAAATCAAACATAGTTTTCTAATTTTTAAGTTAATAAATTTATTTATTTCCAGGTACGGCTATAGTCTGATTAATAGGAACGTTTGTTTGTAATCTTGGATCACCTGCATTCTCTAATAATAGTCTAGTTACGATATTAATAATCTCGTAACAAACATAGTCTGGAAATTCCAAGGTTTGAGTATTATCTTCTGGTAATAATACATCATCCTGAGTCATGGAAACATACATAGGAGCTTTTACATAAGTAATATATACATTATTTAAACTTCAATTCGAATCGCCACTATGTATTTCCAAATTTACAGAAGATTGATTTACAATCCTTTTATATGGTTCTTTTAATGCATAAAATCGATATTTTCCATCCTCTGTTTTAATATAATTAGGACGATAACTACCTTCTTTAATTTCATTATCCATAACAGGATTTGTTACTGGTTGATCTTTTTCATTTCTATTAATAATATAATAATATGGCTTCTTATGTGAAGGTTTCATATAATAATTATTAATAATACCTGCATAAAGATCTGCAGTTAATCTTTGACATGTTGAAGTAATAGTTCTTTGCACTCCATTTCCACATCTAGATTTATTTGAATCACTACCTGTAAATTCTGCAATACAATTCAACATATGTAAGTAATCTTTAGGAAGTTGTAGCTCTCAAACAGTATCATTAAATTCCTGTCTTGGAGCAATTTTACCTACTTTAATTACTGATGTAGTTTGTAAAAATCCTAAGTCATCTGAACTTTGTTGATTGTACTCACTTCTATTATATACACTATTTATATATTGTTGAATTGCTTTATTAAACAAGTATATGAAGTCCTCAAGTAAAACTTGAGGAGCTTTCACCTTGTTGCATTCAACTAAAATGTATTCATATGCTTGTCTAATAGTCATTATATATTGTTATTTATTGCTTTTCTTCTTTTCCGTCTTTTCAACTTTTTCCTCAGCTTTATCTTCAGCCTTTTCCTCTACTGTTTCTTTTAAACTTAGTTTCTGAAGATCAGGGTATGTCTCTAATGTAATACCCTCGTAGATAGTTTTATTTGCAGGAATCTTCAAGAAGAGTAAGATAGATTCGTCAGTTGTACCTAGACGAACATCCCCATACATCCAAACTCCACTTTGAAGGTTGATAACACGTTGTTCTTTTGCGTCAATAAGCAGCAGTTTAAGTGCTGTATCTGATCCTGTATAAAGGTCAATAACAACCATTGGATCTTTTTCCGCTCTTTGATATAAATAGTCCTGAACATCTGAGTCAGGAGCATTTCTCATTGATTTGCCAAGTAACCTTGTTTTGGTAAGTCTTCCTTTAGCAGAATCTTGTTCAATATAAGTGAACGCTTTTGTTACAAGCTTCATACGTTCGATACGTTTTTCAGATTCAACTCCAGGTCTTTCTACATAGAATTCAGCTTGACCATAACGTTTTGGACCTCCGTCAATTAAAAGATTACCTTTTGAATCTTTAGAATCTCTTTCAGGTGCAATTAAGAATGAATCTTTAATGCAAGTCCAAATATTTCTTTCTAGAGGATTATCTAAATCAAACGTTTTACCATCATAAATCTCTATTCGTTCATCTTCCTTAATAAAGTAATTACTATCAGGACTATTAATTTCTGCTTCACTTAAGATCATTTCTGTATCTCCACTAGCGTCTACCTGACGAACTCTTTTTACAAAAGGATAGTTTGAACCATTTGCTTGTTTTAAAGGATTAATAAAGCAATGTGCTTTTTCCTTACCATATACATTTCTTAAAGTTACTATATTATTCATATTTATTCTTATTAAATTTATCTATACCAAATAATGATATCTAAGTTTTAAATATTTTGTAGACTTCTCCCGAAGGAGAAGCCTACTAATATTCTATTCTATCTTTTTATATTACTTTTCACTAACTAAGATAAAGCTACGATATGGGTTGAATACACCAACACCAGCATAACCCCAGTCAATAAGTTTAGTTGCAGCTACTGGGCTTGCAACAGGACCACTTTCACGTCCACTTCTACGACCAACACCCTCTAACCAGTTATGGCAGAACTCATTGTTCTTGAATGTGAACATTGCAATAGCGGGTTTTCCACTAGCAGCATCAGCAGTCAGATCAAGGAAGATACCATATTTCTTCTCAGGGAATTCGATATCAAGAGCACGGTCAACTTTGAAAGTTACAGTATTACCTGCATACTCGTATGAGTTATAGGTTGCACCAACTTTGATATAATCATTAGCACCCTTAGAGAACATGAATGTACCAACAGTCTTCCAGTCACGAAGATATCCTGACAGACTATCTTGAATTTCAGCCCACATAGGAGTATTGCAAATAAAGATATATTTATTGCCAGTAGGATTATTTGATTTAGCGATCATGGCAAGGATAGCGGTATTCATAACTTTATTAGTCATCTTTGAATACACATATTTACCTGCGAAACGCTCAATCTGAGGAATAATACCATCGCCAGAGATAATAGGCTCACCTGTTTCAGGATCAAAGATCTTAGGTTTACCATTCTTATCTACGTTAGTCTTACCCCAAAGCAGTGCATTTGCACGAGCAGCCATGAAGCTATCAAGACAATCTTTTTCTGCAGCATTCATTTTGTAAACAGGATCACTTTCTGTTCCTTTACCAATCTGAATGAAAACGTCCTCCATTGCACGATACTTAGCAGTGTAGTCTACATCTGCACGGTGTGTTGCAATAAATGTACGATGCTTTTCAACATTTGACTGATACTTAACGTATCCTTCCTCATGCATTTCAGGCTGATAGTTCGTTAAGAAACGAGTCTTCATACCTGGCTGGCAGAATTCAACATCAAGAGTAGCATTGTAATCTGAATCTTGTAGTTTACCTACAATCTCCCAGTCTCTATCTGATCTACGAACAGGACGTGACAGGAAGATAACTTGCTGACGTGATCCTTCGATGATCATTACGTCATTTCTCTGATAATAATTTTCAGGGAAGTGGAAGATGATATCAGTACCCTGAGCACCATCGCCATCAGGAACCTGTAGGAAAGGAATTCTCTTAATAAATCCTACATTAATGTCCCACTCTACCATAAATGAATTAATACTTTGGAAACTATTTTTCTTGTCTTTTTCCATTGTATATATATTCATCAGAGATTCAGTAAGGTACGATGCGGTATACTGCTCATAAAGTGATGATACAATACCAAGACGTGCAGGTTTTTCACCTAAAAATTTGTAAAAATCCTCATATGTACGAGTTGAACTCATCTGAGGACGTACTGTACTAAAACTAGAAATTCTCATATTGTTTAATTTAATTGTTTATTTATAATTCGTCATCTCATAATGACGCGATTGATTTATCTGGATTTGATTTATTTTTCTCTTCATTAGTAGGTATTACAGTTGAAGGTTTAGGAGGCTCATTCTTAGGAGCTGCGGGCTTCCTAGTTTCCTTAATTAAACTCTTATAATACTGAGAAATACCTGAAATAGCATCTTTACCAAAGAGACGATACCAAGCAAGCTCTACAAGAACTTGTGGATCATTTAAATCTTTAAAGAACTGGCTAGCTCCATTTTCATCTTGATCTAGAATATAACTAAAGATCTCTTGTTTATCGTGATCTTCAATTTGTAAACTATCAGATTTTTCATCTTGATAGTCAAGAGAGATTTCATTGAAATTTACTAACTGTTCCTCAAGTGTTGATTTAAATGCGTTATACTGTTCCTCTTGAGCTCTTTGTGCATCTTCTACTGCTTTATCTTCTTGTGCTTTATATTGGTTTCGAATTGTCTCTACCTTTTTCTTAAATAAGTCTTCATTACTCTTTGCTAAGTCTAAATCTGCTTGAATTTCCTCTTCAGTCATACCTTCAAACTTAGATTTAAGATCGGCAATATACAATTCTTCATCAGAGTAGTCATCTACAGAATAAGCTTTATTAACAGGTCCATTCTGATTAATGTAGTCCTGTACTGCTTTTTGAGAATAGTATTCAACAACATCTTGAATTGTAAGATTGTTGTTACGAAGGTACTCAATAGTATGAACTTCATCTTCAGTTAAGTCAGGTTTTGCTAATTCATTTAAAATATTTAGTTGTTCTTCCCTATCTAAAGTATTGAAATCTACTTCTTGTTCATTACCTTCTTCATCTTGATAAATTAATGTTTTTCCATCTCTTAAACCTCTTCCTTTTAAGAATTCACTAAATACATCAAGATCTTTATCTTTTGGTTCAGGATCTGAGTTAGTGTCATTAGGGATTGGTTCAGGAGTTGGATCATTTTGGTTATCAGGATTTGTATCTCCTTCGAGATTAGTTTTTGTGTCAGAATCATCTGGTTCTAGCAGATTATCCCAATGATTTTGTCCGTCGATAATCATAATTCTTATTTTTCCTTATTAATTGATTATTAATGTGTTTTAATATTCGCAGCAAATATAATATATAAATTTCTAATTTCCAAATAAAATAGAATAAATTTTATATTAATTCTCACTTTGAATAGCTTCTACAAAGTCTAAGATATTATCAGTAATAGATCCAGCTTTATCAAGCTTTTCAATAATTGACTTTAAGAATCCAATTTCACTGTCTGTAAATTCAACTGTTAATAGTTCCTTTTCAGGAGACCACACAATTCTACCATCTTTATTCTCAATCTTCAATGCTTCAACTTCCTCACTTGAAAAGTCAATCTTTTTCCGAACATTTCTTTTTGAAATCATTTCAGTTACAGAACCTTGCTCAGGAAGATTCATCAGTAACATTAATCGAGTAGCTACATTTAAATCAATTTTTTTCATTTTAGTTTTATTCATATTAGTTCATATTTTAGTTAATAATTGCAAAGTTAAAGATTATTTAATAAATAAACAAATTTTTATACAAATTATTGTATATAAACAGAAAAGGAGTGACATTTCTGCCACTCCTTTCTATCTATTCATTTAACATATCTTTTAATTCGATTAAATCTTGATGACTTAAAACTAAGGCTCGATTTACCAAAGGTAAATTCATCTTTATTTTTCCGCTCCCGATTTCAAGTTCTCCTAGAAATCCACTGTTGACTTTGAAAGGTTTAGTGTTAATTACATTATCAATCATTTCAGATAATATACCATTAACGTCAACCATTCCGTCTTTATCTGCAATTTGTTTCAACATTGCTTCGACTTTATATGAATTATTGTCAATTACTCTAGTTATCAAAGGCTTAGCAAATGCCATTAAAGGATTGCTTTGCGACAATGAAGTTAATTGTTTATCAACAAAACCATTAAGTCTAGTCATTATTACATCTACGTGCTGCGCCATTGTTTAATAAATTCTTCATAAGTTAAACCTGGGTTATCTTTAGAGAATTCGCGGAACTTTTTAAAAATAGCCATCTCATTATCTGTCTCTTCTACTATCTTGTTCTTTAACTTCTTAACTAATTTTAGCTGTCTTTGTAATAAGTCCTTACCCTCTGAATTACTTTCAATTTTAGCTTTTACTAAATTGAGTAATTCTACTTGCACCATTTGTTGTAATGAAGCTGTAATTTCTGAATATTCTTGATCTTCAAAAAATCTAGCTTTTTGACTTTCTGTTAAAGAACTCATCTCTTTATCTATATCATCTCATATTAAATCAGTCTGGAGAGTTCCCTTCTTCTGCAGTTGTGCTAGTTGGGCTTCATATTGTTTTAATATTTGCATCTGACTTGTAATATCAGATTGAGATAATAGAGGGTCTGAATTACCTAGGAAAACTTGATTCACAGGATACATCTTTTATTTTACTTTAAATTACTAGGCCGCTGGTGTTGTAGTTGGCTCAAACAGAATACTGTTTGAATAACCTGCACAAGGGCAAAGTGGATTATAAAGTGAACGTTGTACTGTATCAGTTCCTACTTCTACAGCAGCTACACGGATAGGATAGAAAGTGTTATTAGCATAGTTAACAATCTTGTTGTCAGCACACATTCTACGTTCTGCTTCAAGACCTACCATACCAGCTACACTAGCAATCTCCATCTTAGTAACTTTGCTTCTCCAAGGCTCTACAGCAGCATTAACAGCAGCTGCAGTTTCAAGTTTACCAATCCGATCAGCTAATACATCGAATTGATCTCTTTGATTTTTATACAGCCCGAAGTCAGCGTCGATCTGGCTCTTGTAAAGTCCAAACATTTCACCATTAATAGTCTGACGATCGTTAAAACGAGCGTTTGCAGACAGTAAAGCAAAATCATAAAGAGCTTTCTGATTAGCTAACTCAGCATTGCAAGAGTGTTGCCAAGCTTGGAATGTCGTTGGACCACCAGTAATAGCTTCAGCAGCTAAAGCACCAGCAGCTGCACTACCTGTATTTCCAAGTCCGAATAAACCTCTTCCGCTAAGAGCTAAAAGTCCTAATGCGGTTCCAGCAATACCTACAATATTTTTCACATAAGGTCGTTAATCTTATGCAGTTCTCTTATGAACTTCTACATCTTTATATATACATGTAGTTAAGACTATATCTTCATCCAATTTGGATGCTCCCCATTTCGCACTACTTAGTGCTACTCTCTTCCGAGATAGTCGTTGAACTTTCAAAGATATTTCTATCTAAGCTTAGCTGCTGATTGTCCATTTCTGGAGTTTCCAGCAATTAAGGGAGTTTTGCATATAATATTACTATTATAAGGACCTAGTATATTAAGCCTAATCCAGTACCAGCTACACCTTTTGAAGCGTATTCTTTTTCACCGCTTTCATATACATCTTTGTGTACCATTTCTTTCTTTTCTACTACTTCCATAGTTCTATTATTTTTTAAATTAATTAAATCTATTTGTTGTAAGCTTACAGTACAAAGATACTACCACATCAATCCAAAACATAACGTTACTATGAAAATAAAAAATCCCCTTAAGTTTCTCAACCTAAGGGGATTAGAAGGATCTGTAATTAGTAACTCGTTACTAATTCTTTTCCTGTAAAATATCTAAATCTTTCTTATATCAATATAATTCTTTAAATCCTATTTGTTTACGACCTTTAGGAATCTTACCTGCTCTAACATAATTGTCAAAAGTAGCTCTACTAACTTTTAAGTACTTACAAGCTTGATATTTACTGAGTTTCTCGTTCTTATTAGTTATTTCAGAAAGATACTCAATTACTTCCTCACACTCTTCTGTACTAAGATTAGAATTACCAGTATCAATATCGTTAACAATCTTTAATAAAAGTTCCTTAATTAGTCGCATCATATCCGTATACTGCTCCATTAACTAATACTATACTAGAATTAATATAAGTTATACAATAACATTTATAAGTTCCACCTGTTAGACTTCCTAAATCTTTCATTTCAGTATAAATTGTATTGTTAAAAGAAATACTTGATGAAGCTGGAATAACAATAATTGCATCAGGATTATTCTCTGAAACATATAAACTACTAACTTCATAAGAAGCTGCAGTTCCAACAAATATACCAGGTTGTCCTGGAGTAGTTACTGTTGCTAATTTCTTAGAAAAGACCTTATCTAAATTTAAATTAGCAGTTGCAGAACCAGTATAATTTGTAGACGACCCTCCTGCTGTAATGTTTAATGCGTAAGGGTTTGGAAGAGCGATAGGAATGTCATTAACATTTGCTGGAGTGAACCCCAAAGCTGTCTTAACTGCAGTATCTCGTAAAAGAGTATAAGCAGTACCATCCTCTAGAGTATATATAGCCATTTCAGCACCTCCAGATTCCGTATATCCTGTCTTAATTCCTCCTAAGATATTATCTTTGGCTACTGGTAATGTATATGAAGATCCAGGAGCACTATTAGTAATAGTTAAAGTTCCATTAGCAAGTGTTAATCCTATACCAGTGCCATTTGCAATAGTTAGAGTTGTAGAACTATCACTTAAAGTTGTACTTCCGACTTTAACTGGCCTCCAAGTATTTTCTGTAGAATAACCTTGATCAGTAACCCAACTTTCAGTTGCATATCCATTTAAAGAAGGTATTTTATCGTCAACTTGCTTTTTTGTATACACTTCTGTTGTAGTATAGTAGTTTCCTAAAGTTGTATTTAAATCAACAGTTTTGACATAACTACTTAAAGTAGCATTATTGACTTTATTATTTAACTGAGTTGTAATAACTTTATTTTGTACAGGGTTTTCTGAAGTAGTACTTAAAGCTGAATCAACTGTAATAGCTTCTGGAATTTCTGGAAAATCAGTAATTTGTGATACTGTATGTGTATGATTCTTAACTGCAAAAGATCCAACATTATAATTAGAATCTTTAATAGTTTTTCCATTAGTGCCACTAAATAACACAATATTTGAATCAATTGAACTTGAAGGTCCTGTTATATCTCCCATGCCTGCTTGCGCTGCATCTGCAGGTCTATATCCTAAAGCATCAATAATATCTTGTTCGGTAGGATTTAGCTCAGATAGAGAAGTAGGAACTACAATATTTGCAACTCCCTCTTTTGAACCATTTCATGGATCAAGGAGATCGACCCCATTCTTTTGAATCTTCAAAACTTCAGGAGTTATAGAACCATTTGTTGTAATATTATTAATACGTAAAGTATTATTAGAAATCTTATTATCTAAACCATTTGTAATAGTATCTACTTGTGATTTAGTATAATAATCAGATAAGTCAATATCTGTTGTTCCTATCTTTTCTCAAGCTCCTTCAACATAGATGTATTCATCATGTACATCAGTTCCTGTTCCAGACTTTTTTACTAAATAGATAATATTACTTTCTCCTACACTAGGAAGACTATTAACAATTGTAATCTGTAAATTAGCTAAGCTATCAATAAGATCTTTTAATACTTTACCTTGTTTGGCAGATAAAGACTTTTCTGTTTCAGAACTTGTAAGATTATCAACAATAGAAGATTTAATTTGATTACTAATTTCTGTATTTACGATATTAGTAATATTATTATTAATAGTAGTAATGCTATTATTAATAGTTTCTAAATCTGCATCTATACTTGTATTTAATGAATCAATGGCATCTTTTACTCCTCCAGATAATACTAAATTTACACTATCTTTAGTAGGAACTAAATCTGCATTGTTAATTTTATCTACAGCAATTGGTGCAGTTGTAAGTGCATTATTAAATTCTTCTTCAGTTCCTTTATAACCTCCTTCAACAGCTATTGTATAAGCATCTTTACCTTTTAAGGATAAAAGTCACTCATCAAGAGTTCCCTTATAACCTTGTTGTACAGCTAACTCATATGCAGATCTACCAGGAGCTCCAATTGAACCAGGGAATATAACCCACTTATTTTGCGTTTTATCAAAATATTTTACACTCATAATTATATATTTTTAAGATTATGCATATACTGCACCGTTAACGGCAACCTTACCATTTGCCATATAACTCAAACAATAGATATAATAAGTTCCACCAGATAAATCTGCAAGACCATCCATCTTAATTGCATTAGAAGCAGTAAATGTAAGTTTAGCACTGCTTATAATAACTGAATCAGGATTACTTGAACTAAATCCACTCAGAGAAGAAATAGTTCTTGATGAAGTACTAATATAACTATATCCTGCAGAAACTGTTGAACTACTTAAGATAGACGTTGATAGTATTCTTGCGGTATTTATAGATACCTCAGATGAACCTGTGTATGAAGTACCATTAATTGTTAGCGCATATGGATTAGGTAATGTAATAGGAATTTCAGGTATATCACTAGTATTAGCAGGGGTATAGCCTAAAGCAGATGTTACATTAGCTGAGGTTAATGAAATAGTTCCAGAAGATACTGAAATATTACTTCCAATCTTCACTCCACCAAGCACAGAGGCAGTAGCTGCAGGAATACTTGTTAAATATCCTTGACTAGTTACTCAATTTTGAGTAGCATACCCTGATAAGGATGGGATAGTTGGTTTATTAGTTAAGTCATTATAAGATCCACTTGTAGCTACAGTAGCGAATGTTGGTTTACCTGTTACTCCAGACCAAGGTACACTAGTTGCACTTCCTGCTGTGAATTCTTTAAATTTAGTAGCAAAAGTAGATGCAGATTCTGATACGCAGAAGTACATAGGACCTCCTGAACCAATCTGAACAACATCTCCCTCTTGAACATCTACACTCATTGCGGCAGATTGAGAATCTACTACAAACAGCCTTTCTAATGCAGCTGCAGGAATTTTTTCAATAGGAATTTCTGGCAACCTATTAGCATCAATAGTTCCAGTAAGTTTTTCAGCATTAATAGTACTTATTGTTGTGTTTATAGTCACATTTTTAGATCCATTAAATGATTCTGTAGTAGAACCAGTGACATCTCCGTTTAAAAATATCTTTCTACCATACATTAATGTTTCTGCAGCTGATGTTTTAGAAGCATATGGTACAGTAAAGTTATCAGAGATTTTATTTCCAACAGTTACCTGTATATAATTCTCATTCCTACTAAGTATAGGTTTTGTTGCAAGATTTGTAGCTGTAGTAGCTGTAGCTGCATTACCAGTTATATCAACTTGAGCAGGATGTACGTGATCAGAACGCGAATAAGAATTATCTATTCCAGGAGATGCTTGCCCTAAAGGTTTTGGGTCCATATTGGATGGCATAATAACTGCAAAGCTTGATGTTTTTTCTCCTGTAGGTTTAATTGTTCCAACATATCCAATCGTATTTAAAGTATTAACCTCATTTAAACCTGTGAATGAAAAATATATGTTAATATTATTAGTAGTGGCTTCTTTTTCTATTACATTAGCTGTAAATCTGGAAGTTGGATCCGTAGAATCAAATATTGTTAATGGTTTTTTAGAATTAAATGCCTCTAAAGCAGTACTATAATCCTCAACTGTTTGGGAATTAAGATCTATAGTAAGAGGCAGTACATCGTTTTTATTTGCAGCATCAATATTTTCACGAGCTAGAGTTTTATTAGAATCAGAGAGTGTTTGCGTTCTATCATATCTTATTGTGCCAGCATCTACAAATTGTGAATTTGTGCTATATATAATTCCTGTAGTAATACTTATTCTAAGCAACTCTAATTGAGAACTAGAATTTATTTTAAAGAAATAATGGCTACTGGAATCATCATTACCTCTTACATATATAAGGCTAGTTTCTTTAACTAATAAAGCTGTAGCTTCTAAACGTTTAGTTTTTTCAGCAGCATCAGGAGAAGTAGTTGCATTAATATCTGATTGAGAAATAACATGGACGTTTCACCCCAAATTTTTAAATACTTGATCTTGTTTTTCAGTAGTTACTTCTTGAGGAAGTAAAGAAAGCGAATTAGCATCACATTGATATTCTTTCCCTCAAGTACAAATAGTTGGTCCTTCATCAATAAATGAGATATAAGCATCGAAAACCTTACGCTCTTCACTACCTTCAGTAGTTTTTGCTCTCTCAGCTTCATATGATGCTTTAGTTTTAAAATGTAAAAATTTAGTTTTATATGCCATAGCGTCTATATTTTATATAGCACCTATAATATTATAGGTTAAAAATAAAGGGAATAGGGAAATCCCTATTCCCTTATTATCTTAATTTATTCGAATTCAACCCATTCCATCTCAGCAGTTAGAGCAACTTTTTTTGATTCGTTATCCTTTACTGCAGAAACGTTTAAAGAACTTGAAGTAAACGTAACTTCTGGTACTGCATTATCAGCTTTAGTACCTTGGGCAGATGTAGCGGCTCCAATGCTACCTGGAGTGATATTAACAGTTTTTTGAGCGCTACCGTTGAATGTAAACTTTGTAGTTCCCTCGTTACTTCCACTATTTAATGTAACAATTAAGGAATTCTTTACTTGAGTAGCATTATCCGCAGTTCCTGCAGTCGCAGGTTTACCAATTAATACTTTTTGAGGTTCACCATTACGTGGTGTAACAGTAAATGATCCATCTGTGCCATTTGCAAATACATAAGTAGTATTTGTATCAGTTGGGAATGCCCAAGTTCCATCACCTCTTAAAAACGCAGCTTGTTTTCCTGCATCAGGAGCAGGAACAATACCTGCTGCACCTGCTGTATTTGATGTTGCGGCTGTCATTTCTGCTACTGATCCAGAAATTGTTACAGTTGTACTACTTTTAGATGCAGATAGTGTTAAAGGAGCAGTGCCAGATGCATTTATAGTTCCAACTCCACCTAAACCAGATAAGGTTGGTGCAGCTGGTATAGTACCAGTAATTATATCTGTAATATGGCCAGAACTATCAGCTGTAATACCTGTAATAACTTTGCCACCAGCAGTAACAGGAGAACCAGCGGTTCCTATAAGAGTTGTTCCATTAGCAGGTTTATAGTGATTATCTACAGAAGTTACTTTTGTGTCAGTAAAGACAGCGTTTGAAGGTACGCTAGTGGCGATAGTATATGTACCATCTTTAATAACTTTACCTGTAGCTCCATCAAATACTGCAATATGACCTGCTGTCGCAGAAGCTGGGCCAGTTACTGCGCCATCAATATTAGCCTGAACAACTGTTCAATCTGCATTAACTACTGTAGTACCACTAACAGGACCGTTATTAATAGCAATTAGCATATCTCCAACCTCACACTTGATTCCCGCATAAGTTCCAGCAGTAATTACTTTATAGGTCCAACCTACTTTATATCCGTTAGCTGGAACTTTAGTAACAGTACCCTCTGTACCTAATGTTCCTTTATAAATCATTGCATCAGCTGCAGCGATCTTATTATCAATAGCTGCAACGACAGCAGCAGCAGTTGGGATTGCAGTTGAACTACTAGCTAAAGTTGTTTGTACAGAGTAACCATTTTCAATAACTCCTGTCGTATTATTAAACTTAGGAATATATCCAGCAGTTGTTGTGGCATCTGTTTTAGTAACGTTATTTTTAATACTTGGAGAGACAATTACTGTTTGAGTTTCGCCATTACTTGGAGTTACTTTAAATCCATTTGATGCTCCCTGAAATGTATACGTTGTATTAGTATCTGTAGCAGGAATACCAAGAGCTGTTATATCTGTTTTAGTTACTGCTGCTGTACTTGTGACATGTCCAAACTTATCAGTTGCAATTTTATACAACCCTGATGTTTTCGCAGCAGCTCCTGCTGGAACAGCATGAGAGATAGTACGACTTTCTGCCAGATTTCCACCTCCAGATAACCCGCCTGTTCCTGTTATCGTAATTGTTTTATCTACTTTTTTATCTAACGCTGCAGCTACAGAACTTGCTGACGCTATATCATTAAAATCTACTTCAACAGTAGTATTATCTGATCTGGTAATTGTTAATTTATTATTTAATAATTGTGCATCTTTAAGCCCAATACCAAATACATCATATCCTGTATCTGTTTTAACTTTAATAGATTGAGTTGTTGTATCAAACCAAAGATTTCCAGTTTCGATTGTAGTAGGCTCTGTCGCTTTTTTAAAAAACTTAATTGTTGCCATGTTTATTTTTTTAAATTTTAATCCCCCCCCCTTCACTAAATGTGAGGAAGGGGGAAATTATTATTTATTCAATTTCTGATCAAAATATATCAAGCTTACCGTCTGTTCCAACTTGGATAGATGAACTTGTTGATACTAATTTAGACATATCTACAGCTAAACCTCTAGAAGTACCTTCACCAGTTACCTTAATAGTATTATCTGGACTAGTAATAGATGTAATGCCACCTGCAACAGCAGTTTTAATACTATCACTAAGAGCCTGCATACCAGCAGCGATTGTTTGATCTGCACCAATTTCAGCACCACCAGTAATGGCAACTCCAACTTTTACAGTTGAGCCTTTTACTCCACTAAGATCTAACTTAAGACCTTCGGCTGATTTTGATAGTGCTTCATTTGAAGCTGGATCTAACTTAACATCAATAACATTTTCTTCTGTAATTGAAACTGCATTACCAGGAGTTAATTCGTCTTGCTTACCTCCAACAGATGTTTGTAAAGATTCAATATTAGATTTATTAGTTCTGATTTGATTTAAATCCGTATCAGAAATTAAACCTGAACCTTCAACTTTATCAACCTTATTATTAAGCTGATTAGTAACTGTAGTAATCTGTCCTTCTAAAGCTGTATCTGCAGCCTCTAGTTCTGTTTTTGCTGTAGAAATTGCATCATCTACTTGTGTCTTCGTATAATATCCTGAAAGATCTACTGTGCCTCCCAGAGGATCCCATTGAGTTCCATCCCAAGCATAGTTAGTTCCAGCAGGAGTAGTTCCATGAGCTGCAACTACATTCCATACATCACCTTTCTTATTTCCTTCTGCAGGAAGTTCTTCATAGGTATCTTTAGTACCCTTATAATCAAGAGCTGCAGCTACAGAAGCTTTCAGATCATCTATAAGAGTTTTTAAAGCTTTACCTTGTGCTGCAGAAAGAGCAGCATCTGTTCTATCACTTTCAAGTGAGTTGATAATCTCTACAACTGTGCCAGTTGCAAGAGTTTCCCATACTCTATTAGAACCATCAGGATCAAACCCTTTAAGGATATATGCTGTCTTATTTTCTTTTACATAAACGAAAAGACCTTCTACTAACTGAATAGTAGGCATCGAGTCACGGTCAGCTAATGTAGCTTGAACCGTTCTATTATCTAATGGTAGATTCGCACCTAAATCAAAACCTGAACCTACCGAAATACCTTTACCAAAAAATTCTGCCATAATTAGTTAAAGTTTACATAGTAAGTACTAGGTTGCGTCATCTTACCAGATAAATATACTGTGTAATCAACAGCTTGACCATCTAAACCAGTAACCGAAACTGTACTAGTTGCATACGAACTAGTTACATCAAAGTTGTTACTGTCTTTAATATTTGAAACTGTCCATCCTGCTGGAGCTGCAAAACAGATGTATTGTTCAGAAATAGGACCAGAAACTTTAATAGTTTTCTTTGCAGAAACTGTTTTAGTCATTCCTTTAATAACCTCTTCTGTAATTGCATTTGTAGAAACTAAACCTGAATAAGCTGCACGATAACCTGTTACAGTTGTTTTTCCAGAATCTACACTTCCAGCAGCAAGTGGAGTTTGATAATTGTTTCCTTTTGAATCTTTAGGTTGAGGACCTTTTGCATAAGCTGCACGATAGTAGTAATCCATTGCACCAGCTACTACTTTCTCTGGAAGAGACTCCTCTTTACTCGAACCATATAGAATCTTAGAAGCTTCCATATTCTGTGCGCCTGCTCTGTTGTTTTGTTTCTTTCCTGCCAGAGTAATTGCACCTGCATTAAAACTTACATTAAAGTTTGCCTCAGTAGGAGCATTTGCTCCAATTTCCTGAACATTTTGATAACTCTTTAAAGAGATACTTGCAGAAGGAGCAGTAAATGTAGGATTAACTGTTGGGAAGATAAGAGTATCAAAAATTTCATCATAACTCTTACCTGTAAGTTGTGCTACAGTTGTACCTGCGTTAATACCCCCAAGTTTCTCTACTGTTGCTACACTCGGATCTAATGAAGATTCATAAGAACCACTTGCTGTGGGATCTAAACTATCAAGTTTAGCTTTATCCTCTTTAGACATTAAACCATCTGCAGTAAGAGTAGCTTTACTTAGTAACAAAGTTGTAGAGGTGGAATCTGTATATGTAATTACAATCCCATTAGCATTGGCATTTAATGCTACATTTGATACTTTCTTATTAGAATCGCCACCATATTCAGTGCCATTCATAATAATTTTCTTAGTATCTGTGGCAAAATAAATACCATCAGCATGCGTAGTGAAATTATAAGAAGCTTGTGGACCTCTATAAAATTTTACAACACTATTAGCCATGTTTTAAAAAATTAATTATTAACATCATTTCAAACCGTTGAGGTTAACTCTTCGATTTTATCTTCTAAATTTTGTATCTGTTGATCCATTTCTGCTTTAGTATAATAGTTATTCAAATCTACAGTAATTTGTCCACTTCCTCATTTTTCCCACATATAAACTTCTTCTGTAGTACTTGGAGAATGAACAACAATATATTCTTCAAATAAGTCATGTAGAACTGTAGATTGAGCAGGAATCATATATAATTTTCCTAATTTATCTGCAGTAGGATCACCTAACTCTTCAAAGCTATTTGCAAATTTAATTTCAAATCCTGCTGTATTAGGAAATGATTTTCAAGCAGCTTCGAATTGTTCTTGATTGAGAGTACCACCAACAGCAATATAAGAATGATATAAAAAGTCTTGGACTGAATATTGATCCATAGCTTCATCACATGGATCATACCAAATCTTATCATGCTCTGGCTCGTTATTTAGAAAATCAGATTGACATCCGATTGCTATATTTTCATCACCAGGATCTCCTTTTTCTCCCTGAGGAATTCCAAATTTAAGATTTGCATCACTAATATCTGGATTTAAATCAGTTACATAAGGTTGTGCATCTGGTGCTAATTTTTCTACTTCAGAAACTACAGTTACTGTAGCAGGTTTTCCTTTAGGAACTTTTACATTTAAAGCTCATTCTCTAGGAGCATTAGTTTTATCAATTACTAATGACGGATTTTGATCTCACTCAACAGTTTCAATAGTTCCTGCATTAAATCTAGGAAGAACAGAACCAGTAGAAGTAATCACTTTACTTGATTCCATAGTTAATTCCAAATGACCTTCTGCATCACTAATATTAACTGATTTAATACTATCTCCTCTTAATTCTTCTAAATAGCATAGTGTAACCCATTCACTAGTAGGATCTCCTAAATATCCCCATAGAATTCTATCATCTGTTAAATTATCAGGATCTCCAAATTTTCTAACAAGTGCAGGTGTTCTTCCAGGTTCTCCTTGATCTCCAATTGCTCTACCTAATAACTTTCAAGAAATACCTTCATCATAAGTTATATACCAGTTATTATTAACAATTTTAAATTCAGGAGTTATCCCATCTTTACCGTCCTTACCAGCACGTCCATCAACGCCATCTTTTCCAGGATCTCCTTTACTTCCTGTAGCTCTACCAACTTTTTCCCAATTTATACCTTTATCATAAGATACTTCTCAGTTTCCTAATGAAATTCTAAATTTTGGTTGGATTGCATCTTTTCCTTTTTCTCCAGTAGCTCCTCGATCACCTTTAGCCTTGCCTAATTGCGTCCAATTCGTTCCGTTGTCATAGGAAACAAACCAATAATCATTTTCGATTTTGAATTCAGGAGTTATACCATCAGCTCCATTTTTACCAGGTTTTCCATCAGTTCCATTTTTACCAGGATCTCCTTTTAAACCTTGTGCAGAAATTTTTTGTCCATTTTCATCAAGTATTCATCTAGGAGATTCTCCATTAATAGATACAGTCCAATAATAAGTATTATTTAATGTATCTTTTTTGATACCTACAATTGGAGTATCTCCTGGTTCTCCTTTTAGATTTTCTATAGGAGTTGATGAAGGAGAAGTATTACTTTCTTTCCAAGAAAGTATTCCATTATTAATTTCAGGTACTCATACTTTGCCAGCAGGCCCTTCAACTCCAGCCATTACAAAAGCTCAGAAGAGATTAGGTTTAATACCAATAATCTTATCTTCTTCCCAAACTAATTCGGGCATATTTAAAGATGAAGATGTATGACTCCTAGTACAAGATAATAGAGCTCCCTCAAATGCTACAAAATCTATAATATATTCATCATTAAAGTAATGTATATTAGTCATCCATTCTCCAGCCATTTTAAAGGATGTACCTTTATAAAAGTCTCTTGAATTATATGCTCCCATATACTCTCTTGAATTCTGAAGGTCAATATCTGGTTGTATATTAATTTTTTTCATATAGTTTATATAACTTCGATAACTTTTTGCAAAATTACATTTTTAGTTGAAGAAAACAGTCATCCTTTATATTCTTTACCAGCAGTTACTACTACAGGATTATTTACTAATATTTCATAGTTTGCATATCAAGTAGCAGGTTTTCCAGGAATTACTGCATTAGGTAATAATCAGATTTTTAAAGTTATACTTTGTCTTGGTAATACTGCTACATAGCTATAAGACTCTAACATATCAAATCCTGGTTGATAAAATCCTGTAGAATCAAATAGTAATGGGATATTACCGTTATTAAATATATCAATTGTATATTTTGATTTAGAACTCATATTATCAAATACAGACGCATCAATATTTAATAGTTGCACTTTTGATTTTGTAATATTAGATTCATTCATATAAACAGTAATATTCTTTAACCCAGTAAGAGTAACTGTTTGAGTAGTAGAGCTATATGTTAAGTCCAATACATCCTCATCTGAGCCGCTCATATTGCCATTTACAGAAATATTTTTCGCATATATATTTCCGTCTGAGTCAAAAGAAATATTTCCTGTAGACATATGCCCTGTACCAGTTTCAAAATTGAACATAATATTTGGAATAAATGTTCTAATTCCAGGTTTTTCTGGATTTGTACTATTTGCGGGTTCTCCAGGAGTAATTGGATTGAAATTTTCATAGTGGGTTGAAATCTCTCCATTTTCATCTACACCTTGTTGACTAAACATATAAGCATCATTAAATACAGCAGAACCAATAAGAGCGTTAGGAATAATTCCAATTTTGGCATAGAGTGCTTCAAATGCTTCTAACTTAACCCAACTGTTACTTGTATCAGTACTTGGAGATTCATTACTATGTAATGTTCCTTGCCATGTTCCCACTATATTTAAAACATAATAGTTAGCATCATTAGAATCATATACATAAGGAGTTTTATCTACAGTTCCTTGATATACAGTATTAACATTATAAATACCTTCAGGATAAATTATTTGTCCTTTAGAACCGTTCTCTCCATTTAACCCATTAGTTCCACTTAATTTAGTGGGAGTACTCCAGCTACCTTCAATTGTGCCAACTTTATCAGTATTACTTGTATAATTTACTCTGGCTTGAATAAACCAAATATAAGGAGTCTCTTCAGTAGGAGTTGGAACCGCTAAATTCCAACCTGTTGGTTGTCTTGTCGTTCCAGGAGTACTCGTTCCTCCATAAATAGTTGTAGTTCCTAAGCAATAACGAACTTCAATACCAATTCCAGGTAAACCATCAACTCCGTCTTTACCTGCAGGACCAGGATCACCAGTAACACCAGGTTCTCCTTTTATTTTAGTCCATTTATAATCAGAAGGATCGTTACTATCGTTTATATTAAAATCTACATATACTCCAATCCAAGCACCTGGATCTTCTCCATTATTGCCTGTAAAAGTTGTTCCTCCATTATTAGAGTATTTAATATGTAGATAGCTTGTTTTTCCATCTTCTCCGTTAGTACCTGGGATTCCTTGTTCTCCCTTTTCTCCTTGAATTCCTTCAAATCTTGCCCAAGTATAGTCAGAGGGATCTGTACTATCTGCTTGAGTAAAATCTACATAAGTTCCAATATATGTACTTGGAGTTTCAGTCATTTGACTTGAAGAAGTAGGGTTGGCAACAGAAGAATATTTAATATGGAAATATGTGGTTCTTCCGTCTGCTCCTGGAGTTCCTGGAACTCCATCTGTTCCATTAGTTCCATTTTCTCCGCTTATAACAACTGGAGTAGTCCAGTTTGTATTTAAAGTATCGTCAGGATTAATAGTTGCTGTAGTCATCCAAAGATATCCATCTTTAGATTTTTCAGGAGGAACTATAGACCATCCTGAAGGAGTTCTTATTGTTGCATTTAATGTAGGAGGATTTGAATTGCTTGTATTCACTGCAAATCTAAATTCTGTAAATTTACCATCTTGAGCTTGGCCATCTCTACCATTAACTGGTATTACTTCTGACCATTCAGTTACAAGACCTGTCTTCCCATTAACTGTTCCAATACATTGTCACCAATTGCCACTAGTTGTAGGATAATCTTCCCATCCAGATGGACTAGGACTATTTCCTGTAGGCTTTGATGGTTTACTATCACTTAATTTATAAACGTATGTTTTCCAATTTGGTATTACTGCATCCTGTCCCTTTTCTCCTGTCATTTGAACAGGATCTGACCATTCTCCAACAAAAGTAGAATCTCTAAAAGATGCTGTGATTGACCATATAATTTCATAAGAAGTATGAATAGGAACCACTGTACTTCATACAGAACCAGGATTTGTATTTGTTTTATTTACAACTGGAGGAGTATTTACACTACTACTTTTTGCATACATCAACTTAATACTTAATCCATCTTCTCCATTAGAACCATCAGTTCCGTTTGTTCCATCCTTACCGTCTTTTCCGTCTTTTCCGTCTTTTCCATCAGCTCCTTTAGGTAATCCAAAACTAAATTTGAATATATCTCTCTCTAAAACTACATTAGCATTAGCCTGAGTAGTTGAAGAGACATTTACTACTTCTGCATCAAAATTAGGAATTTCTCCGCCGCCAGAAATAGTTTTCCATTCAGTATCATAATCAGCATTAGACTTTTTAACTAAAGCTTGACCTGTAGTACCTCCAGGAACTACTCCTACTCCATCTGTTCCATTCTGACCTGGATTACCTGTTGCTTGTCCTATATCTTCTCATGTTTGTCCTTCATTCATTGAAAGCATTCAACGACCATTTTCTATTTTTAATTGAGGAGTAATACCGTTTTCTCCAGATGGACCTGTAGGCCCAATATCTCCAGGATCACCTTTTTCTCCTTTACCACTATTTCCCATGATAAAAGCTCAATAAGGATTTGGTTCTACTCCAATAATTATGTCGTTTTCATAGATCAACATAGGTTTATTTCATTCTGATGATAAATGACCTCTTAGACAATACAGTAAACTACCATTGTAAGATATAAAATCAACAATATGTTCATCATTAAAATAATGAGTATTAGGGGCTCAAGCACCTGCCATTTTGAAAGAGGTGCCTCTATAAAAGTCTCTAGAACTATACATATTGTAATATTCTTGTGAGCTTACTGCATCTTCTACGATTACATTAACATTAGATCTCTTCATAATATTGAATTATTTTAATTATTTCACTATTAGTTGGATTTCCGTGTTCAATATAATCAATTGCATTAACAATCTCATTCATTGTAAACAATGATTTCTTGTTAGGTAAATGTCCAATATTAATATTAATTAACTCTTGAACAAATATTTTATATAATTCATTATATAGAATTTCCACAACCACAACTATTATTTATATTACCTAACTCTTCTCCACATAAGGAATTACATGAAGATAAGTTATCTAATATTCGTTGTGCTTCTGTAAAGTTTCCCATATCTTTTAGATAATCAAACACATACATAGCACTTAATAAGAAATCTCTTCGATCTCTTAAACTTTCATTTGTATTACATTTATCATAACTACATATCTTACTGTTACTCAACAGTAATTGCCGTTGCAAATATACTAAACATCTTTGTAATTTACAAACACTAAACACATTTTTTATTGGACAATAGAAAGTTTGTGATGCTTTATTTTCCTGAACTAAATCGTATGCCACTTTGTAGTTAACAATAACTTCAGAATTTTTAATTACTTCGTCTAAAGTATGTCCATCCTGATTTGTAATATTAGACTTATATAATTTTCCTTTAAAGAAAAATAATTCATCTATTAGGTTAATATATTTATCAGGTTCGTCTTCATCTTGAAAATAACTTAATTGAGGAATTACTAATTTATAATAAGAATATGTACCATCAATATCTAACATAAACTCAGATGCAAATCTAGTTAAATATTGTCCTCTATTATGTAGTTCTTTTCTTATTTTAACTGATTTAGGAAGTAGATTCTTATCAGTATTATAAGATAGGAATTCTAACATTATATACTGATTTAAATCTACTCCTAAAGCTAAATAATCACTATTATCTACAGCAATTAATTTACAATCAGATCTAACAATTACGTCAATATTTATTTTTTTATTCATATTATACAACTTGTTTTATTTTATCATTATAAGGATTAGTATCAACTGTTTCTGCAGCTTGAATTTGAACTTGTTGCTGTTTTGTTTCAATAAGTTTATCGTTATAATCCTTATCATTTTTAACTTTTTCTCTTTCAATAGCTACTTTTTCAGCTTCAAGTTGTAGTCTAGCTTGACTATTTTGTTCAAGTTGATTTTGTGATTGACCTAATTCCCTTTGTAATTGTTCATTTTGTTTCTGTAACTGTTGCAGATTTTGTTCATATTGCTGAAGTTGTTGCTGCAACTGAGAAACACTATTATTTTCTTCCTTCTTAACAGCAGTAGCTTTAGCTACATAACGTTTAAGTTCGGACATACTATTGGCAGTTGCAATACTTACTGCCATATCGGGATCTGACATTCCAGCTTTAATTAATTCAATATTAAGAGCCTTTACAGTTTCCATATCTTTAAAAGACTTAGAACTATCCTCAATATGTAAATCAAAATCTGTAAGTGTATAATGTTCAGGAAGTGCAGTAAATATTCTTGAATATTTATTACCTAACACAATAGTACCAGTAATACCATTTGGATATACTAATTTAGCTAAATTAAGCATATCATAATTAGCTTCTTTATAAATGATATCCATGGTCTCAAAATATTGTTTAGTTAATAAACCTGACATTTTAACTCCAAGTTGAACATTAGAAACTGCATCTCTCTGTTCATATTGAGCTAATCTTTCAGGTAACACTCCTGTAATTGAAGAAGCTTGTTGTTCTACAGCTTGAATAGCTAATTGAATGCCTTGAATAGCTTGGGCTTTAACTGTGTCATCAAATCCATTAAAAATAGTATTTGGCATACCTTCGCTGCCTTCTTCTTTACTATTTATTAATGCTAGCCCATTTTTTTTATATGCTTGTCAAGATTTAACTCTGTCTGTTAAATCGTCTCCTAAAAATGATGGAATAAAAGACACGTCCATCCAATCTCCAACTCCTCCTGAAGAAGCAATAAGGTTGTCTCTACAGTAAATTAAGAGATCTAGCTTATCTTGTAGATCCATAGTATTAGTAACTAAAGAATATGGATCTCCATTCTTATCTAAGAAAAATATTCCATTGACAGATAATCTACATCTACTTGGACAATCGGCACTTCTTACGATATATTTTGACTCTCCACGAGTAATGTATACTTCTGAACCAATTTTTACTCCTTCGTGCCTCGTTAATTCTCCAGTTTTATAATCTACTTCAATTCACTCAACTTCATATACAGGAATAAGATAATTCTTTATAGGTTCTATTGAATCATAATCTCCAGGCCATCCTGAATGTGCTTCAAGTCCTGCAAGAATACCAGTATGTAAATTATCAGCTCGCAGATTAGGTTCTGCAGGTTTACCAACATATCTAACTAAATAAGTAGGAGACGTTGAATCTGCAGTTTGTTGCATATCTCTAATTTTTTTAGCTGCTTCTGTAGTTAATTCTGATCTGAATGTGTTTAAGATATCTTCTTTTGACATTCATTTTCTAATAACAACCCTTTTTGAATCTGCAAGATAAGGAGAATTTGGATTACGTTCTACAAACGTATTAACAGGATTTAAAATTTCAATATTAACATTTGAATTACTTTCTGTAGGTTTAACTCTATAGTAACAAGTACCTGTAATAAGTAAATCTGTAAGTAATTCTGCCATTTTACGTTTTAAATCGATGTTTCTTGATTGTCTTAAATAATCAAGAATATTTTGTGCAGCAATTTCATATTCAGAAACAAAAGATTGATCTATATCTTGTTGAATTGAGGCGATCTCTTTTTCAACAAAAGGATCATTTACAATTTCTTTATTTTCAATAATAGCTGCAATAATATTATTCTTTAAATACTGTTGCAAATAATTAAATACTTCTGCACTAATTTTAAGTTGCTTTTCTCTCATTATATTTGAAACAGTCTTCTCATCCTTACAAGATACTTTTAAATCTTGATTTAAACCTAGATATTCTCCAACTAGTACATCAATATGTTTCTTAATTAATGGTGTAAAACTAACTGATGTAGGAGTCCCAATTCCATAATTTTCTTCTAGGTGTTTGAATTGATCAGCATCTCTATGACAATGATAGTATCCATAAGCTTTTCTCATGGCAACTTTATCATATACAAGATTACCTATCGCATCATTAATCTTCTTTACTTCATTCTCTATCACCATATTCTAATACTATATATTGATTTCCTTCACCTGGAGTAGTCATTTCTCCAGAATAATATTTTGTTCTATCCAGTTGCCTATTTCTAAGTTCTTTTTCAAGAAATTCAAAAAAACCTTCTTCATCACCTTCATAGACTAAGACTAACGGAGCTTTTCACTGATTTAAGTCTAAACTTAATTTTCATTGATTACCATCTATAGTTAATGTAAAGTCTCCAGTATAGTATGCACACATAGCCTTTTCAATTGTTTCATATACTTTATCAACGAGTTCCATTCTTTTGCGGTATTACTCCATATTCTTTATAGCCTTTTTCATTAGTGTATCACCCTATGTTTTTTCATTCTTTTGCTAATTTATCCTGAGCAGCAGGCCGTATATTCATTAATTCTTCATCTGCAATTTCTGCCATTTCCATAGCTGCAATAATATCGAACTTTCGTTTATTTTCTCAAGAATATTTTAGCAATTGCTCAAGCATTTCATCAATATCAATTGAATAACAGTAATCATTAACAAAATTATTAATTAATTCAAGACCATGCTTGATAATAGCTTCTGTAGCTGGTACACCAATCATTTGTGAGTTTCCTCTTTTCATATCTCCAAGAGTTGAAGCAGGACGTTTCATAAATAGACTATCTTTCTTTTTTTCTTTAAAATATGTAACAATACTAATCTTAGTATGTTCAAGTAGTGCTTTACAATTATATCATACTAATAATTTCATTGCTACATCATATGCTTCTCGAATATCTCGAGGACGATCTTTATAGATCGCAACATATTTAGCTTCTTGTAATCCATATATCCGTTTCTTAATAACTATACAGAAATCAGATACATCTGTTGAGGTAGAAGAATCTCCAGAACCTTGGTCAATAGAGTCTATTCCTGCAACATATAAATTTTTTAATACAAGTCCATCTTCATCACGAAGTGGCCTTTCATATATAGTAATTTTACTATTTGGATTGCTTACAACTTTTACTTTTGTTAAATCAGGAGTATCTCCAGAACGATCTCATAATAATGATACGTATTCTGGTTTTAATCCTGCTTTAAATATCCTAATTTGGGTTAATCTATCTGCAATTGCAATTGAATCAAAGATATTTTCACCCTGTTTATACAACGCTTCATTTGGAATAAAACAGTGCTCTGCACAATAATCAAGTAGATCTTTACCACTTAGCTTTTTACGTTCTTCCTCATAAAACTTTTTAAATTCTTCAGATTGTGTAACTCCTCTTGTATCTAAAAATTCTTCTCGTAAACTAAACTTATGAGCTGGAATAAAGAAAGCTGTTAATTGTGGCTTTCTATCTTCTGTATCATAGTTTTTATATGGAAGTACATTATACCCTTCTGGTTTTGAAAAAATGTTTGATAAACCTTCAAGTGCCATATCATCACCACCTGTACCTAAAGCAATACGTGTTCCAAAATGATAACCACCAAGCTCAACAAGGGCATTACCTTGAATCCAACTTTTAGTTAAATATTTATTAGATCCTGCTTCTTCATAGATTAATCTATCGACACGATCACCACGAATCTTATCAGATGTATCAGCAATTACTGAATCAATTTCTGACATTCAACCATATTCAACTCCATCAGGAGTAACTTGAGATGCACGTTTAGTATCTGCATTATTAACTTTTTGCCGTAAATGGCGCATACCTCCATTAGTATTCATGTCTAATCAGTTTAACTGCTTTCAACATTTAGTTTTTAAAGGAGTAAGTTTACCTTCTGCAGCACAAGTTAATAAAGAACGATAACCTCTATTAGTTATATAAGGTCTTACTGCTAAACAGGCAACAATCTCAGATAGTCCAATACCACGAGCTTTTAATATAGCTACATCTTTATGTAGTCTTTCAGCCATTTCAACATAATGAAAGAATTCATATTGTTTAGCTAGAAATGTAGGAAACTTTTCATTACGACCAGCTCCACCTCTAGCTCCTTCGGAAATAACTTCCATTCTATAGAAATTTAAAAAGAAATAATGATCTCCTGTAATTCTATATTTACCAACTGTATAACCTTCAGTACAACGTTTATATTGTTCTCTCCAGAAATCATTATAAGGCTTTGAATCTGCAGGATATTCAGTATATGAACCAGTTCTATCATAAATTTGAGCTAGTTCATTAAAAGGAGTAGGATCAAAATCTAAACCTTGAATTTCATTAATTGGTCTATATCCAGTTAATTCATATGATAACTCTGGATCAAAGTAAAGTACATCTTCAGTGACCGCCACATCTCACAAACCATCTCTCTTTTTATAAAAATCAGTTGCAGTATACTCAAATTGTTCTGTAGTATCTTTTTTCTGATCTCCAAGCATTTCTTGTAATTGCTTTTTTAATTCTTCTTCAAATTTATCTGAAAAAGATTGAGGAGTTGGTTCAGGTTCTTTTATTGATTCTCTAAGTTCTTTATATTTCTCTTTAGCAGTTTTCTTTCTTTTAACTTCTGATTCTTCTTTATTTTTTATCTGTTCAAGCATTTTTTTACGTGCTTGAGACATTGAAGATTTAATTGTCTTTACCATACTTAACTATCCATAAATCCAGGTTTTACATCACCTCTATTTTTAGCATTGGATTGCATTTGATCTTTTTTATAATTAAGCTCAAGTTCTTTTAATTTATCTGCCATAACTCCAATACTAGCAATATCAGCTAATACATCTTTTGCCTTAAAGATAGGTTTACTATTATTATCTCTCTCTTCAAGGTCTATATTATCTAAAGATACTCTCATTTTTTCAAGAGTTCGATACGCTGTTTTTATAAGGCTAAGTATTCTAGAAGAATCTTTGATTTCCATGTATTTTCTAACTGCTGCATGGAAGACTGGATCGTCTCATTCTTCTTGAGTTAATCCAGAATCTTCCATAGCTGCATCATGCTTTTGTCTCTCTAAGTATTGTTGATATGGACTTTTCCAGTCACAAAACAACCATATATATTTAAATTCTCTTCAAGCTCTTAACCTCTTTGTTCCTTTTGGATCTTCTTTACATTTATTTCTTTCTGTATCTCACAGCGCTGCAAACTCCTTTATTAATAGTATTTCGTATTCGTTAATCTTTAGATTACATGTTACATTATCATAAAGGAATAAATCTAGCATTACTTATTTTAGATTAAAACGTTTATTAAATGCTTTGTCTCGTTTATCATATTCTTGTCTTTCAACTTTTTTATCTCTAAATTTTCACCACTTAGGATTATTAGAACGTGACATGCTACTTAAATCGTTTGTATATGTTGTATCTCTTTTATCTGCACTTATATCTCTATATGAACGCTTTCCTTTTGGATTTGTTACAATTTCTCTTATAGATCCATCTGAATTAATTATTCTTTCAGATTTATATCCATTAGATTTAGCTTGTTCAGTATCAGCTGTACCATTTGCCCAGTAAGGAATACCTGTCGGATGTAAGAATTTTAATAGATTCTGTTGTCTAGGTGTATATTGTTCTGGAGCAAACTCATCTAATTTTCTTTCTGCATTAGAAATAATAGGATTTGCAATTCTATTAACCATAACAGGATTATAACCTATTTTAATTAAAGAATCTCTAACTAATCCTGTAGTATTAAATACATCATGTACATTGTGATCTCCTGTCCTATTGTTTAGCGCCTTAGTAACAGCTACACTATCATTTGGATTAACCTTTACTTTAGTTGTAGTTTTACCCCCTTCTTGGAAAAATGAACCAAGGTTTCTTGGATTGATGCGGTGTTCAACAGGAATAGATCCTAAAGTAGCATTATTTCCATAATTGACCGACATACTTCTAGGTCCTACATATCTACTATCAAACCTATTAGGATTACCTAAATTAGATGCCACTATGTAATCACTATATGAAGGATTAGTTATAACTAATTCTTCATTCATATTTGTAGGTCTAATTCCTTTAGCTGCAGACATTCCAGCTTCTTCTGCTCCAGAAATATTTCTTGATCCAAGATTAGATTGTGGAAGTTTTGGTTTCTTAGGAGCAGGTCTTGTTGGAGCTAATTGAGTTCCATATAATTTTCCATTTCAAGTAAAGCTAGTAAGTCCTGCACTTCTAGCTGCTGCAAAAGCTTGATTGAAATTACCTTGGGATAAATCAGGAGTAACATTAGTTTGTACATTTACTTTAGGAGTAATTCCAGTTTTCATAGATACTCCAAAAGATAAAGGTTGAGAAATAACTGAACCTTCAGTTTTTGTTACTTTAGGTTTAGAATTATCTCCTACAATATTTTTCATTGCAGCTGCTTTGACTTCTCTTCTACTTAATCCAAGATCTTGATCCTTAATAGCAGATTTCATATTTCTATATGCAGTGCGATTGAATTTAGAAGATTTCTTACCTTCTTTTACAACCTTCTTATTTTCTTTACGCTCATTCTTTGCAGATCCTCCATCTTTAAATTTATTAACAAGATAAGCAAGTTTGCCTCCTTGTTTAAACATTCCTGCAGATTGTTCTTGTTTAAATTGATTAATCAATCCAGAAATAGTATTCATACCATCTTCTGTTTGTGCTAACTCATTTAATTTTCCTACAATTTCTTCAGGTGTTTTATTTTGGAATTCTTCTACTTTAGATGGAAGTCATTGAACAAATTGCATTAATTCTTCTTGTTCCATGATGATATTGTTTTATTATTAATATCTGTTGTAGAGCAAGTAATTTCAAATTTATTATATTTAGGATCTAAAGGTTGTGAAGGATAAATCCAAGGATAAATCCAAATAGGAGTAGTATTTGGAGTAGTTGTAATTGTATAATTCTGTCCTTCCAAAAACTCTTTAATTTCAGCTACAGTACCTTCTATTGTTATACCATTATTTAAATAAGCTTTCATAATTACTTGTTCTTATAAAATTTTAAATCTTTTGTTGAGAATACTGCTTCACGTAAAACCATATTCTTATCAAATCATCTACATTTAATACCTTTAAAGATATTAGTTATTTCATTACCATGTTTGTATGATTGTGTAATTTTTTCTACTACATACATAACAGGAGATGTAAGTTCACCATGTTTTAAAGTGACTACATCTCCTGGGTTAAAAAACGTTTTTTCAATTTCGTTTATCATATTATTCTTTGTCCTTTTCAATTACTCGACATATAATGTTTTGTTCACTGATAGCGTAATAACCCATATTATTGAATGGAACAGGTACTACAGAATTTCTGTAATATATATCCTCTCCAGGTTTTACGTATTTACATTCGGGTCCTGCAGAAATAACAGTACCACATGCAATAAATTGTTCAGCTCTCTCCATCTCACCAGTATCATCAGACTTATATGTATCTGCAAAAAGATCTCCTGGAAGAATTAAACCTGAAGCACTTGTCTTAATTTCTCTATAAGGATTTTTTTCAAATGGTTTTATAATAACAGTATATCCTGTTGCAGCTACCCTCATTTTAGATGCATCTTTTGTGCCTTTGTTTAATTCAAGTAATCTATTTGCTGTTAAAAGCTGTTCTTCTTCCATTTTTTTATTGAGAGCAGCAATTTCTTCAGGAGTTAATTCCTTTGTTTCATGTTTAACGTTTGCTCCCATAAGATGAACTCCCATTTCTTGCATGTGTGCATTTCCTAAAAGATTTTTTCCCATAATCATTTACATTTTTAAATTTAACTTATTACCATTTATTTACTAAGCATCTTGCGTATGCAAGTCTTGTTTTTGCAGATAATCTACATCCGCATCCTTTTCTATATCCAATTTTTGGTCTATCTGAATAGTCTGTTTTATTATTTTCATTAATATATAATCTAGGATTACATATCGGACCCATTGGTGTTTCTTTGTATAATGGACATTCTTTACAAATTGCTAATCTTTTTTCAGATAAGTCTTCATTTTTATTAATTGCTTCATTAACATGTCCACTAATAATATCTATTAGTCCCATAATTAAAATACTATAGGTTTATCTAAATCTAATTCAGATTTAATCTTAACGTCTCTTTTATAATGTTTAAGCATTCTTTCAACATCTGATTTTAAATAATCACATTCATGTTCTGAAATATGATTATTGTGATCAATATGAATTAATACTAATTTTTTAATATTAAAGTTTGGATTAATTTTTTGTAGTAAGTAAGCATATAATGATAACTGCAACGAATAATGATAAAAATTACAATCCATAATATTATCCATTGGGAATTTCATCATAGTTCTACTTTTAGTAAATTTATTATAAAATGATTCTTTTTCTAATTTCTTATTAGTATTGTGTGTAACAATCATTGAATCACTAAATAAAAATGTATGTGATGGACTGTCAACTTCTAAGCATTGCGTTGCTACGGTATCTACTCTTTCTACAGATATAATATTTCTAAATGAGCTTCTATCTATAGCTGGAAATTCAATATCTTGATTTCTTACTAAAAAGGGATTTAATCCATCAGTTGAAAAACATACATCTCATCCTTTAAATATCTTTCCATTACATTTTTTATCTACTTCAAAAACAGTAGCTTTTATGCCTAATGTACTTACTAACCTTAATAAATCTTCAGCTTGCCATTTTTGCGTTGTTCCCATTACAAATCTTTTGCGAGATTCATGATAATAACCATCCGTATCCATTAATCCTCGAAGTAAATCTAATCGTTGTTGATAAGAACTACGCATATAAAGATCAGGTATAAACTTATTATTTAATAATCCTAAACTATTTAAATAGTTTCGAATGCCATATATAGTTCTCATTTCAGCATGACCATCATCTGATAAAGTATCTCCAATAGAATAGCCTCTATTTTGGATTTCTTCTCAAATTTTAGAATTAATATTAGTAATAATCCCGCACGATTTAGATCCGTCCCCTAATCAACATCCTAATACATAAGGGTCTATCGGAAGTTCAATATCTGGAAGATTTAATGGTTTAGCATTTTGTATTTTTGGAATGTTATAAGAAGTTCTTGGTTTCTCAATTAGATGTTTAGCAATATCTTCTGTTGTCATTACAACTTCTCTAAATCTTCCATCAGTGTTTCTAAAAGAAATAAGTCACCTATGTTCATGATCTGCTATAATTGACTCTCCATTATCAAAAGTTATTTTAAAACATGGATTATAATGAATATCTGACTTATGTAGTACTTTAGTTATATTTCCTTCTTTATCAAATATCTCTTCTCCCTCCTTTATATCCTTAATAGTTGTCCATCCGTTTTTAGTTGGAATTTTTGTATCTAGAGGGAGTCCTTTATAATCGTATATATAAATATCATTACCGTCTTTAATGAGTAAGTCTAACTGTCCTGCAATTCTTAGTATTCCATCATCTGATTTATAACTAATCATAAATTCAGGATATACTCCTTTTTCTAAATCTAACTGATAGTATCCTTTTTTGCAAGTAAACTTTCCTCCAAGTCCAAACTTTTTTAGATCTTGTTCTTCAGATTGATAATACATGTTTTCAAATTGAGCATGTATTTTTGTACCTCTTTCACAAGATTTATTTCTTTCTACTTCATACGATTGAAGTATTTCTGCCCGTTTATTTTCAAACTCTTCTTCGTTGATATTTAACTTTTCAAGTAAAGTTGGATTTCAACGTTTTGTATTTAGTAATGTAGTTTTAACAACTTTAAAAATTTCTGGTTCTACTAAAGCTTCGCAAGCTTTATATGCAGATCAGAATGCTGAATCAAACTCATTAACATATTTATGTATCAATGTTGTTACAGATACATAAGGCTTATTATCATATTTATCTAAGTACAGATGTTTTGCATCTGAATAAATAACATCTTCTGTTTCTTTGTCTACTTGATATCCATTAACATATTTTTCCTTTACATTACTTAATTTTGGCATTGTTTATTATATTTGGTTTTATATATTGTTCTATTATTGCTCCGTATCTAATTAAATTCTCTTTAATAGTACTATCTTCATATCCTACTTCGTTTTCTTTTTCTCAAGTGAATCCTAAAATTCCTGTTGGAGTTCCAGTATCATCTTTTAGTAGAGTACATGCTAAATATTCTACATTATTTTTTCCAAATCGATCATACATTACATGATCTATTTGTTCTAAAGTAGTTAAGTTACCGATAAACTGATTATGTGTTTTTAAATAATCAGGAAGATTTAATCAACTAAGATGAAAATTATCATATTGTTCTTTGATTGAGTGTGCGTTTTCTCCACATAACTCAAATCGCATAGAACCATATAATCAATCAGAAATACCATTGTGATATTGTATTACTCATACTCTATCTGCACCTGACATATATAATAGTCTTGGAAGTAGATCTTTAACTTTCTTATCATCATCAATCCTATTTAACAATTCTTGTGAATGTTTCTGACTCATATATTCTGAATACTTATCAAATAAAAATGTTGGATCATAACATATTCTCAAAGTAATACTTAACATAAACATGATGATTAAGGCTTTAAAGATACTACATACTCCATAATCTCTAATATACTGTAGGATAGTCCCCAGTCATGAGAGTCCTGAGCTTAAATCGTGTTGTTTCTTAGCCATATCTAATTCTTTAAATTATTGTATAATTTTATTTGGATGATGCAAATATATAATAATTTTTTTGTATATCCAAATAAAACTGTAAAATGTTTGTATATAATTAAATAAATAACTATATTTGCAGAAATAATGTACTAACATAATGTAAATAAAATTTTAAAATATTATAATTTATGAAGTATAACGATGAAATACTAAACAAAATTGCTGAGTCTTATAGTAAAAAGATTGATGAAAATACTAATCTAGATAATGTAATACTTGGTTATTTAGAAATGATGAAGAATGGTTCTAAGATTCATATTAAAAAGAAGAACCGAGGAAAATTTAGTGCAAGTGCTCGTAAAGCAGGGCAAAGTGTACAAGAACATGCAAAATCTGTTCTAAATAATCCTAATGCTACAACTCTTCAAAAACGAAGAGCACAGTTTGCGATTAACGCTAAGAAGTGAAATCATAAGAAATAAATATGATAACACAAAAATGATATTATAAAATTACATATTTTTTGCTATCTATATTATATTATGAATGCAAATAAATACTTTCAAGTAAAAGAATTAGTATCATCTAAAATATATAATCAATATGGTGATGATGCTATAAAATTTCTAGATCCAAAAGCTCTTGAAGCTTTAGAGAATGTTAGAGAAATTCTAAATGTTCCTCTTATATGTAACAATTGATATGCAGGAGGATCTAGAAATTATAGTGGTTATAGAGAACCTGGGTGTGGAGTTGGTACTCCTACAGGCTATCATTATAAAGGTCAAGCGTTTGATTTAATATCAACTAAATTAACTGCTAAAGAGATGAGAGAAATTCTCGAAAATAATCAAGATAAACTTAGGTATCCTATACGAGTAGAAAAATGAGATAATAAAGGTGAACTCAGTTGATTACACATTGATATAGGCAATACTAAAGGAAATAAAATCTATTTTTTTAAAGCATAATGGCTATTACATATAAACATACTTCTTCGGGGGGGGGGATTGTATATCGTTTAGATTTACAAAAAGCAAGATTAGATAAGCAAGTTAACGCAATCTATTCAGTATGGATTGGAAATTTAGATGATGATTCTACTATATTTTATATTCAGGATCAGAATTTTACAAACGGAATATTAGAAATAAGATTACCTTGAGAGGATCTTCCAAGTTATGATACATCACTTGGATTCGAATTTAATGAGGATGAAGGAGTTATAGAAAATAGTAGTTTCTATAATTTTGGTATAGACTCATCCAAAATAGATAGCTCTGGGTGATTTTATTTATCAAATTTAGTATAAATAAATAATGAAATGATATATTAAACTGTTAAGATGGATCTGGGAGTTCCCACAGTGTCTCCTAGGCCTTATCTTAACCAAATGTTACAATGTCGAACGTAAAGAGACATTTAAAGAAATTCCAATTTATGCAGGAAACTTTCCTGGAGGTATTTCATTAGGATTATATATCTTAATGGGAGAATCAAGTTGGAAATATAATAGAAACTTTATTAAAGATCACGAATGAGGACATACAAGACAATCTTTATATTTAGGTCCTCTTTATTTACTAATTATTGGACTTCCAAGTATTATTTGGGCTATGATCCATACTCCAAATTCTAAGAAATCATATTACTGGTTCTACACAGAGAGGTGAGCGGATAAACTTGGAGGTATACCTAAAAGATATTAATATATGGGAAAACCTTTTATATCGCAAAATATTACATTAGCAACAGGAGGATTTACCTATGAAAATGGGATATTAACTCCTGCAGAAGCAAAAACTATTTATAATCTTAATGTACCATCAAATGTATTAGTATCTGCTAACGGACTATTATGAATTAAACTAAATAGTACTAAAACTGCCGCTCAGATTGGATGGACAGATGTTGATGGAACTAATACACCTGGTGGATTTGGATGGCCTCCAATCGATACTTATGGAGATATTAGATTAAATATTGAACTTGGAGACCCAGTTGAAACTGGAACGGACTTAGCAGAATTACAGACTGATAGAACATCAATTCCTATGAATAGTCCATTAGGCAATGCTACTTTACACGAAACTTACATCCCAGACGGAACTTCTATCTACAAAACAGATGTATACACTACTCCAGTATTTTTATTGATAGTGAGTAATATATCTGTGCCTAATAAGAAATGGACTTGCACACGATGCAGTTATGTAGATGAGGCTATTATGCCTCCTATTAAATGTCCTGTATGTAAAGGAACTGATTTTATAACAACATAATATGAATAAATTATTTATTTCCCAAAATAAAATGGGGGGGGTTCATTTCAATATAAATCTATAGAGGTATATGTAAATGATTTTGGAGCCCAAAGAACTGAAGGAGGTACAGGAACTTTAATTGCGGTTCCAAACACACAGGAGGCAAAATTATGTTTATTATCGCAAGATAGTGGAATAACTATTTCTGAAGAATTGACATTAGACGAAGGAACGTATTCTGATTTTACACCTGTATCTTATCCACCACAAGTATATACAAGTCATCAACCTTGAGGACAAAATGCGCATTACTCTTTAGTAAAAGAAATGGGAAGCCCCATATCATTAAAACCTCAATTAACTTATTTTACATTTACTGCAATATGTGGAATAAAAGTAGATAGAATCGAAATACATGATATGGATAATATAGGAAGAGTTAATGTTACAATAAGAAATATAGATACAAATGAAACAGAAACACACAATGATGTTGATTGTCAACTAGTTATGACTTCTTCATGAGGATTTGTAACTGCAGTCAGTCTTCCAAAATGAGAAAACGTAGAGATTAATTTCGAAGTATTTAGTGTAGAAATGAGAACTTAAAACAAAAGGAACCCAATTGGGTTCCTTTTTACTTTATACTATAACTTTATTATATCTTCTAAAATAATTTGACTATAAAATTGTGATGCAAAAGCTGTGCTAAGAAGTATATTTCATTTATTGTTATAATAATCTACACGTATTTGACACATTAATTTTCCACTACTACTTGATATTCTTACGAGTTCATTTTGATTACTACTTGCTGATAATAGTTTAACAATAGATGTAAGTCCTTCAGGATTACCACTTGGGATAGAAACTATTCCAGAAGCAACAAATCTAAAATAAAATCTATAACGTTCTCCTTTAATTAAATCAACTCCAGTTAGTTCGTTATATCCTGCAGTTGTAGTTGGTATATGTAGAGGGCCCTTAAAAATTAAGTTAGAAACATAATTAATTATTATTTGAATATTACTAACTGGCCCTGTATAAATACATTGAAATTGAACAACTCCTTCAGAAACTTTATCGCAAGGACTGTCCCCAACATTATTGCCATCTACATAAACATCCATTTTATACCTATAATTGTGGTCATATAGCGTTTGACTATTAATTGTAACTATAAAACCTCAAGCTTCCTCTGTAAGTATATCTTTAGAAACTTTTACATCAAATACTTCTAGAGTAGGTTTTGTATAGGTATATGTATACGTTTTTGACATATCAAAGTTATAAAACTGTATAGAAGCACTTTCAATTGTTTGTTGGTTTATAGCTCCAGGATTGAAACTTACATTACTCCCCCCCCCATTTTATTTTGACTCATGAATAATTTAATCATTTTCTTTGTAATATCTTCCACTAATTATAAAAGATACTAAACTCAGTAACGCATAGATTGGAGTTACTGAGTTTAGCGTACTTAAAAAGAATAATGTCATAAACATTAATCCTAATATGTAGAATATTTTATATATTTTCATTACTTATCTTTGAAATATTTATCATAAATATTTTTTGCATACCACCCACAAGCAGAACCTACTATAAAGCTAGTTAAAGCTAGTAAAAGACTTCCAAAGCTCATAGCTGATACAATGCCACAACCTGCTAATACTAAAGCAATTACGATTGCAGCAATAATTAATTTTGTTTTTCAAGTCATTGTTTTCATAATTATTTATATGTTAAGTTACTATAAGTTGTTCCATTTCCAGAAACAATATAGTTTTGTTGTTCTTTATATAATGGTAATACTCCATCTTTCCAGCAAATAAAAGCATAAGCCTCATCATAACTAGGATGGTCTTTCATTTTATCTTCAAATTCTTCTGGAGAACGTTCTTTTGTAATTAAAACATAATAGTCTCCTAAGTCGAAATTTAATTCACTTCCATTACCTGTAATTTTTCTTAATGCAAACATGTATTTATATATTTATTAATTTAAAAGTTTATTTTAAGTATATTACAAATACTCAAGTATAAACATCATCTGGAATATCAATGAACACGTCACAAAGTGTAACATCATCTATTTCTTCATGTTCTTGTTTTAATAGTTCCATAATTGAAACTACTTCTTTCATTGGATTTAATATAGAGTTTTCACTACCATTAGATCCATTATTTAAAACTGCATAATATACTTTTGAATCTTTAATAAAAGTTACAGCTGCATTTTTATAAAAACCATAATCTTTTAATTCAATTTTTGGAGTATCTTTATCTTGCAGTTTTGTTATTACTTTATCATATAACTTATTGTCCATTATTTGAAAGATATTTATTAAGTGAAGTTGTTCGATTTAAAGTTCTTATATAATTATCTTTACCTTGACTATAATTAGAGTTAGTATCATTGTTTCCATGAAGTCTATCTACAAAATCATTTGTGCTAGTAGCGGTTAGTGCATTATATCTAGAATTTAGTAAATCTACTTTATATTGTGCATAATCATATAGATTTTCAAAGTCTATATATTTTTCTCCATCTTTATGCTTTGTTCATTCTCTATCTGTTTGGTTATTATTCCATTTTATTCCTCCAAGATTAAAACCTCTTGATCCTCTTGGATCAAGTCCGTATTGACTTTCAAGAGCAGCTTGTCTAACTAAATTATCTACCTGAGTTAATGGCAAATTTTTTTCTTTTAATACTTGTACAAATATAGGCTTAAGAATTTCTGCAAGTTCTTTAAATTTATTATCAGTTTGTCCAAACTTGTGATAGTAATCTAAATTAGGATAATTACTATTTGGAATATAATCTCCATATTCAGTATTTACGGGATAACTAAGGTTTGGTTTTCGTTCATTATCTGTTACTTGTATTGAATTTTGAAAACCTGGAAGTTTTAACCCTAACTGAGCATATAATGTGGCATCCTTCTTTTTAGTAGGCGCTTGAGCCACATTATTAAATAAATAAAGTAAGAAATCATCACTATATCTATTCAATAAATTATATGTATTTTCTTTATTATAATGTGGAGTAGCTGTAGATTCTTCAGGTACAATTTTATATTCAGGATTAAATGGTTCTGATTGAATTATCTTTCCATCTTTATCAAATTGTGATACTGAGAAACTACCTTTACCTTCTGAATTTTTAAGTCTATTTGTAAGAGTATAATGATCTAAATGTTCCTTCTTAATATTTTGTATTTCTTCTTTAGTAAATTTATGATTAGGATCTGCATTAATACTATGTCTTAGTTGCATTAATCTAGCATAAATTTCCTGAGGATTATCTAAATATTCATCGGGAGCAATTGTTTTATTATCATAGACAGTATCTCCAAAATTATCTTGATACTTCTTAATTACTTTCTCTTGTGCATCAGGTAAACTACTATGAGTTCATTCATGAATTGCAGTACTAGTTGATCCATCTGTTAAAAATATTCTTCTACCAAACGGATAATAAACTCCTGAAGCATTATCAGGAACTTTACTCGGATTTATCTTTGCTCTAGTAAGATCTAAATTTCTTTTAAGTGCATTAAATACTAAAGATTCAGTTACAGGGAGAGGAATTGGTAGAACTTGTTTAACATTTTGTTTTACTAAACCTTTACGTGATTTATATCAATCTTCAAGCCACTGTTTTCCTTCTTGAATTCCTCCTTGTTGAAATTTTAATACTCCTCCATGTTTAGCAGAAGCTATAACTTGATTTAAAATATTTGCATATCTTGGATCTGTAGCATATCCTCCTCTATGAACTCTATTTGCAAATTCTTTTATATCTCCAGAGAATGCGTTATAACGTTTATTATTTAATAGATCAATTTTAAAGTTTGCATAATCTTCAAGTGATTTGAAATTTCTAAATTGATCATTTATATAAACATCCTTACCATTAATAACTTCTCTAGTTCGTTTAGTTGTTCCCTTTCCTTTAATACCTCCAAAATTGTATAATCCTGCAGGTTTAGAACCTCAAGCTGATTCTAATCCGTCTTGTGCTACTAATGATTTAGCAAATGCAGGATTTAAACCTTTTGATTTTAATAATCTTTCATAAATAGGAAGCATTGTATCTTTGAAATCCTTTTTAGAATTGAATTTATGAACTGTAGTTTCTTGAACTATCGGTTCTGGATTTCTTATCTCTTCTACTTGAGATTGTACTTCTGTCTCTGTATCATCTTCTAAAGGTTGAGAATATCTGGGTTTATATACAGGTATTTCAAGATTTGGAATTTGAATATTAATATCTCCTAAAGCACTATCTCGTATGAATGGTCTGTATGTGATATTGTTCATAATAATTGTTTTATATTATTTTGCAAATATATACATTATTTTTATAAATCACAAATTACAGCACCTATTTCTGGATCTAATTTACAACGATTTGGATTCTCTAATTCAGAAATCCTAGATGTTAAATTATCTACTTTATTTTCTAATTCAGAAACTTTAGATAATAAATAACTTGTTACGCTTTCTAAAGCTGCGATTCTTTGTTCTAATTCATTTTTTAGATTAGTTACTGTAGTACCTACTGAGTTTGCCATAGCACTCGCTACCCCTATAGTACTTGCCATACCTATATATGGATTAGGTGTTGTATTAATTATACTTCCAGGAAATGAAATAGTACCCGACAAATCTGCTGTAGTCTTATCTGTTATAGTCATATTTGTTGTGTCCATATTATGCAAAATTAAAATCAGAATTAGTATTTAATCTACTTAAAAGTTTTTCATTTTCTTGTTTTAATTTCATAATTTCCTTACGTAGATTTTTAATATCTTCTGAATGTTTTTCAATCTGTTCTGAATGTTGATCTACTTTTTGATTTACAAATAATATTGCTTGACATACTAAAGATAAATCAATAAGTTTAGCAGATTTACGTAATCCTGATATTTTATCTAAAGCAGATGTTCTACTTGTAATTAAAATACCTTTATCTTCTAATTGTCTAAATACTCTAGTTAATACTTTAGTACTTATGTCCATTTTTGCTGCAAGTTCTTTATTAGTTTTAGTTGTAATAGCAAATTGTCCATCATTTGTACTAGTGTATTGTTGCATTGCTAATAGAACTCCTTTTTCTTCAGGAGTAGTATTCTCTGCATCCATAAACTCGTAAGTAAATCTTTCAAAATATCTTCCTGATTTTTGAATCTCATAAATATTACTCCTACCTTTTTTCTTTTCTAGAATTTTAATTTCACCTGCTGCATTTAGTTTTTTAATACTACTTTGCACTGTATTAATAGATACTCTTGCTAATTCTGCAAGAGTTCTTAGTGAAACAAAAGTTTGGAATGTATCTTTATCCATATTTTTTCTCATATAACCATAAATGAGATAATCAGTAGGATTCATTTTAATTTCTTTTGCAACCCCCAAATCATGAGGGACTTGAATGTGTTGTACTTTATTATCCATAAATTAATATTTTTAATATTACAAAGATATAACATTTATTTAATATTACCAAATATTTATACCAATATTTATTTAAAGTGTATAAGAATTTGATATAGTATATTCAATTTAAAAATAGCCCTGGGAGATACACTAAGGTGTCGTTTTTGATACACCTATTTTAAAAAAGTGCCCTGGGAGATACACTTATATGCCCTGAGAGATACCTATCTATATATGTTCTCGCTTCGCGGAGGCGCTCGAACAGATCTATATACCAGTCTGGTTGTTTAAGCCCCCCCCCTATTTGGTTTGGGAAAAGGTTATATGTGAATGAATATATCATATACATGAATATATCATATACATGAATGGATACTCTATAAAAAGATCCCCCTGGGGGTTTAAATGGAAAACCGAAAAATTTTAGACAAAAATCCTGGCTAAAAATCGAAGCAAATTTACCAAAGCCTCTAACAGATAATTAGGAAGGAATGGTCCTTCTTATAATAATAGTTAAGGGCGTATATACTTTAACCCTTGTCACTATGTTCTCTAACAACCGTTCTTGGGCGAGCAGATAGTTCTGCTTTTAAAAGTCCCAAGCTGCGGAGAGCCACGGCCGCGTAAATAACAGGGCATCAGTATCATCTATCCTAACGCAAGTTAGGATAGATTTTTTTAAACATTTACCAAAGCGACTGACTTGTTTTTAGTAGAAGAATCCAAAGTTCGTTCTACTCGGACTGTTATGAAGGGAGCTGATACCTTCTTAACAGTTTGTGCCTGCACGTTACTTCCTGGATACAGCTCGTCCAGGCTTTTTACTTTTGTATTATTTACCTTAATAGTATTTGCAATATGAAAAACATCACGCTTATCAAATCCCTGGTCGCCTCTTACATGGCTACTGCAACTGAAGGGGAGTTGACTGATCGTATCGTTACTATCATCCAGGCTCATCCTGAAGAAATCCGCGAGAACATACTCGCAATTCTGACAGGAACTGCAGAACTGACTGTTCGCCCTGCTGACCAGGTTGAACTCAAGTGTAACAACGGCAAGTACTCCAACCTTTCATTCAATGGTGAACCGAAGGCCAACCTGCTGGAAGGAACGGTTGAGTGCTACGTCAACTACACGAAGGCTGAATCTCGTTGGTACAGGAGTGAGGAGGACGCAACTGCTGGAAGGAACTCACACAGTTACAAACATGACGATTACGTCATCGAGCGAGTAAAAATCTACAACGATTCGACGTATGTCACATTCGACCTCGTCGAGTGGAACACAGGTCAGGTTATGTGGAAACACTAACCACCTCAATCTATCTCGGAGAAATCCGAGATAGATTTTTTTTTCTTTTTACCAAAATATCTGAATATTATTTAGATAGCAATAGTGCTTCTCGGAAACTCATCAAACTATCAAACCATGGTACAGACTGTTTTTCACAACCTGCTCATCGAAGCAGAATCTATGTCGGATGTTCACAATTGTGGCACTGCTCGACCTCGTTACACTTATCAGGAGCCGCTCAAGCTGCAGAACGTCGATAAGGTCACGGAAGAAGACCGTGCACTCATGGATGTCGCTCGCGATATGTGGGCAGGTGTGATCAAGAAAGGGCTTTGAGCCCTTTCTTTAATAGCTTTTGCTATGGATGACAGAACTCAACGTGTTGCAGATGAAATAGCTTCAATAGAAGCTATTTCTCACAACACTGTAAAAGCTTTATCGACTGTTACTACTCCGCTCAATGTAATTGTTGAGATGTACATTGCAGGACTCGAAGCTAAGCTACAAGCACTTCGAGCACTGGTTAAATAACAAAAGCTACTGAAAGGTAGCGAATCACTAACTAATCATTCATCTTTAACTCATCACGTTTATGAAACAATTAGAAGGCGCCAAGAGGGCCGAAATGCTGCAAGATGCAGCCAACAAGGGATTTGACGACGTTACTGTCGAAATCTTGAAGTCGAAGACTATTTTTACCCAGAACTTGCTGTTGAAGGGTGATACGGTCGAGTTTGAGGACTTCGATATCCAGCTCATCAAGCAGGGGAAGGAATTTAAGACCGTCAACAAAGACGGTGAGGAGATTACCGTTCGGGGTCTCATGATCCTTTGCTGCATCAACGGAGTGTGGCGCTGGTTCCCGCTCAGCACCTTTCAGCGCGGTTGCCAAATCGCACCTGAAGGTCGCACGGACTACATGGAAGCCATTCGCGAGAAACACGACCTCAATCTGCGCATACTCACCTGCGGTGATGCGTTGGAGGTCGCCCAACTCCTCGCAGGCAAGCGACTCAAAGTCACGGAGAACCAGTCCTTTAAGTTCCAGCGGTTCAACAAGGATCGCGAGAAGCTTGAGGGAGAGTTTGACCTCAAACCAGTCTCGTTATTCGAGGAGCTGGCATAATAATTGGAGAGTGGGGAGCAATCCCTGCTCTCCTTCTTTTTTCCATCAACCAAAGCCACCAACAGGTACCAAAGCTCCCGACAAGTTCGTAGTACATCACAAGTATAAAATAAACGTGATTGTAGTACATAGAAGTTTAATTTAATTTATTTATAAAAGATGAAGATTTCTGAAGTAAAAAATCTGCCGAAGATTGCAGCTCCTGGTGGGCGTGTAGTAGCAGAAGTGTCTCCTGAATTCCTGAAGGAGAAAGGTGTAGGTATCGTAACTTACGGTATTGCACCGAACGAAGTTATCGAATTTCCTGATACGGAAGCTGACATCAAACCCTTTACTCGCACCGTTCGTCCGAACAGTGATGCAGTTGAAACACTGATCGTAGTGAAACGAAACGGAGAGTTCGGGTATTTCTCGGTAGCGGCACTTCGTCGCATGGATTATCAGGGCAAGTTCGTCGGTCCTGTATGTCAGGCATTGCAGAATGAAGCAAGCGATTATGCTCGTGTAGCTAAACTCTGCGGTAAGAAGCTGACGTGCAAGGAGATGACGAAGATCAAGGTTCGTAAGTTCGATAACGGTGTCATGACCGATGAACTGACGGAACGTGACGTACCCGTCCTTGAGTATGCGTAACGGCCAAATTACAGTTAAGGGGTCGTGAGTACGGCCTCTTAACTGTTTAGAAACTAATATGGGTAGAATATATATAGCTAATGCAGATAGCTGATATAGTAATCCAGAAAGTTTCTGAGTTCTTGAAAAAGGACGGTATGACATGTGGTACATTGTACGATGTGTCCATTGTCTATAAGTCTTTGATCGGACTTATAGGCCCTAGTGATGATTTGATGAGTTTAGATGATTAGTGACCGTGGGAAGAGAAGTGATGAGCTCTTCCCACATTTTTATTAAAGATTATGGATGCAATTAAAGTAATACTCGGTATAATCTTTGGCTTGATTATGCTTGGATGGATTGTTACAGTAATAGTCATGGCTTGTGGTCCTTGGGTAGCTGTAGTAATTGCCGCGATCGCTTTAACTATTTATCTTAACCGAGATTGACTGCGATTGCATAGTAATAATAGTTCTTTGACATATTGACATGACAGAAACACCTGACAAAATGTCATGTTGTGACTGAAGTAGAGGATGAAGTGATCGGTGTAAGTCGTTGATTATCACACTGTTATTCATCCTCTACTCTTTTTAAAACTGTCAATTTGTCAGACCAACTTCCTTCATGTAAAATATCTATTATTCTCACATTCAGAAAGTTACTCTTTAATAATAATAATTTCAATTACTATTTTGAAGTTTAAACAATCGTTTTTGGCAATATTAGTTATTTTATAATTTGACAATTCAAAGTTTTTAAACTTTAAACATACATAAACTCGAAATCCTGCTGATGATTACCAGAAACTAATGTCTGGATTTACTATGATTAGTTTACCTAATGTAAGTAGGGTTTAAACGAGTATAAATAAGACCCGAAACGTTCGCAACAGTCAAATGAGAGAGTGAAGTATAGTAGCTCTCTCTTTTTAGACCATTTAGGATTTACAATATAAATCCAAAATCCTAGTACTTGAGGCTAACAACTAGTATTAGGTTAACATTATATCTACAACAGCGGTAGAGGAAGTTGTACAATCAGTTTAAGAGGAGACTACCATTACAAATTGAGAGTCTGATGTATAATGTTATTGTTTTCATTTTTTTCATGAATTTATCTAGTGTGACGATGCTAGATCGTAAGTCCTCTTGACATCAGAGTAATAACGGAATGTCTAGCAGCTATGCTATCTTAACGTGAGAGAAAATAGCAATTGCCGAGATGGCGAAATTAGGTAAACGCACAGCACTTAAAATGCTGTATCCCGCAAGGGGTTTACGGGTTCGACTCCCGTTCTCGGTACAATATTCTTAGCTGATGACTAAGTGCGTTTTGAAAGTTTTATAAGAAAAATTTTCTCATATAAAAGTTGAAAGTCCTTTTATATGCATTTACAGATCTTTCTAGTTCGTTTGAAAGAACCGTTATCGAGAAACGAAATCTTTTAGGGTAGCAACCTTTTCATCAAAAATAGCTTTTTAAAGAATAAAACAGTTACATTCGTAATTTTAAAATCCTCAATTTCGAATAAGAGGTGGTTACCCATAGCTAGGGTGGACAGTGTAGTCGTATATTGGTTAGTACGAGTAATCCGATAAGGAGAGAAAGGGAATAAGGTTCGAATCCTTATCTACATTCAACATTATTATTAGTAGTTATTTTATCATTTTAAAATCCTATGAGTTCTGCAGAACTTACATAGGTCGCATATGTGCCTCATCAGCCTTATGTATGAAATAATAAGAGTGATTCTCAAACTTGATTAGGAAATAGTTTTTCTTAATTTAGCGATTCTAAGTTATCTAGTGTACAATAGGATTATATGAATCTTTTTAATAAAAGTCTAACAAAATTTTAATTTTAAATAGCATGCTCTGTAAGAATAATATTTTTAAGCTTTTTGTTCAAGAATTTATTTTATTCTTGTACACTAAAGATTCTGAAGAATTTTGTAAAAGACTTTGTGAAAAGCATAACTTCAAAAAAGAAGAATTTGAGGAATATTTTAAAATAGTCCAAGAAAAATTCAATGAAATACCCAGTGATCAAGAAATTGCATCTCAAGAATGTAAACAGTCTCAAATAAAAGATCAAGTTATTGAAACACTTGAAAAAGTTATTTTAGACATTAAAACTCTTAAATAAAGTTTAACAATATCTAAAATTGTAATTATGTTCATTTCTAAGAAAACTATGCGAAAAAAGGATTTCGCATGCCTCAAAGCAGAGAAGCCAAACTATAAGGCTTTTCGTGCGCCGAAAGAAAATGCGAGACACAAATTTCAGACGCTTTTCAAAACTCCTCGTGGCTGGTTTCTTAGCATGATGCAGGACAAGAAGCGTGTGATCGGCGAGATCTCTATTCCTGCAGCTCAGGAGTGGCTCGACGAGTGTCATATCAAATACGAAACTGGCTGGTAAGCCACCTCCTTTCTTTGTAGTTAATGAATTCATAGCGAGAACCTTTGGGGCTATCTTGCCGTGACTGAACCATTAACAACGAGCAACCCTGGCACAACTCGTAAACGCCAGGAACAGTCTATCTACACATAAGGTCTAAGCACTAATTTGTGAATATAAATCCTCCTCCCCAAGTTGAATTTTATTCCGAATTGGATAGTTAATAGAGATGTCTGCGTGAGCAGGATTGGTAGTACCCTCTATTGTTAAAACTGTTTCTTTTTGACATTTTTTATCTAAATATATAAATCTAGATTATGAAATTTGCAGTCGGCTAGCTTTAACGCTAAAAGTTTCTTAGTTTAATTTTACTTCCTCTGATTTAATTTGAGTGAACAATTGCAGAAGTAACTCACCTGCACTAACAAGCTAGAATATGAAGGCAAGAGACGGTCCGAATGTGTAGGATTTATTTTTTATTCATAATAATTTATTTGGAGAAATTAAACATAAAAATGCCTAAGAAATTAGGTGTGTTGAATAGGAAGGCACTTGTCCTATTGCACGCAAGTTAATTACGGTTACTTCTAATATATGCTAGCAACATTGATGTAACCCAATTAATATTGCCTATACAAGAGATGCGGAAGACTGTTAAATGTCGAACTACCAAGCGGTTTAACAGGGATAGAGGCTCTATGGTAACATAGAGAATTTGCTGGATAGCGTGGGTTCACATACGTAAATGTGGAGCAAAGGAAAATGGCAGAATTACCAAACTTCTTTTCAATAGGGACGAAATTTATCTATAGACAATAACCAGTTAGCTCGTAATGTCTGCCTTTCAGATTAGCTAGTCTAGAAAGTTGAGTGAGTCATATAGACAAGAAAAGAAGGAAAGCCTCGAGTTAGAGGTTATATAAGAATTACTATCTTACCTAGCTAGTAAGATTGATCTGTAACGTTGACTGTAGTACGACAGATGATCGTAATCTTATATATTACTTAGCCGTAACAGTAGTAATTGTAATTCTTTATTATTAAAGTTTTACATGCTGGAGAGAAGACAGAACTCTCAACAATCTGTCATTTAGGTATAGCTTCTTTGATCGGAAGCTATACCACTAAGATATTTTATTCTCGAATCATATTAAAGGTGATTTCCGATTTTATAAATCGGATTCGCTCGGTTCGTCTAGTTGGTCTAGGACGCAAGATTTTCATTCTTGAAATCACGGGTTCGAATCCCGTACCGAGTACATAAAATTGAAATCTAAAATTGACTAAAAGAGTAATGGAAGTATATTTTGAAGGCACTATAGGTACCCGAAAATGGTTGCGAATTCGAAAGAATCGCATCTCTACACTTGAAGAACTTACTAAGTTAGTAATCAAACACGAACCTCGTGAATTAACTATTCACATCAATTCACTTGGAGGAAGTACATATCAAGCTTTAGCTATTTACTTCTATCTTCTTTCTCTTAGCATTCCAGTTACTACTTTTTGTCATGGTCAAGTGGCTTCTGCAGCAACTATTATTGCTCAAGCAGGAAAAAAGAGATATATGGATAAAGATGCAGAAATCCTTATTCATACTCCTCGAATCAACACAAGTAATGCAATTACTTTTAGACTTTTAGGTATTATTAAAGAAGATCTTGCGTTTTCTAACAAAATACTTAAAACTATATTTAAGAGAAAATCAGCTTTAACTGAAAAACAAGTTGAAAGAGTTATGCGCTTACAAAATGAAGAAGGCATATGGCTAAATTACGAAACTGCACTTCAGTTTAAGTTGGTTGATGAACTTGAAGAATAATACATATATTTTATAGTTAGTAGCTGGATCTTAGTGAGAGTGAGCTACCTCTCTGAGCTTAGCTAAGATCCATTTTTAGAAACCTGTGTTTGCATTCATTATATATCACACCTAGTTCCATATAACTTTTCAGTTGGCATTAGTTAGATGAAAACTACGATTTAATCCAGCGAGCGATAGTGTGGTTGCCACGACCTGGAGATTTTTTAAAACCCTCTAAGTTTAACAATATCTAAAATTGTAATTATGTCTAAAGATCTTTTTTCGAGTCGTACTCCCTTTGAGAAGTGTTATCTCGTAGAAAACGTAAAACATCTTTCGTTCATTCCAGGGAATCGTACCCTGAGAACAGCTCACGTAAATCGAATCTTCAAAGCTTTCCTTGATGGAGAGTGGATGCCGCCTATCTATGTTTCTGCAGACGGTGAAGTTCTCGATGGTCAGAATCGTCTTGCAGCATTTCGTATGCTGAAAGAGAAGTATCCGCAGAACAAAACTGCAATTCGAGTGATTATTATTAACTCGGATGCATCTCCTCTGAATCTCGCAATCAAGTTCAATGCAGGACATGCAAACTGGGTAATCACTGACTACATGAAGGCTTATCTGGAAAAAGGTCTTCATGGCTATCAGCAGCTCCAGGATTTCACGAAAGCTTTCCCTGAGTTCGAATTCAAGGCAGCTATTCAACTGATCAAGGGTTCGCACTCTTCGAGAAAGTTCAACAACGGTCTCTTGGAGATCTCTAACGAAGAGTACATGGAAGCATGTAAGAAAGCTGCTGCTCTCATTCAGATCGCAGAAAAGTTGAACAATAAGATCGTCCTTCGACGAGACATTGTTCTCGCTTTCTATCATGTCTGGAACAAGATTCCTAATATTCAAACGTATCTCAAACGTATCGGTAATCTTCAGGTTCCGAGCGTTGAGAATCGTAAGGAGTGGGAACTTGCATATAGTGCTCTGTTGCGATAATTTCTGGTTTTTATTTGTTAATCGGCACGTTAATAGAGTTTACTCTATGCCTACTACCACTCGAAGGTGTGATTAACAAGGGTCGCCTAGCGTCCTTGTATGAACGTAGGTCGGTGATGGTCACTATCTCAGCCTCGCCATAACAATTTCAAGAAAATGAATAATTTAGGTAAAGCTATAGGATTAATTCTCTTCATGGGAATTATTCTAACTTCCTGTTTATTACTTGTTTCTAAACCTAAAGATCAAGTAGTAACTATTACAGAGTTTCCTCAGGATGGAGTAAAAGTATCTAAAGTAACTCCTACTTCTGAGTTCGAACGTAATCAGATTACAATATCTGTAATGCATGAACTTGATTCACTCGATAATATTTATCGAGTAGAAGCAGGTATGCAAAAGATTCCTACTGAAGTGTTCGATAACTATTGTATTGAAGTAATGAATCACTACAAAGACCAAATTCAAAGTATCTTTTATGATCCTTTGGAAAATCCTCGTATAAAAATCAGATGGGTTAATTAACTATGATTATTTCTTGTATTACAACAGCTTCTAATAAAGCTGTACTCATTAAAGGAATTCCCTTTCGTATTGTTCAAATTAAAGGCTTTGTTGTAAATACAGATACAAATCAAGTTCTTCACATCTGCATTAACAGATTGTATGATTTGTTAATGACTTGTTGTTTATACGAAAAAGTCTTTACAGAATAATGTAGGAAGTTGTATCTATAATTAATAATAAATAAATTAACAGTATGAAGGGTGGAAAACCTGGACTGAATGTCCGTCGCAAAGGTGCTCTTGCTCGCCTGGAAGTTACGTATGAAGCTTTCAAAAAAGCAGGTAAAGACAAGGAGAATCGGATTACGGGAAAGATTATTCCCTACGATCAGGAAATCGCACGCATGGAGCGTGAGATGGCAACACTCAAATCTCGAATCTATAACTAACAAGAAAGAAAATGTCAACGATTGGACAGGTAAGACGTATGCTTCGTATTCAGGCACTCGAAGCTGCAAAACGTGAGGATTATCGGACACGTACTCGTGTTCAGAAAATCTATATCAAGGATAAGATTACGAGGAATATCACTATAAAGGAGATTACTCATTTTCCTAAGAAGGAAGAGACTCCTGCAGAGGTAGAAACTCAGGTAACTGAATAAAATTACGTATGCTTTCAGGCTTCAGTAAAAGATTTGGTGAATTTAGATGATTCCACTGCTGTACAGAATTTTTCTGTTAGGATAACATAAGGCAGCATAATTGATTCTAATACTTGCATCCTTGAGAGTTCGAACTGTATCAATGACCAAATAAGAGATACAGATTTTTAATAAAATATAGGCTGCAACCTATTTGGGACGCTAACGGATATTATTATGATATTGTTGCAGTAAAACATATAGTAAGAAGGTTAGTGAAAAGATGTGAATAGCTCAGTTGGATAGAGCGGCAGGTTGTGCTGAGGGTCGCAGGTTCGAGTCCTGTTTCACATCCAAAATTAAAAATTAAAATTATGTTTTGGTTTATATATAAAATAACTCTCGTAGTTATTGTAATGATAATAATTGCAGTATACTTTAAAGATCGAGAACTTTTCAAGTCGCAAATTTTTAACTTATTTACGACAGGAGAATTTATTATCTTATTGACTCCCATTATCAATACACTTCTTATTATTTATGGTGTATATAGAGCTATTCAAATTACAACTAAAAATGATAGGGAGTAAATATTGTGTAGAATATTATTTTTATAACGAGGATAATTTACCAGTTCAAAGTTTTGCTTTTGTCATTGCAACTTCTGATGAGGAAGCAATACAAAAAGCACAAAATTATTCTACAAGTAAAATAACAATTATATCTTGTACTAAATACGCTTAAGTATGGAAGATATTGAAACAAACGATATTGGGCAATCTTTAGTAGATGAATTTGTCGATGATAATGCTATTGAAGCTCAAGAAAAATAGCCTACGGACTTAAGAGGGTTAACATAATTTAAGTAATAGGATTAAACCGCAATTGAGTGGGAATTAAAGACAAGGATATCGCGAGAGTGGCGCACAATCCAGGAAATAGTCTGTATTTTACTTCTGGTGGGCATAGTTTCCATAAACCCAGATGAATAAGTTTCAGATTGCTTAAAGTGAATCGTTTTCTAGAGTGTCGTAAACTCTAGTTTTTAAAGTCACATATACAATTTAGATATGTTGAACGATCTGATAAACACGATAGATCTGCCAATTTATTGTGTGAAACAGAGATGCCTTGGCAGAGGCTGCAACGGCTAGCAGATCATAAGAGATCCTAGTATCGGGCGGAGGGAAGTTGCATACGTAAGTACCTCTAACTTTTTAAATCCTTCTGATCTAACCTGGAGTTGATGAAGGTCGTAGTTGATGAAGGTCGTAATAGTATTTACTATGTTAAGGTGGTTGACTAAGAGACGAATGCAGTAAACGACTGGCCACAGAAGGTCAGTAGAGTAGGGGCGGAGCCTATCATAGTCACAATGAAAAACGAAAAGATTAAGTTGTCGCAAGGAAACTTACACTTAGTAGTTTATAAGAGCAAACAGACGTCAGGCAATGTACAGATTAAATGATGTTTGGGAAAATAGAAACTATTAGTAGCTGTAACTACGAATGTTTGATGTAGCAGTTAATTGCATATGAGAGGTCATATGATTAATAGCCAAATGAATATCTGCTCTTATTGATAAATATACCTGCACAAGTAATATCTAAGGTTGCACACAGATGATATGAAGGTTAAAGAGCTGGTGCAATAAGCTCATAATTGGAACCGTCCAGTTGGTATGTTTATCACTTTTTACCTATAACACTTTGATCGGTGTTATAGGTCCTAGAAAATAATAGAGATAGGTGGCAAAGTCTGAAGATTCGAAAGAATATATGGCGACAGTACCTAGCTGTAGGGTTGTAACCATTGTGAGGTTACATTTTAGATGATCCGAACGTACAGTCTATCTCTTTTACTTTAAAAATAATTACAACAAAAATATGAAAAAGTTACTTATTGTACTCGCATTATGTGTATTTGCAGTATCTTGTTGTGAAGTAGACCACAACAATTCTCAAGAAAAGAAACCTACAAAAATCACTGCAACTTCTTTTAAAGTCTACAAAGAGAGTGGTGCTTTTGTTTGTGAATACTATGAATTCACGTATCATGGACATAAGTATATCACAAACTATGGAGAAAAGTTTTTACTTCATTCTCCTGAATGTCCTTGTCAGTATTAATCTATGGAAAACAAAAGATTACGAGCTTTTGCAATATTTATTATAATAGGTTTTATCTTTATAGTAAATTTTGCTTTCTTCGGAGTTCAAGGTAGAATTACTCAAGATTGGACTGATAAGTTTACAAAAGAAATTAACTATCTTGAATATAAGGTAGATTCTTTAGAAAAGGTAGTTAATAGTAATCTTACACATCGTCGTGATACATTAATCATTGATGTACGCCCTCAAACAATCAAAATTTATCAACCTAATGGAAATAGTATTAATAATAATTCTAGTATTGCTAGTACTCCAAGATGACGATTAAACTATGTGGTTCTTTAGATTTGCAATTATTCTCTTAGGATTTTTATTTATTTTTTATTATACTGCAGTTGTTTTTCAACTGTTAGATGTATGGAAAATAACTAATCGTAAGATAACATGGAAGGCTATTATACCTTTCTATTACTTTATTAAGAGGTAGAAAATATATGGCGCCTCTATTTATAATTCTTGTAATCTGTTTATTGATATTATTAATAGATTGCTTTAAAAACAAAAGAAAACATTAATCACTTTATAAAATCATATGAATTTAAAAAAGATTATTGCTGTCTTCGTGGCAGTGTTCGCAGTTTTCTGCGTTGTGTCTCTCGGTAAGATTGGAGAGGATGTGAAGAACGAAACTATTGTGGTCAACCAGTACCCCTTTACGGGTAACATGGAGTATTGGACGACGCCTGGCTTCCACTGGCAGTGGTGGGGCAAGACGACGACCTATTACAAGACCCAGCAGCTCTGGTTCGGATCTGACAACGATGCTGGTCAACAGATGGGAAGTCCTATTCCCGTGATCTTTAATGATGCGTCGGATGGTATGGTGTATGGTTCACTTCGAGTTAAACTCCCTACTGATCCTAAGTATCTAGCACGTATTCAGACGGATTATAACGGTATGGATAGGCTTATTAATGACCTCGTTCGGCCTACTGTTACCAAGGTTATTTATGCGTCTGGTCCTCTGATGTCTGCATTTGAATCTTATGCTGAAAAGAAGAACGACCTTATTGAGTATATCACTGCCCAGCTCAATAATGGTGTATACAAAACTTCTGTAAAGCGAGTTGAGATTCTGGATGCAATTTCAGGAGATAAAAAGCTGGTTAATATTGCAACTCTTATCCCCGATTCTCTCTCAGCTGGTGGATACAAACGTAGTGAATCTTCGCCGTTTGCCTACTATGGTTTAGAGATCGGTCAGGTAGCAGTTTCTAAAATTGACTATTCTGAAACAGTTAAGAAGCAGATTGCTCAGCAACAGAAAGCAAACATGGATATCCAGACTGCAAAGGCGCAAGCCGCTGCTGCTCAACAGGATGCAATTAAGGCAGAGGAGCTTGGTAAAGCTGCTGCTATGACTGCAAAGTGGGAGCAGGAAAAAGTAAAAGCAGTCGAGGTAACTAAGGCTCAACAGGCTTATGAAGTAGCATCACTTGCTGCTAAAGAAGCTATGGAAAATGCAAAGAAAGTGAAGGCTGAAGGTGATGCAGAAGCATTCCGTCAGGCAGCATTAGTACGTGCAGGGTTGAGCCCGAAAGAGAAAGCAGAGATTGAGATGAAAACAAAGATTGGCGTAGCTGAAGCTTTGTCGAAACTTGAACTTCCTCGTGTTGTCATGGCTGGTGGAAACACTAGCAATGGTGGTACGGCCATGGACGCAATGGGACTTAAAATGGTATCGGATCTTGTAGATAAGATGTCTAATTAAGTCTTTTAAGGCTAGGGAGGAGCCTACGGTAATCCTCCCAACAAGCTAGGGTAGTTCTAGTAGTAAAACGCCAGACGACCCCTTTGTGGACCTGGAAAGGAAGGTGCGAATCCTTCACCTAGCTCATATAATAGTATTTAATTAAAGGAGTTTGATCGCTCCTATAGTCTCGAAGGTAACTTTATTGTTATAAAGGAGATTCTAGTGCAAATCTAGATATACGATAATCTATTAGATAGAATTTATTATTTTATAATAACGAAATCTTAGCACTAGTAGATTAGTATATAGCTTAAGTAGTAGAGCACTACCTATTTTGGGCCTATAGTTAAAAGGTTTATAACGCACGACTCATAATCCTGTATTCCTGGTTCGAGTCCAGGTAGGCCCACTTTTAAACATAGCAAACAATGAATGTAGACAAAGAACTTATTATAGATTGTTTTCAAGATGTTATCATTATTTGTGAGAGAACAATTCCTGATATTATCTCCTATCAAATATCTGCTATTATTGGAAGATGTACCCATATTGCAGATAAGGTAAAGGAACAATATGGAGAGATTATGGTATATAGTAATCTTATGCATGTTGTTGAGTTAGCTTCGAAGGTTACAACAGGTAATATCTCACACATGATTCCTACTATTGAAGGATTATGTCAGCGAAATATTGATTTTATTAAGAAATATGGATTAACTGATTATGAAGAAAGAAGTAACTCTTAAATTAGATAACTGCATGGATTGTCCTCATCATCAAGTTTATCCTGACCCTGATCCTTATGATTGGTTTTGTGATGATGACGAAAAAGTGGTGTGTAATATGGCAGATAGGAATATAACTATTGCTTGTCGACCTTACCACAAACGCAGAGAGTGTGAAATTCCAGATTGGTGTCCTTTAAAATAATAAATAAAGAATAAAATGGGATTTTTAATTTGGATAGGGATAGGTTTAACAATTCTATATCTTTCAATGGTAGATGATTGTGAAGATTTTTTCAGTAAAGTTTTTGTATCTATAATATATTTTAGTATCTTTACAGCAATAGTTCTCTTTGTTAAGAGTGATGTAGTGTGTAATATACACATGAAAGCTTATGAAAAGGGGAAGCTTGAGAAAGTATATACTATAATAGATTCTGATACAACATATAAATGGACCTACCGTGAGAAGAATTAGTTTTGAAACAGCTAAATTAGCTGCTGAGAAAGGGTATGATGAAGATTGTGATTCTGTTTATGATATTCATGGAAATATTATAGATATAGACAACTATGGTTTAGGTATTATTCCTGAATATTGTTGTCCAGCTCCATATCAGGCAGAACTTCAAGAATGGCTTCTAAAAGTAAATATCTTTGTAAGTGTGAGAATGTTAGCTCGCGATAATTCAGGTTATTTTTTCTGGGAATTGTTTGTAGATAATACTCAGATTCAATATTCTGGAGTTGAGTTACATAAAACTTATGAAGAAGCTCTTGAAGCTGGATTATACAAAGCATTAAAACAATTAATATAAAGAAACGATGGCAAAAATGAACATGAAGGCTATTACGATGGCTTTCAAAGAAGTTCTTCTCGATGAGAAGGGAAATCCTGTAAAGGATAATGAAGGTAAAACTGTTTATGTACGTGTGTTCCGAAAGGTTCGCCACAATGCAGCATACTTTCCCCGCACTTATCGCCGTTAGGCAGAAAATCCTACCTGCTTCACCAAAGGTGTAGTCCCTGTAATAGAACGTTACAGTTTTCTCTATTAAATATATGGAAAAACCATATATAAGAGAAGGAACCCATACTAAAACTATGAAGTTCTTAAAGGACGATAAACATTGCCCATATCTCTTTGATCGGAGATATGGGCTCTATTTTTAGTTTATTGCCCACTTTCGAAGGTACTTATTAATTGAAAGGATTCTCCAGTAATGGGAGCGAATCCAGGTAGGTGTACATGGTATGACCCGTTAATTAGAGTCTGATTCCACAGACGTTAAGTATTGTAGATTATATCAGAGAGAGAGTTCTTCTACTATAGATTACAGGTCTTGAGATATACCAGTTGGAAAATGCTGGAGTGGGTAATTTTTAAACTAACAATATTGAACTACATATGAGTAAGTTATATGACGCACTTCAAGATCAGTTAAAGACTGAGCATAAGAAGGAAGCTGAAGATTGTATTAAGATATATAACAAATTAAAAGAAATGTCAGGAGGATCTCTGTGGAGCTCAGATTGGAATGCCTTAGTTCATACAATACTTATAGGAACATGGCCTAACGTTAAATTCATCTTTAAACCCAACGCTATAGGAAAAATATTTCTTAAAGGTATGTTGTATGAATCAGGGGAATGAGGAATAACCCTTTGAATACTTTTATAGCATTGCACAATGAATCTGGAAACACACGCTAAAGCTACAGAGCTTTTAGAAGAGATTAAAGAGATAGAGTATATAGTACACCTCTTAGAAACTGCAGAAAATCACCGCCTCCTCTGTAATCCACGTGATAAAACAACTATACAAATATCAGTATCAGACAAACTTAGAAAAGCCTTAACTACACTGCTAACAGGTGAGAAGAAACAGCTTGAGGAAGAGTTTAAAGAATTGTAATTAAGTCAAGAAAATGTAAACATGTACTCAATTTATTACAAAGGAAAGGAATATGAAGTCTCAGAGAAGCTATTCCTTAATATATGTTTATGTATGCTTCAATTTGAGCAAGCGTCTATCATTGATAAGCCTGACCTTATCGAAGCTTTCCAAGAAAGATGTGTTCCTGAGATTCTTAAATCTCCTGATTTTGATTACTCAAGATTAGAAGATGAGAGTCTTGAAGGTGTAATTGATACAACCCCAATTTGCGAATGAAAATCAAGTTCAATAACAAGAAGAAATACTGGTATAAACCAGGGAAAATTTAACAAGGGGCTATATTACCGTATCCAAACCAGAGCCCTTGAGGCTAAAAGGAGCCATGGATTTACCATGAGGAAGCTCAAAGCCAACAGTCCACGATATAATGTCTAGAGCGCTGTTAGGGATACACTAATTAGAGAGGAAGGTCAGACTGGTGTATAGTCGCATGTAAAGTATGGCACAGACAAGAGATCTGAATAATAGCCCATTACTAGCACACTCTAATTTTTATGAATTATTAATTTAACTGGATAGAGGAGTAACTGCGTATGAGCAAATCGGTTCTACAGTTACGTCGGAAGTGCAAAAGCGGCACATTAGGATCATGTTAGGGATAAGGGTACTGAAATGTACAACAGACTGAGGATGAGAAAACTCACTACTGCATAAAAACAGTGAAATTCTGTAACTAATGAGAGAAGTAGGTTAAATTAATTTTATAGGCTTTCAGGCTTAAGTAAAAGACCAAGTGAATCTGTTTAATATCATTAATATCATAGATATTCTTAAAGGTAATCTTTAGTGGCCGCTGGCTCTACGTGAGTACAGGCTGTGTTTGAAAAGAGGAAGTATAAGAATAGGCAGATACTTGCCCAAATCGAGAGTCATATTTTCATCTCCTCAATGACTTGGTAAGAGAGGGGATTTTTATTACTAAAGTAGTGAGCTTGGAGGTAGCTATCTTTAATGAGTAGATGAGTAGCAGTATGTGGTGAGGTATAAGTTTCACAGTTTACTCCTCAAATAAAAACTGTAGGTATACTTAAATAATGGTGAAAGACTAGACTCGAAGTCAGGAATCTGAAATATAATAGTAAGTAGCTAGTGAAGTCAAGTTAAGAACCTGAAAAGCCGCAGCTGGATTCCCTACAATGAAGGTAAGTTAATGACTTACGGTACTATAACTAGCAATACTTATAGTACTTCTTTAGGTGTAACAACACGCTTTAGTAATATCTAGACTATAGGAGTTTGATCGCTCCTATAGTCACTAATTAAAGTCTACAAAATACTTTTATATGAAAGTACTTTATAAAGTTATTATAGAGGCAAACATGGATGCTTCTCATAAAATTGAGCTCTTAATAAAAGCGTCTAATGAAAGAAATGCTAAAAAATTAGCAGAGATAAAAGTAAGAAAAGATCCAAGAATCTTTTTCACTCAAATACAAAGTATTATAAAGGTAGAATAATACATACAAAATTATCTAAGTAGTAGTTTACGTGAGAGTCGTATTGGAAAATAGGCCGCGCATCATAGTTTGTCTATTTGGTGTATAGTATAAGCAGCACGACTTAGATAATTTTTAGTATTTAATATATTTTTATAATTACCAACTAAAATAAGCAAAACAATGTTTTTAATTATATTTGGGATTATTCTAATTGGAATATCGATCTGGACACTTATATTAACTTCTGATGCAGAAGTTGAGGATTTAGTTGTATTGATAACTGAAATTCTTGGAGTGTTATTTATTTGTTCTTTCTTTTCGTCTAATTTTATGGTAAATAAGATTATGCAAAAATATGAACGGAGAGAAATTAAAAAAGAGTATACTATAGTAGAATCAGATACCACTTATAGGTGGGTATTAAAAAAATAATTATAATGAGTAGTTTTTACACTAAAATCAACACTCTCTACAAAAGAGACATGACAAAGCCTAAGAAACCGATAATTCTTGGGGAATATTCGGAGCCTGAGTTTGAAGTTCTTAAAGATCTTAAATGGGAAGCTACTGAAAAGATTGATGGAACTAATATGTCTTGTTGTTTTCATCCAGGTTTCAGAATGATTGAAATTCGTGGGAAAACTGAAAACGCAAGTATTCCAACTCATTTACATAAGCGAATGGAGGAATTGTTTCAGTTTGATCCTTTATATAAAGCTTTCGGAGTACAAACAGAAACAGGAGAAACTGTTTATCCTGAAAAAGTAGAAATCTTTGGAGAAGGGTATGGTTTAAAGATTCAGAAAGGTGGAAACTATATTAAAGATCATTGTGATTTCATTTTATTTGATATAAGAATTCTTACATCTACAGGTGAATCTCTTTGGTTAACTCGAGAAGCATGTGAAGATATTGCTAAAAAGCTTAATCTTAAAATTGTTCCTTTAGTAGGTTATATGACTATTAAAGAAGCTGAGGATTTTGTAAAAGCAGGTTTCAAGTCTTTAATTGCAGAAAATAAAGACTATATTGCTGAGGGTCTTGTACTTAAAGCACCTTGTGGTCTATTAAATCGCAGAGGTAAGAGAATTATTACAAAGATTAAGTATTGCGATTATAAAGATCTTTAATATGAGAGCCCTCAACATTTTAGTACTATTAGCAATTGTATTGCTACTCTTTCTTTTAATAATTGTTTTAATAGGATATATAATGTTTAAAGCGTCTATTTGGTTAGGTGTTGGATATATTATGATTCTTATTGCAATTATTATATATCTTTTATACAAACAAATAGAAAAATACTAAACATATGACTGAAAAGAATAAAGTCTTTTTTGCAGCAGATGGTATTACTGCTACTTCTGCAAATCATCTCTGCAACATAGGTAAAGAATATGTTGCATCTGCTCACAGTCGTCTTGATAACATTCGATTTATCACTACAACTGTAGAAACATTAAGTGCAGACAACCGCATTACTCTCTCGCAAGGATTAAATTCTGCAGAAGTACTTTCTTTAAAAGAAGAGATCAGAAAAATTGCTGAAATCAATGCATTTATTGCATATATGCGAGAGGCAATTAAAGCAAAAGATGCTGAGCATCGTGCTGTAAAAGAGCTTTCTTTTAAGGATTGGTGCGAGCAGGAAAGTATTACTCTTCCTGAATATCCCGCTAGTCCTAAGTATCCTTCTTTTGAAGATATCTTAGGAGAGTTAGATATCAAGGAGCGTAATCGTTATTACACTCTTGGGGCAGAAGCTGCTATCATTGGTAAGCAGATTCATCCTCGTGGTGCTATTCATGAAGCACGTGAAAAGCTGTTTGATGCAATATCAAATCCTGCGTTAGTAGAAGATGATAAAGTTTATCGTCATGTTGCATCAGTAAAACAGGAAGAAGTTGAAGAACTTTACTTTGAGCTGCAAAAGCAACATCGTGCTGTTGAAGCAAGTCTCAATGCCATTAAAGGTTCTATTGATCAACGTGTTGCAGAAGAAACTACAAAACTTGATACAGAAACTGCAGTTAAATTCAAGCAATATTCAAATGAAATAGAGCTTTTGAATAAGCAGTTTACAACCTGGAAAAATGAGGAAATAAGTAAAATTGGTAAACTTCGGATTATAATTCCGAATGAACTGAAAGATACTTATGATTTCTTAAGTTCTCTCTAATAGGTAGATAGATGCTATACTGTATTTTCATCAGTATACTCTATCTTTTACATAGGACTAAATCCTACAAGATATATTGTGTGTTATACGCGTGTTGCGGATAATACAAATATAGACAAACACTTGCTCTAGTAAAGCACATGCATGTTAAGCATTATTAGTATTGTACAAACTTGTGAAATACTTCAAATATAAATATAATTGACTTTGTTTTTAGCTTTGAGAAGTATTTCGTCATGGTCATTGTTTTTACTTTTGCCTCTGTTAGGATTTAGTCCTATGACTATTTCTTTATATACCTGCTGACTCCTGCGGTATAGAAAATGGGTAGTTTTCCTTCGACTATATGTAAGGGTATGTAACTCAGTGATACTTAAGACTGAGGGAGTTAAAACTAATCTTAAAAGTTTGGTAGATTGGCTATTAGATCCCCACAAGAAATAGCCCTCCGCGATGTTCAGGCAACTTCACGCGTATCTGAAGTATCCCTATCGTCTTTCCTAGGACATTAAACAAGGATCTTGAGCCTATCGAGAATACGGGGCAATTCGGTCGGTTTTTTCATGTTAGGTTCCGCAGAAATAAAGAACATGCTATGTAGTCTCCATCGTGAGATAATAGCCGCGGTTAGTGTTTTCACACTAATCTCCGTTATAATTAGAGTAGGGATACTCTAGACTATAAGCTTGGAGTTCCACAAGTTTAAAAAAGAATCCTACTAGGGAGGTGATGGTTAATTCCTCCCTGCTCGGGGCTGCTAGGTATTTGATCCTAATGTCAAGTAATATCAATCGTGTCGAGTTTGATTCATACTCGTAAAACAGATTCAAACAATAAACGCAAATAACATTTTTTCGCGCATTATCAACAAGGTTGAGACGGCGCTGTTTGGCGACATTGAAGGAGTAGCTTTAATGGCTGCGTAAATCAATGGGAGGTTCGTCACTCTTAAACTGGCGAGAACAACACTTTCTTTCAAGGTTTGGCTTCGTTCCTTAAAAATGAGCTGGTGGATGGGTCACCTTCGGGTACCCCTATTGGGTAGTTCCAATTAAAACAAAACTAACACACGTAACAAGTTGATATTAGGAGAATTAGGAGACACGCGTTCGACTCAATGGGTCGCTTTGGAAGTAATTCCATCGATTAAACAGGATGAATTGCTGGAAGGCTAAGTCAGAAATGATATGCTAATCAGCAGCTAAGCTATAGACCATTCTATAGAAAGTTCAGAGACTACTGGAGGGAAAATGGATTCCCTTAATAACCAGATTTAGCGTCCTGCTCCAGTGTTTTCACTGGATGATGATATAGTCCTATTTTTAACAGCATCAATTAAGCTGTCCTTAGAAATAAGGTTCCGATGGATTAGTCTATGACAATTAGGACATAAAGAAATAAGGTTTGAAATTTCATTTTTACCTCCTTGAGAAACTTCTATAATATGATGTATATCTCTTGGACCTTTATTTCAACCGCATAATTCACAAGGAATATATTCAAATATTTTGTAATAATATTTCATATCTTTTGTGTTGTCAACCTTTTGTTGAGCTCTATAATGTTTTTGTTTACAAGACAACGAACAATATTTAGCTGTAGCATGATATCCAATAAAGAGTTTACCACAATGTTTACAAATAAGTTCAAATTGTTTTGTTTTTTCTGCTTTTGCAGCACAAGATAATGAACAATATTTAGCATTTCCTCTGTTTATTTCTTTATTTTCTGCTAAAAAGACTTTTCCACAATAATTACATTTTTTCTCAGTTTTTGCCATAATTTTTGTTATTTTATAATTAAATTTTTTATTACAAATATAATAAAAATTATTCAATTGTGGAACTAAAATGTAACAAAATAAAAATAGCGCGTCAGCTCCACTATTTAATACTCAGCTACTTAGGTGGCTGAGTATTTTTTAAAATTGAAATTTATGAGTAGTAAATTAAAGACATTTCAATATCATAACGTACATCTATACAATCTAAAACAATATAGAATAGCTTTAGAAGTTGGAGTATATAATTCTAGGGAAGGTTTTCTAAGTGTATTAGGAAGTAATCAACGTTTAGCTTGGGAATTTAAAAAATGGTTACCTATACATAAAGAAGATTTTATTCCATATTCTATGAATTATCGATATGGGCATGTAATAGTATATAGTGATATGTGTATACAAATAGTTTATAGAATATGGGTAAGATAGTTCAAATTATAGATTCTCTCCATGATGAACGATTGTTATTTAGAATTTGTGAGGTCGTAGGAACTTACAATAATCCTTTTGCACTTTCAAGTGAACTTATAGTTGGAAGTAATAAATTTTTGTCTTGGGAATTTGATAAGTGGCTTCCAGCATTTGAGGATTTTGTTAACCTAGAGAAAAAATCATTAAGATATGGAAGAGTACTTGTTGTAGGGGATGAATATGAGATTACAAAATATCGTATATGGATAAAATAGTACAGATTAAATATGCCCGTGGATTACAGGATGCAAAAAACAAGATATGCTTGATATTAGGTATAGATGAAGAGGGAACTGTTATTTTGGCTCGAAGTTCTAGTTTAAGTTGGAAGATTTCTAAGGATCTAATATCTCATCTTGTTAAATGTAATTTTACTTCTAAAGAATCTAAAAAATTAAATCTTATTTGTGGAAGATATATAGAACCTGAGGATATTACTTGTTATGTAAAATACCGTATATGGATAAGTTAACTTCTTATGACATTTGTACAAAATACGGATGTCTTTCTCGGATATTTACTTTAATTACATATTTTATTATGTTATTTGTAGTAATTTTATTACTTAATATTATATTATAATGAAAACTTCTGATTATACTATACATTCTATAGTAGCTATACTACTTTGGATTATATTACGTGCTATTATTATGGCATTGATACTTTATTTTTCTTGGAATGTAATTATTCCTAATGTATTTCCTACAGAAGCAATTATTCATACTATTTCTCCAAGTCTTTGTTTTAAGATTGGATTAGTTTTAAGTATTATTAAGCAATTATAATGTTAAGAAAACTTAGCATAATTTTTATTAGGTTAGCTCCTGTACTTCTTGCAGTTAAAATTTTAATATTATTACTAGCTGAATATTTTGTAGTTAGTTCTTTGTTGATTGGGTTGGTCAGTTCAATTACTGATCTTTTAATTGCAATTGGATTACTTATACTCTCACTAACATTTAAGTTTTATATCTATCATAGACTAATGATATATTATGTCTTTGTAAGTTACATTAGTTATATTGTTAGTATACTATTTAGATTTTCATTGACAAATATAATATTCGTATCTTTATTTCTATGTCTAACTATTATCGTTATATTTTTAGTAGTTTACACATATTTAAGATATGGAGATAAAAAGCAATGATAAACTCTTGTCATTCAAGATACGGACGTTTAATTTTTTACACACTATGCATTATAAACTTATAATTTTCGAAAATCACACTAAATCTACTAGCTTAGACATCACTCCTGAACAAGCTAGACAAATCTTAGGAGTAATTGACTATACTCCCGAACAGTATGAAATATTGGCAGAAATAACCAATCGTCCTGCATCCTACTTTATGGATGATTTAGTCGATTATTATGTAGACTTCTAATAAAAATATGGATCTTAAAGAACATATTGTAGGAGAAGTTGAAGGATATCCTGTAATCTACATTGAAGAAAAAGATACAATTTTCTGTAAGAACACTGCTGTAAAATATTCTTTATTAAAAAGATTATATGATAGTCCTTTCTCAAGAGAAAAAATTGAGGAAAAATCTCTTACTATAACAAAAGAAGAACATTTTGTTACCTTTGGTTGTTTAACTACAACTAAAGAATATTGTCAAACTGTAATAAAAAATATAAATAAAATTAAAAATGGGAAATCCTGTAGGAGTTAAAAGCGTAATGCGAAGTACTATTTCTAAGTATGAGCAGGAGCAAAAAGAGAAATTTATTCAGGTAATGTCTGATCCTCGTATGCGTTATTCGGACGCTTTAAATTTTGTTGAAAACGAGATTAAGCAGTCGAAGCGTATGGGTACATTCAATCATAAGATCTTGTGTTTTATGAATGATGGAGTTTATCAGCTGAATCGTGCAATCCAGGAAGTTTTTGGAATTGTGTCAGCAGCTAAAAACGATAACCCTTCAGGAGGTGATGATACTGTTAATACGATTGAAGTTATCCTTGCTGATGGACGTCGTGTTAAAGTTCCGTATGGAGATATTGAACTTGCAGATTTAGGAGAAGGAAGTGTTATTTCTATCTCTTACAATGGTAACGATCACCATCTCTATATCAAAGGTAAGTGTCAGTTCAGGTTTACTACTCTGATGGATGACATTATCGATCGGACAAAAGAACTTCTTGCAACTGATTCTATTTATAAGAGTCAGGCATTAGAGATCTCTGATCTCAACAATCCTCTTGTCATGGATCTGTCAAATATTGACCGTGAAATGATGGTTCTTTCTGAAGATACAGCTCTCGGATTACGTCCTCTTAAATCTCGTATCAAGTATCCTGAGAAGTGTACTGAACGAGGAATTCCTCTGAAGTATGGTGCACTGTTTGAAGGTCCTTATGGAACTGGCAAAACTCTGCTTGCTTTTAAGCTTATTCAGGAAGCTATTCAGAATAATTGGGTAAGTGTATATCTGAAAGATCCTACATTACTTGCTGAGACTATTCGTCTTTGTAAAGTAATCGACGGAACTGGGCATGGAGTTGTTATCTTTGTTGAGGATATCGATCAGGTAACTCGTGGTAAACGAGATGCTGCTATGCAGGATATTCTTAATACTCTTGATGGTGGTGATACTAAGGGTATGAATGTAATTACTCTGTTTACTACTAATCATCTTGAGCTTATTGAGCCGACTTTTCTGCGTGGTAAGCGTATTGGCAAAGTTATCTCTTTAGGTGCTTTAGATGAAGCTACTGCTAAAGAGTTCATTGAGCGTTCTTTTGTAGGAGATTATACTCTTCAGGGAGATTTCTCTGCAGTATGTAAGCAGATCCGAGATTCGAACATTGCTCCTGCATTCATGGCTGAGATTGTAGAATCTGTAAAGAGTGATATGATCTTTATGGATGATACTAAGGTTGTATTACCTCAGTATATTAAAGTAGCAGTTGAATCTTATCTGCGTCAAGTAGGTCTTGCTCAGAAGAAAGATATGACTGAAACTCCTGAAGTTAAATTTGCTGAATCAATTCGCGAAATTACTGGTATTGATCGCGTTGAGAAGAAAGTAGATGAACTTATTGAAATGCAAGACTAAGTGCTATGGAGAGCATATGCTCTCCTATGACACCTTTATTCTACCTTCACGTGGTGGTGTTGTAAGTAGATAGATATCGAAACCAAAGAATAAATAAAATGTAAATTATTTTAAAACAACTATGATAGTACAGTATTTTGACGTAATTCACTGTAAAACTCAGGAACAGGTAACGGCAGTAATTAACAAACTTCATTCTGAACAAGGACTTACTTGGATGCACGATGATGAAAATCCTCTTATCGAAAACCCTGCAGATTTTGAAATAGAACAGAAGTTCTTTAAAAATATTAATGAAGAAGAAAAGGAGGAGTTTTATATTGTAACAGTGAAATTTCCTGAATTAGATAAGTGTATTGTTTACATATCTCGAAAGGAATATAATACAGAAACAATGCGAGCTGCTCTTGCAGAAACTGATGAGGAAGAAAGTTCTGCAGAAACTGTTTTCTATGAAGCTGAAGAATTTCTTGGGGGTTTTATAGGAAGCGATCTCTTTGGAGTATTTTCTATAGACTACGAAGTCTATGATACTGAAGATAATCATATCTGTAGTATTAAGAACAAAAAGGAACTTTCTGAAATTTATAACAAAGCTATAGAAGAAGGAACTACATTTGTTGTCTACGTGGGTAGTGAAAAAGTAGAAATCAATTCTGAGCATAATATTGATTATTATGATGAAAAAATTGCATTCTAATCGAGAATTCTGAGATCAATTAAAGGAAAATGATAAAGTATTAGTAAAATCTAAAGACTGGTATGATAAAAACGCTGTTGAGGAAAATGTTCCTATAGGTCCTAAATTTGTTTCAGCAATGACTGAAGACTGTAATAAATTCTTAACAGTTTCTGGTGTTATAGGTTGGTATGGCAGAGAAGACTTGCACTTTGAAATTAAACATAACTGGTATAGATACTCAAGTCTTTTTGTTCATAAGCTAATTATTCGTAACTATAGAATTTTATTGTAATAATTTTTAAAAATAAGTGTATAAATATTTGGATATATTAACTTTTGTCCTTATATTTGTACACTTTTCTGATGAATTCATCAATTAAATTTGGTAACACGAATATTTTGTATTATATTTGTAGTACGATTTAAGAGATGATTTGAGCTTGCCAGTTGGTGTACTTGGTTTGTGCACGTCGCGCTTTGAACGCGAAGGTTAAAGTTCGAATCTTTAACTGGCAACTAGTATAAATATGAGTAAATATCTTTGAGATAAAGAAAAATTACAAAAAGCTATAACAGAAGGCATATCTTACAGTGATGTCTTAAGGAGAATGAACATTCCGACTGCTGGAAACAATCAATCCACTTTAAAACGTAAAATTAAAGAGTTTAATTTAGATATTTCTCATTTTACTTTTAGAAGAGAAAAGAAAAATGAATCTAAACAGATTCCTATAGATGATTATCTAAACAATAAAAAGTTCATTAAAACTTCTGATCTAAAAGAAAAATTGATAAAAGCAGGATTAAAATTGAGCAAATGTGAAAAATGCGGAATTAGTGAGTGACAAGGGGCTCCTTTAGTAATTCAGCTACATCACATTAATGGTAATTCTAAAGATAATAATTTAAATAATCTTCAGCTATTATGTCCTAATTGTCATAGTCAAACTGATAATTATTGTGGCAATAGTAATAAGCAACCTAAACAAAAATATTACTGTCCAGATTGTGGTAGAGAAATACATAGAAGATCTACTCGATGTTTATCTTGTGCTTCTAAATTTCGAGGACAAACCAAGTTTAATCTTTCAAAAGAAGAACTACAGGGTTTATTAGAACAAGGTTATAGTCGAACTCAGATTGGTAAAAATTTAGGAGTTACTGAAGCATGTATACGTAAGTGAATTAAAAAATACAATATATAGTTCTAAATATATGAAAGAGTGGTGGTATAAAATTAAGAATTTCTTTAGAAATCTCTATATTTATAGAAAAATATTAACAACGGATTATCAATTTGATTATGGATATCTTCTTGATTTAGAAAAGTTTAAGTTACAGTTAATGCTTAAATCTTTTAAAGATGTATCTCATGTAGATCATACTAGTAATATTCGTTGGATATCTATATGTATTAAACTTATTGATATTATTCAAGAAGAAGATTCTGCTCTAGAAGTTGTTGAAATGGAAATGAGTAAACCTCAGTTCAAACTTGTTAAATATGTAAATATTAACAATGCATTTCGATTCGGAATTGAATATCTTGATCGATATGATGGGCTTCAAGTATATCGAAAAGAATTATTAAGACAGCAAAAAGCACTTTATTTATATAATAAAATTAGATATAATTATATGTTAGAGTGGTGGGATTAACTTTAAATATATGAGATATATAAGATATTTTGCTAAGCATCAATTATTAAAAGGAGATAAAATAGTAATCGCAAGTAAAGAAGTTTTGAAAGATAATAGAACAGTGTATCCTTTTGTAGATAGCGAAATGCTAAAATATGCAGATCAAGTTCATACTTTAAAGTCTGAACCTAAAGATGTAGTTTATCTTACAAATACTCAAAACTGGGTATGGGGTCCAACCTTTTTCAGAAATTTAATTATTCGCAATTATAGACTTCTATTAGAAAATTAATTATTCAAGATTTTTTAATGTTTGAATTAAAAAAGATTTATCTTCTTAGTAAGAAAAAATATATACAAGTATGTAAGGAAGGGAATATTTGTTTCTCTAAGAAGCGATTACCTTGTTGTTTTCAATATAGTTCAGATTGTTCTTTTTATCCTTGTCCAAGTAGAGTATATACGTATTAAATATAGAATAACTTTATAAATAGTGGTCTTATAGGGTAGTGGTTATCCTTCCAGCTTGTCACGCTGGAGACACGAGTTCGATTCTCGTTAGGACCGCAAAAATTAAATAAAATAATGGCTCCTTAGTTCATTCGGTAGAATATGGGCTTTGTAACCCCAAGAGAACGGATCGTAACCGTTAGGAGCCTCTATTATTGGGGGGGGGTATGTAAATACTTTCTCACAATATTAACTTTTAAAATTATTAAATATGTTTAATTCAAAGGGTACAGCATCCGCAGATCTGTTAAAGAAAGTAGACAATGTTTTAAATGCTTTTAAAACAGCAATTGATGGACTTAATACAGTTAATACTCAGGCAAAAGAAGGTATTGCTGCTAAAGAAGAGGAAATCAAAGCTGCTCAAACTGAGAAAGAAGCACTTGAAGCAATCTGCAAAAAGAACGAAAGTGTTCTTGCAAAATTAACTGCTATCCTTGAATAAAGGATAGTTTTTACGGGAGTAGTTCAATTGGTAGAGCCCGTGGTTTGGGACCACGAAGTTGCACGTTCGAGTCGTGTCTCCCGTACAAAAATTATTATATTTATGAAAGATTTTATTGGAGATCCCAATCCGTTCTGTATTCAAATTGTAGAAGGTTATATAATTCAAACTACTCCTTCAGATAGTGAGTCTTGTTTAGCTCCTGATCAATTTGGCAATTATTGCATATGTCAATCTCGAGGAGATAACCCAGCAAAAATAAGGTGTTGTTTTATTTGTGAGAATTACTCAGAGTATAGTAATTATATAATACAGACTCAAATTAAATACAGAATTTATGTAAATAGTAAATAGAGAGTTAGCCAAGTGGTTCACAGCACCTGATTTACATTCAGGAGATCGAGAGTTCGACTCTCTCACTCTCTACTAATAACTAATATGTATAAGATGATAACACTAGATCATGTAAACAAAAATTCTGGAAACTTTCTTCCAACACTTTGGTTAGTAGATAAATATAAACAATATCCAAATTGTATATCAGTAATCTGTAACCTTGAACAAAAGAAGTTAAATGAAAATAAGTTCTTAAAGAAATTTAAAGAAAAATTCTCTAACTTTTGTATATGGGAGGATAATGTAATCGGAGTTAAATCTGAAGTTTCTGAAGAAGTACTTGAAGAATTAGATCGTCCATTTTATGTAAGTCAACCTACTGCTTTGCAATTCAGTGGAATTTGTGAAGAATACAAGTGTGCTTTAAATTATTATTCCTCTAGAATATTAATCTATTTTTGTGATAAAGCTCTTATAGATAACTTTATAGAGGATATTAAATCTTTATTTGAAGAATGTTCAGAAAAAGTAGTTTCTACAACAAAAGTTAATTTAATTACTTTTGATGGTCAAGATTATGGTTTGACTGAGTGTAAGATTAGAGATGTTAATGTTGATCTTGATAAACACTATAATGATGATTTCAAGCCTGTTTATAAAGATATCTCTGACTTCTTAAATAGCCCAAAATCTGGTTTAGTTATTCTTCATGGAACTCAAGGCACTGGTAAGACTTATATGATTCGTCATTTAGTTAATAATTTTGATAAACAATTTATTATTATTAATAACTCGATGATGAATAGTTTGTCTGATCCTGTATTCTTAAACTTTATTCTTGATCATAAGAATTCAGTAATTATTCTTGAGGATTGTGAACAGCTTCTTAAAGATCGTTCTGAAAATGTATTTACAAATGGTATTAGTAATATTCTTAATATGACTGATGGTATTTATTCAGATATTTTAAATATTAAGTTTATTGCTACATTTAATAGTCTTGATACAAGTATTGATAAAGCATTGATGCGAAAGGGTCGACTTGCTGCAAAATACAAGTTTGATGAACTCTCTTTAGAGAAGACTAATAGAATACTTAAAGAATTAGGCAAACCTGAAGCAAGTAAGGGCATGACTCTTGCAGATATTTATAATCTTGATGTTCAGTCTTATGAACATAAGACTAGACGTAAAATTGGATTCTAATGATGTTTTGGATATTTATTTATTGGTTACTTTGTGCGTTTATTGTTATTGGAACAGATGATGGAGAACCATGGACTGTTGGAGATAAATGGTACATAGTATTTGCAGGATTTTATGTTCCTATAATAATTGGCCTATTTATAGGTAGTTACATTAAAGAAACTGGATTTTTTGATAAAAAACATCCATGGGAACATTAATCTATATGTTGTCCGTAGCTTAGTTGATTAAAGCGCAAGTTTGTGGCACTTGAGATCGGGAGTTTGAATCTCCTCGGACACCTAAAAGTATTCTTTAAACATACGAATCTGGACAAATGGTTAGACCTTATCTTATAAACCCCAAACTATAAGAATTAAGAAGTATTTCTCTCGAAATTAGGTAGATCCAGCTTCCTAGAGAGATAGAAGAATACTTACGATGGGAGCTTAGCTCAGCTGGTTAGAGTACTTGACTGATATTCAAGAGGTCCTAGGTTCGATTCCTAGAGCTCCTACTAAAAAGAAAGTTATGAAAGAATATAAAATTTGGAAATTTAATAAATCTGGATATTTACAAACAGTAACTGTTAGTCTTGAAGAGGAATATCCTTGTAAACAAAAAAGATGTGGATATTCCTGTTTAGGAGACAAAACGAAACATGTATGTTTTGTTAAAGTAAATCTTGCTTTTGAAGAACGTGCAAGTTTAAAATGTACAGCTTCAGGGAATAAAGAGCATAAAAATTTTATACATATTAGACTTTTATATAGAATTTTTATAGATGGATAATTATAAAAAGGAATATAATCCTTAGGAAGAGCTTATAATATAATCGGTTAGTATCCTACACTTTTAATGTAGTTGTCAGGGTTCGAGTCCCTGTAGGCTCACACAATTTTTAAGTCTGAATCACAAATGATAAAACGTTTTGAAAATAAGTACATACAATCCATAAGAAGAGGTTATTTATGTCATATTACCCCTAATAAAAAATGTTATGGATTTGAATATCATCATAATTCAAATGGATGTGAGATTTTTAATGAGAAATTTGGAGGATGTAGTAACAGACGTTATAATATGATTAAATATAGGATCTATGCAGATTAAATATTTTCCTGAAATAAAGTGTTGTGTACAAGCAGTTAGATCTCTAAAACGAAACTATTGTAGTAATAATCAATGCTATAAGTCAACCAATTATTGTATTTTGTTTTTACCTGCTTTCAATAAAAGTTGTCTTAAATATTATTTTTGGAGAGTTTCTTATCGTGTATTCTTAGAAGCTTCTTATGATAGAATATAAAATATAATTGGAATGTGGCTGAGTGGTTGAAGCACCAAACTGTTAATTTGGGTTACGTGGGTTCGAGCCCCACCGTTCCAGCTAATATTAAACTTATGCAACAGATAAATACTTATGCAGAGCTTAGAGAGCTTAAACTAAACAAGTTATTTAAACATCCAAATTATAATATATATCAAGTTATTAAAAATAGAAATAAAGGATTTTGTAAGGGTGGAACTAGTAGCATTAACCAATGCAGTTTTATGTATCGTACTAGTCCTAATACATCGTTTTGTTATACTGCATGTACACAAGGAAAACAATATTTTTGGTATATAAAAATTAAATATAGAATTGTACTAGATGATAAATAATTTATCACAAATTTGTTAACTTTTTGTGTTAAAATAAGGAGGATTAAGCCAAGTTGGACTAATGGCAGCACTCTTGAAAAGTGTAGGTCGCTTAAAACGGCGTGGGGGTTCGAGTCCCTCATCCTCCGCTAATATTTTGAAACTATGAGAATAGTAGAAAATTTTACAGAACTTAATAAAATCAAGTTAAATCAACTATTTAAATATATTAATAATCATATACTTCAGGCTATTCACAGCAAAAAATATTTCTATTGTTTTGATAGTAAGAAGAATATCAGATGTAATTTATATACGGTTGGTTCTCGTGGATGTAGTGCAGCTTGTCTAAAACCTCTTGGAGAAAAATTTTGGTATATAAGAATCATATATAGAATTAGATTAAATGAGTAGAGATATTGCATTAAAACATTGGAAAATAATTAAATATAAGACTCTAGTTATTCAATGTGTATCCGAAGGAAAATTTAAGAAAGATTATTGTTATGAATCTTCTGTTGGCAAACCGTGTGCCTTTACAGGAAAAGCTTGTACTGATTTTAAGTGTATAAATAGAGCAGATGGTCTTCGCGTTAGGTATATTAAAGTAGATTATAGAGTTTATGTTAGTAAAACATAGAGTTTCTCAAATAATAGAATTATTTGGCTATAAATATCGGTTACATCAAGTTATTCTAGGTAAACAAGAAGAATCATCATGTTATATAAGTGTTATTAAAGATAAACCTTGTATATTTCGTGAGTATAATAGAATAAATGGTGAGATATGTTGTGGTAATGTTGTATGTACTTCTTTAGAACGAAAAGATAATATTAGAGTACGTTATATTAAATTAGACTATCGAATTTATTTGTTTAAATAAGCACTCTTGATGTAACTGGTAACATGACAGTCTCCAAAACTGTTCTTTGGGGTTCGAATCCTTAAGAGTGTGCTTATATATAATTAGGGCTGTTAGTATAGTGGCTATTACATCTGGTTTGCAACCAGAAAACAGGGTTTCGATTACCCTACGGTCCACAATCTTCTGTAGATTAGGATTCTATACAGAAAGAGTACTGTAATCTGTTAAGAGCTTATAAATCAGACGTTAAAGAAAAAAGTTTTCGGGGCTGAAGAGCCCTGCTATGAATCTAATCCTAGTAGAAATACTAGGATTTTTGGAACTGCGGTGTGCTAGGTGCGCTCGCTGGACTGAAAATCCAGAGGTAAATGTTCGACTCATTTCAGTTCCGCGCTATCGTCTTCCTTATTAAGTTTGGTAACACGTGCACTGCCTGTAAATCTTAATAATAGATATGCTTAGTACTTATTTTTATTAGTGGATGTATTAGCTCAGTGGTAGAGCTCTGGCAGGGAGTGCCAGAAGTCATAGGTTCGAATCCTATATGCATCCCTTAAATTGAAAATTATGATTATACCTTCAAATTTTTTAGTTAAAACTATTACATTATATAGTGAGGGAGATGTATATGCTCCACATGTAGTAATAAACTATCTTACAAGAAGCCTATTTTTTATTCTTTTAAAATTTTCTCCAAATGAGAAATTAATGAAAGTTAAAGAAATAAAAGATAGAATTTTTATTAAAAATCTTGATCATAAGATGACTATGGGTCTTAGGGAAGCAAAAAGGATTGTAGACGAATTAACTATACAATATGATATGAATAATATTTATAGAATACGATTGGTAGAATAGCCAAGTTGATAAGGCAGTGGTCTGCAACACCACAATCGCAGGTTTGAGTCCTGCTTCTACCTCTAAGCGAGTTGGAGAAGATGGTTACCTCGAGAGTTTCATAAGCTCTAGACCTCGGTTCAAATCCGAGACTCGCTACACAAAATTTTAAAGTTATGAGAAATATATTTAACGTACTTATATGGAATTTTAATACACAAACAATAGAAGAATATAATGTTATTCCATATTTTGTAAGAGAATGGAAAGAAGAAAAAGATAAATCTAAATTTAAGTCTTTTGATGATATTAAAGAATTTGTTAGAAGTAAATCTTTATATCAATTCTGGTCTCGATGTGAATATGAAATAATTGTTAAAGGATGGCCTGTAACTAAAAGAGAAATTAAATTAGATGTACATGAACAAATCATGATGAATCTTGATTTAGTTACACAAGTTTTTATAAATACTATTGGATGGAAAGTAAAGTAAAGGATATTTTGTTACTTTTAGAACAAAATGGATGATCTGATCTTATCGATAGTCGATGGGAACAACAGGTTAGAGAGGAAATATTAACAGCTTATCCTGATATTGATATAGATACTTTAGATAAGGTATTAGAAATTGTATTAATTTAATTAGGATTACAAGTGAAAATAATTGTAAGTCCAGTTGACTATAATCACGATGAAACTGCAATTATATTTTACTGTAGAGCAAAAGATCGTGAGGATTATATGCGAGTATATGGTATTTTTGATACAGAACAATTTGAAATTATTGAATCAAGAATTACTGATATAACTATTTTTAGAAAAATGGTTGAAAAACTTAACGATTTTGAATTTGAAAATGAAAAATATAAAGAAAATAATCCTAATTTTGATATTAACATTGTTAAGCTCATGTGCAACAACAAAGTTTAACTTAATGATTGGTCCTACAGGTGAAGAACAGAAAACGTATATAGAAAACGTAAAACAGTATAAATAATGACAATTATTATTTTCATTTTATTTTATATTTTTAATTCATATCATTGGATTATATTTTTGGAAAAAGCGCACTGATTGTGGAAAAACAATAGGAGATATGTATGAATATTATGATATAGCTGATGGAAATCCTTTAGTAATTTTTACTTGGGTTCCTCTCGCTAATATTTTTATATTATTAGCAGGACTTATTATATTTTTTATAAATTTAATGAGTAATATAAAAATTCGATAGGATGTATACTTTTTTTGTTATTATTTTATGTTATATTATTCCTGTATTTATTAATGCTTTTCTTTTTGTTTTTGCTTATAAAGTAAGTCATAAAGAAAAGATTGCTATTGGAAAAATATTTGAATATTGGAATGATAAGTTTAGGGATAGTGATGGTGATAGTAGTCTTTGTCTATTTCTTTTTATTCCTGGAATGAATATACTATTTATACTCTATACCTTTTTCTTATCATTGTATAACATATTTAAAAATATAGAAGTCTAATGTTTACTTTTATTACAGGTCTAATTGCAGTTTTGGTATGTGGAGCTCTTATAGGATATGAACGACAATTTAAATCTAAAATAATTGGAATTAGAACCTGTATATTAATTATGTTAGGTTCTTTTGTTTTTACATATATCTCAATTAAAATAGGTGGAGATCCGTCTAGAGTTGCTGCACAAATTGCTTCTGGTGTTGGTTTTATTGGCGCAGGTATAATATTTAAGAATGGAATTGATGATATTCGGCATTTAACTACAGCTGTATTAGTTTGGGTATTAGCGGCTTTAGGTAGTTTAATTTCTCTTGGATATTTATTTGAATCGTTAATGATAACTGGAATAATCTATATAATCCTTAAAATAAAAATACTAAAATGAACAAAATTGAAAAGCTGTACAGGTCTATGTATGAAAATGAATTACGTAAACTAAGAAAATGTGCAGAATCTGTTCAAAAACCTTCTCAATATGTTGTATTTAAAGCATGGAGTAAGGAAGTAATGGCTTACTTGTTTTTTAAAATAGATTGTTTAGATTATACTTGGGAATGGGAATATAAGGATAAAATTGCAATGTTTATTCAGGATTGTCAAGAAATTGCTTTGCGAAAAGTAAAACTTAGTTCTAAATGACAGAAGAAAGAAAACTTTGGTTATCAATATGTAATAATGATTTAAAGAAATTAGAAGCTTGTGCTGAATCTATTCAAACTGAAATTCAAAGAAATGTGTTTTGAATTGGAGCGAAAAGGTAAAGTGGAATATTATCTTTAAATTAGATAAAGCTACTCGTTGGGGGCATAGTCCTCATAGAAGAGAAATTTCTTATATTATTTCTGTATATCAACAAAGAGTTAGAGAAATGATGCTAGAATAAATATTAATGGTTTGCGTCGTTGGTGTTAGTGATAGCATATTAGACTTCCAATCTAAAGGGGAGAGTTTGAATCTCTTACGACGCTCTAAAGTGAATAATGAATATGGAAATGAATCAATGAAATAACGATAGAGTAATACAATTAGAAACAGCAAAACTTGCATCTGAAAAAGGATTTGATTTAACTGTTCAAGCTTCTTATGACTTACATTACACTCAGGATAGTCAAAAACATTATATATTAGATTTTAATCCTCAATATCCGCCTCGAAACCATAACCAGTTTGGAGAGAGTCGGTATTCAGCTCCTACACAAACTTTATTACATAAATGGCTTCGAGAAAAATATGATCTTTGTGTTTATGTAATTCCTAGATTTGACGGAATTGATCATGCTCAATATTTTTGTCACTATGAAATTTATCACCCTGGAGATACTGAAAGTATTGATGTGAATGGGGATGGTAGTTATGATTATGAAGAAGCATTAGAATTAGGATTACAAGAAGCATTAAATAAAATTTAGAAATGACTTTTAAAGAATTTTGTAAAGAACTATTAGAGGAGTATGGATATATAATATTTCAATATGATAGTGTTATTTCTTTTACTCAAACTTTTCCTGATACAACTTGTGGATTAGGTGGAATAGGAGGACAAGCATTTACTGATGCTCAAATATTTATATTTGTTGATCAAAGTAATAGAAATGCTATTGTAATTGGTCCTGCATGGAGTTATTACATAGAAGGTATTACTGAAAAATTTTCAGTGGATTGTTGTAACCATCATATGGCTGGAATTAATAATATTGCAAGAATTAAAAAATATGGTGACATTAAAGAAATTAAAAGAGCTTAAGCAGATTAAGCGAGATAATAAGGTAATTTATAATTTGTTAAATACTATCATTGGAGAGTGTGAACAGATTAGTAAAGATCCTTCTTGTAGTCAGGTTATGGATGTTATACAGAAAATGTATAAAGATAATAAACAGACTATTAGTGAATGTTCGGTAGATAGAGTTGATCAACTTAATACCCTAAACGAAGAAAATGCTTTCCTTGAGAGTTATTTACCTCAACCTCTTACTAAGGAGGAATTAACTGCACTTATTGGTTCACAATTAACTGCAGGTAACAATATGTCAAAAATTATGAAATATCTTTCAGAAGAATATAAAGGAAGATATGATGGCAAAGTTGCAGTAGAAATTATTAAATCCTTACAATAATGTTAATTGTATTTATTATAATATTCATAGCTTTATATGAACTAATAACAGTTATGTATTATGAAAGTCTTAAGATAAGACTTGTCAAAGTAGGCGCTTTTATAGATCATCTTAATACTTTTGGTTCTACAGAAGATAAACAAATTTTCTATAAGTTTTTAAAAGAAGTTAATACAGAATCTATTAGATGCAATGCTAAACTTGATATAACTATAGAAAATGCAAGTAAACCTGAACTTTGGTACAGATATCCTTCAAATCCTAATACCTTTAAAGAGTGTTTCAAACTTTTTAATTTATGTTTTTATCGAAATGTAGTTAAAGATTCAGTTGATAAAATAATTAACTGGTTTAAGAAATAAAAATATGAAATTTTTACTTTGTCTAATTTGTTTAATTACAGTTAGTTGTAATGCTGTAATTGATCCTAAGTCAGAAACTATAAGATCTGAAGATGGATACTATATTGGTACTGCACATAAATTTAAGTTTGAAGGACATGATTATATTAGTTTTACTAAAGGTCATGGTGTAGCAGTTGTTCATAATCCTAAATGTCATTGTAATCTAAATGAAGACTATTAAAACATATTGCCCAGAATGTGACAAAGAAACAGTTCATATAATTTGGACGGAGGATGCATATGGAGCTTCTGGTGTAGCTAGAATCTTTTCAACTTTACTTTCTGTTGGAATGTCAAACTTAGCTTGTACTACATACAGTAAGTGTATTAGTTGTGGAAATACTAAAGAATTATAAAATGATTAATGACCAAATTAAAAAGTTAGCTAATAAAAAGATTCCATTATATAATAACTCTTCTAGTTTATATGATATTTTGGATTGGCTGCGGGAGAAAAAATTCCTACATGTAGAGATACAATGGTATCCTCATGGTTGGATGTTTGTTATTTATAAAATTGATTCTCAAGAGGATGAACCATATGATACTTTCTCTGAAGTATATACTAGTTATCTAGATTGTTTAGAAGCTGGAATTATAAGAGCATTAAATATTATATAATTATGAAAAATACAGGTTTACATGATATTCTGGATGAACTAAGAGATAAAGAGTCTTTACATGTAGAAATCGGATGGCATCCTAATGGATATGCATACTCTATTTATAGAATTAATAGGCGAGATACAGAGCCGTGTTATGCTTCTTCTGAAAGATACCATAATTATCGGGAATGCTTAGGAGCGGCAATTGTAAAAGCAATGAACTTAGCGGATTAATAAAAATGAAAACATTACTTTGGGTGGACGATGCTCGTAATCCTCTTGAGAATGATTGGTTAAATTTTAGTCCTATCGGTCGAAACTGTTTTGTAATATGGGCGCAAACTTATCAAGAAGCAATACAATTTCTTGAAAAAGACTGGCCTGATGCAATTTGTCTTGATCACGATTTAGGAGAAGAAGAAAGCGGTTATGATATAGCTAAATATATTGTAAATCGTTGTATTGATGAGGGAAAGAAACTTCCATTATTTGCAAGTCAATCTGCAAATCCTGTAGGTAGAGAAAATATTCTTTCTTTATTTAAAAATTATGAAAAATTTTATTCAACATGTTGTTTATAGTCATAGAGAGGGATTACGTTGGTACTTTAAATCAACAGAGCGTAAAGGTACATTTGTAATTTCTTTATATCCTTGGGATATTAGACTTTTAAAATATGGACTTTATTTACTAATTCCACCTCTTAAAGAGACTCATATTAAAGGCAACTGGAATTAAAAAAGGTATGCCCACGCAGCAGAGTTGGAGATCTGCACGAAACTGTAAATTTCGCGTCTCAGACTAATGAGGTTCGAATCCTCACGGGGGCACAAAATAATAAAAATTGCAAATAATGAAAAATTTTCAAGTAACTTCAAAAGAAGATAATCAAAAATACTGGATTTCGAGGTCTTGTGCAGTTGCTATGTTTCTATTTTCTAGAGATAAATTTGGAAACTTATGTGTTTTAGCAAATAAACGTGGTACTGGAACTCCTGATTTTCAAGGATATTGGAATTGTCCTTGTGGTTATATAGACTTTGATGAAACTGGAGAAGATGCCGTTTGCAGAGAAATTATGGAAGAAACAGGATATGTAATTACTCCTGAAGTTCCTAAATTTGTAGAGGTTGAAACAAGTCCAAAGGCCAATAAGCAAAACATTACTCTTATATATACGGCTTTAGTACCTTATAAATTACTTTCTCAAGTCCAACCTACTGGAGGTGAAGATAATGAAGTTGAAGAGATTAAATGGATTGATATAAGAAAATTAAACAACTATAAATGGGCATTTAATCACAACAAAATAATTGAAAGAATTATACTTTTAAAACAATATATACAAAATGACAGACATAAACACTTTAGCTAAAAGTGGTTGGTATGAAACTAATCACGATAAGTATAAGTATGTTTACTTAGAGCTTGATTATAGTAAAAAAATTAACAAGTTTGTATTTTCAGGCTGTTTAAGCTCTCAAGGGTTAGCTTATTTTCCACTTCCTAGTCAAATTTATAGAGAACCAGATAGTGGAAATATGTTTTGTGTCCCTTTTACATTATTTTCGCTTGTAAAATTTTGTGACGGGACTTTACTTCCACTAGTTTTAACTGAAGACTTAGTAAAAAGGTACGCAGATCCTGAAAATATTGTTCTAACTTCTTTATGTATTAATATCTCTCGTTATGCAAGTAGTTTAGACTTTAGTACTATTCATCTTACTCGAGATACTCCTTTAAGAAATCTCTTGAGTGAAGAGGCATTAAGAGTTGTTACTGGTAGTATGTTTGATTATTTTATGATAGGTGTATTAGAACATAAGAAAGAGTTTGATGAGCTTAATACTTCTCATTCAAATATAGAGTCTTTCATTAAGGTAATCTTAAAAATAATGGATTTATAATAAGTTCTATATTAGAACTTATTTTGGAGAGTTGGGGGAGTTGGCTTAACCCATCGTCCTGCTAAGACGACGTACCTCAAAAGGGTGCCACTAGTTCGAATCTAGTACTCTCCGCAAATTTAAAATAACATGAGTAAACTAATAATTAATAAACATCAAATTTGTTATATACCAGAATACAATTTATATTTACAGAGAGTAGGAGTAGATAATACAAGCGTTCGTCATACTTGTGAACGTATATGTTTGATTTATCAGATCTGTAGGGATGGTTATTGTCGTAATAAGACTATAGACCCACATTATGGTAATCATGGTTGCGCAGATAACGGAGAGCAAGACGCTTATAAAATTATTTGTTATAGAATATACTTAGAACCTATAGAATGGAAATAGCAAATTTAAAGGTATATAATGATAATATGCGAAAATCACTTTTAGATAAAGCATATTTTCTATCTTTTGTAGATTCGGATACGTTCATTGATTTTGGATGTGCTGATGGATCTTTATTAAAACATATTCATGAGATGTTTCCTGATAAGAAACTAATTGGATATGATATATCTCCTGAAATGCTTCAAGTTGCAGAAAAGAATCTTGAAGGATGTAATGTTTCTTTATATAATAATTTTGAAAACGTTATATCCTTAAAGTTAGATAATGCCACTTTAATACTTTCTTCTGTTATTCATGAAGTTTATAGTTACGGTGATAATCAAAGTGTAAATGAATTTTGGAGACAAGTTTTTAATGAAAACTTTAGATATATTGCTATTCGAGATTTAACTCCTCGAAAATCAATTGATAGAATGTCTGATATTAATGATGTTTCTAGAGTTTTACATAATGCTAATCCCACACATTTAGCTGAGTTTCAATCTATTTGGGGAAATATTAGTAACAATAAAAATCTAGTTCATTTTCTTATGAAATATAAATGGGTTGAAAATTGGGCTAGAGAAGTTAGAGAAAATTATTTTCCAATAACTATTGAAGAGTTTTTATCAAAAGTTCCTAATAACTATGTTATTGATTATTTTTATGAATTCATTATGCCTCGAACTCAGCAAGGGATTCTTAAAGATTTTAATATCTTATTAAAGGATACAACACACTTCAAATGCATTTTAAGAAAAATATAATATGAAAGTAGTACAAGTAAATGTAGATTACACGGAAGAAGTTAATTCTTCAAATAAGAATTGGTTAAATTCTGATTCTAGACATTGTGATATCTTAGTTAGAAGTGATGATGCAGAAACTATTAAATATAGTGGAACTTTGTCTCAATCACAAGTAGAACATATCGTATTTCTAATTCAGGATAATTATTCTGCAAAGGATATTAAAGATCAAATTATCGAATACGGAGTTCAAAATCTATCTCCTACAGTAACTCCTCAGATTGGAGATCCTGAATTTTTAGAAGAATAATAGAGAGATTTACTCTCTATTTGCCCTCGTGATGGAACTGGCAGACATGCCGCTCTTAGAAAGCGGTCTGAAGTAATAGTAGGGTGCAGGTTCAAATCCTGTCGAGGGCACTCTAATAGCTTCCTATCTTGGAGGCATTTTCTATTTTATAGATATGTTTAAGTTTATTAAAAAGATGTTTAACAATAGAAATATTCTAACTAAAAACTTATATAAAGTAGAGTTAGATAAATATGATGAAGCTCTGATTATTATTTGTAAAGCTTTAGGAGTAAACTTACTAAAAGCAAATTTCTTCCATATAGATTCTTATACAAAAGTAATGAAATCATATGGCTCTTTGATAACTATTATTGATTTTGATAATGCTATTGATTTAATTTTTGGTAATTTAAGTTCTAAAAGAAATCATGACGAAATTGTTTTACAATACATGATTAAGGTTATGCAGCTTCCTTCTAGTGTTATTGATAATGATAGATTTTATCGTAGTATTCGTAAGACCTTTAATAAGATTTCTGTGTATTATTCTAAAGAAGATAAATTTACATGGTTTCAAGAATATTGTCAAAAATTTATAAAACCTGAATGGTCTAATTCTTTTTGCTTTTACTATAAATCTGCAGAATTTTATGTAACTTTTTATCAAGGATATTTTAAATATAAACGTAAACAGGAAGACTATCGAAGAAAAAGTAGAGAGAATTATCAATCTCAAAAACAACCTAATATAAATGAGTATTATAGAATACTTGGAATTAATATTACTAAAGATAAGGCTATTATCAAAACTGCTTATCGTAAGTTGTGTTTTCAGTATCATCCTGATAAAGGAGGCTCTAAGGAAAAGTTTATTGAAATTAATCAAGCATATGAATATTTAATTACACATGTCTAAAATGTATAAATTAATGAGTCTTAAAGGCTATAACGGGCCTGAAGATGTAATAAAACTTCAAGAATGGTTAGCTATAGAAAAACAAATATTTATTGAGACAAGAGTGTGTTGGAATAAAGAAGGAACTTTCCCTATTGGATATAGTGCAAGAGCTTGGATGCCTCCGTATACATTATATACAGTAGCTCCAACAGAATTAACTATTGAAGAAGCAGTTATGGCAATTCTAGCAAGAATTTATGATTATATTTAAATAATCTTGCTCCCGTAGTTCAAGGGATAGAAATTAATTTTTGATTCGAACTTTGTATTTTTGATAAAATTTTTGTATCTTTGTGTACGAAAATTTTAAATATAAAATATATGATAAGTTGAAAATTAGAAAAAGAAAATTTAATTAAGTTCCTTATTGATGAAAAATTAAGTTTTGAAGAAGTAGGTCGTAAGTATAAATGTAGTGGTAGCAATATTAGAAAAGTAGCACAACGTTTAAATATAATTGTTCCTCCTAGAAGAGCAGTAAATCCATGCGAAACTTTTAGAAGAGGAACTGCTAAAAAAGGTATCTGTAAGAACTGTGGAAAAGAATTTATATTATATTTATCTCATAGCGGAATTTATTGTAGTAGTAAATGTCAACAAGAGTATCAATCTAAGAAAAGATATGAATTAATTCTTAATGGAGATCCTTCTATTATGAGAGCTAATTATAACCCTAGATCATCTAAGAAGTATATATTAGAGGAACAGAATAATAAATGTGCCATTTGTGGGATGGAACCCAGTTGAAATGGGAAAGAGTTAGTTTTTATTTTAGATCATATTGACGGTCATGCTTCTAATAATAAAAGAGATAATTTAAGATGTATATGTCCTAATTGCGATTCTCAGTTGGATACTTACAAATCTAAAAATAAAAACGGAGACAGATATTATTATAGATACTATAAAAGTAGGAGTGACCAGAATGGATAATGGACCAGACTTCTAATCTGGCGAGCTGCAATGCTCATTGCGGGTTCGACTCCCGCCTCCTATACTAAATAAATATAACTATGATATTATATAAAGTTCAGAAATACTTTCCTACAGATTTTACAAAAAAATTTATAGAATGTAATATTTGTTCTATAGACAATTTTGAAAGAGAAAGTATAAAACATGCTATTCGCGATGGTCTTAAACCACATATTTGTTCAGGCATGTGTAGAGAATGTAATAATTTTATAGGTTTGATTGGAGTAGATCTTGAAAAACAAACAGGAACTGTAATATGTTCTCATAAAAATTATTACAGACTTGAATTTGATGAAAACGAAGGTGCATAAATTATTATATATGAAATTATACGATTCAACTGAAAACACATTTCATTGGGAAAAATTAGATTTAATCCCTGAAATAGAAAAACTAAAACGAATACCTCAAAATGAAATATGGCACAAAGAGGGTAATGCTTTTGTACATACTTGTATGGTTGTACAAAGTGCATTAGATCATATTTCAAATGAAACTATTGATTATTTAGCATCACCTGAAATTAGAGAAATTTTAGTATGTGCTGCTTTATTGCATGATGTTGGCAAAGCTTTTACAACAAAGAAAGGAGAAGATGGCCTATATCATGCAAGTAACCATGCAATTAAAAGTGCAGAAATTGCAAAAGATTTATTAGTTAAGTTAGAAGTAGATAAACATTTACATACAGCAATTATTTCATTAGTTCGCTGGCATATGCAGCCTATGTATATTCTTGAACAGACAAATCCTGAAAAAGCTATACTAAAACTAGCTAATAATCTTAATGAAGTAAATGTAGAACTTTTAATTCTACTAAAACAATGTGATTGTGAAGGTTCAATCTACGATAAGGATGATCATCGAGACGAAATACTCCAAAAGGTAAGAGAGATTTATTATGATAAAATTACTTACAAACGTGGAGAAACCGTTAAAATTACTAAGTTATCAGATAATGATACTTGTAGTTATGTTCCAGGACATCATCCTAATGGAATTAATACTGGATATGAAAAAATAGGTAGGCTAATTGAACCTATTACAAAAGGACATAGAGTATATCTAGGACTTGGATTCTCTACATCTCCTGTTGTAGAAATTGTTAGCAAAAATTGTTTTAAAACAAGAAATTCTGTATATGAAATTACAGAAGTTTGTAAAACTACAGAAAAATAAAATTTAATATAATGCGTTATTTATTAGTAAAAACCGAAAACATGCCTATTTTGGCTCTGGCTCTTGGAAGTCTAGATTACAAAGCTGGAAATTCACCTATTTTTCCTATTGCGTTTGGAGAATTCTCAATTTTAATTGACAAGGAAGATAAAACATTCTTCTATGTTAAAGGTCGAAAAGAAATTGATAAATTTGTTGAGGATCATGCTAAGATCTATACAACTAATGATTTATCACATGCTCTTGAATTCCTTAAGGAAGACGAAGATGAGGAAACTGATAAGTCTGAAGAAGATAAAGAGGAAATCGATCTCAAGACTATTTTTGAACATCCTTTAATGCAAATTTTTAGCCGACACATTCCTAAGGATATTCTAACTAAGTGTATTATGGAAGCTAAAGAAGAGCGGGAAGAGGAAGAAACTGCAGAGAAGAATTCTGAGTCTACTAGAAACGAAGAATCTAGCTTTTATAAAGAGTTAGTTCCTGGACGAATAGTTCAGTTTGAAAATGCAGGTATGATTCGGTATGGAATTGTACTTAGTAATGGTACAGTGATGCACTTCTCAGGAAGTAATTTAGCTGCTTCAGGATATATTAATAATATTACTGAAGATCGTCCTTATAGAGTTGTACGTATTCTTAAGCCTACAAGCCAGTATTACAATCTAAAGGATGTAAACAATATGGAAGTGGCTTGGGAACGTAAAGTTCGTAAACCTAAAGTTACTAAAACAATAACTGAGATTGAAAAAGAATTAGGACTTGCTCCTGGTTCGTTAGTCATTGAATAAGAGGGAATTAATTCCCTCTTTTTGTTTTTATAAGTATGGGTAAGTTTATTCGGGATTATCAAGTTGATAAGACATTTAGTAAAGAAGAGGAAACTTTTAAGCCTAATCGTAAAAAGGTAAAAAAGTTTAAAGACCCTGAAAAACGTGAAAAGAAACAATCTAAAAAAGATTAAAAGATGACATATGGATTGAACGATATTTGTTTAGTACCTGCTAGGATTAGTGATATTGAACATCGTGAACAATGTAATCCATATAATGCTGATAATATGCTCCCGTTGTTTACTGCTCCTATGAGTTCAGTAATTAACGAGAGCAATTATCAGGTATTTATGGATAATAAAATAAATACTATAATTCCTCGTTCAGTAGATTTATCTACTAGATATGAGTTAATGTCAAAAACTTTTGTGGCCTTAAGTTTATCTGAATTTGAAACATTTGCAGGTCTAGAATTAGGTGAAATTAAGGAGGAAGAAATATTTTATATATGCGTAGATATTGCTAATGGTCATATGCGTAAGCTTATTGATCTTTGTAAATCTGTAAAACAGAAATATGGAGGTCATGTTATACTAATGGCAGGCAATATTGCAAATCCTGATACTTATATAGATTATGCCTTAGCTGGTATTGATTTTGTACGTGTTGGAATTGGTGGTGGATCAGTATGTACTACTTCTGCAAATGGAGGAGTTCATTATGCTATGGCTTCTTTAATTAAAGAGGTTGTAGATCGTAAGTGGGAGATAGAAAAAGCAATTAAAGATGCAGAAGCTATGCGTATTTCCCATAAATATGAGTCTTTGCCATTTATTGTAGCTGATGGAGGATTTGATAATTATGATAAGATTATTAAAGCGTTAGCATTAGGTGCAGATTATGTAATGGTAGGCAAAATCTTTGCTCAAGCAGAAGAAGCTTGTGGTAAAGTAATAGAACATTGGGTACGAGGAGAGTATATTGCTCGAGACCGAGTTTATTATGGGATGTCTACTAAAAAAGCTCAAGTAGAAACTGGAAGTCAAAAATTAAAAACAGCAGAAGGAATAGAAGTTACAGTACCTATTTTGTATCCTTTAAGTGGATGGTGTGAGAATTTTGTTCATTATCTTCGATCAATGATGAGTTATACAAACTCTTTTACACTTAGTGATTTTAAAAATACAGAATATCGTATTGTTAGTCCTTCTGAATATTTATCATATTATAAGTAATGGCAGAGATAATTTATTGTAAATTAACTGAAACTAGATCTCGAAGAACTTGGCAAATATTGCCTAAGCAGTATTTTCCTAACAAAACTCCTGTTTATGAATTAGCTGTATCTATTTCTCAGTATACAATTGATAGGGTACAACATCCTTTTGGTTGTATAGTTGGATTATATGCTAAACAGTTAAATTTTGCATCAACTCAAAAGTATTATTCCTATTCTGGAGACTTGTATTCAATAGCAGATGATCCTAAAGCAGATTCTGGATATCAAAAATACCTCAAAAATAGAGATAAGACTCCTGAAGAAATAGAAGAGGAAGAAGCTAAATTAAAGTCAAAAGTTTTATATCAAATTAAAAATAATCCTGATATAGTTCCTATGTCTATTGATAAAGATGGTTTCTATATTAAGGATGAAACTTTTTATCTACTTACTCGAAATATTTATAAACGTGTAAATACAATGCTAACTGGTCCTACTGGATCTGGTAAAACACAAGTAGTAGAATTAATTTGTAAGCAATTAGGACTTCCTTGTACTATTTATGATATGGGTGCCATGCATGATCCTATATCAGACTTACTTGGTGTTCATCGTCTCGAAGAGGGGAAGTCTATCTTCGACTATGCTAAATTTACTCAAGATGTTCAAAAACCTGGAGTTATTGTTTTAGATGAGCTGTCGCGTGCGCCTGCTACCTGCCTCAATATACTTTTTCCTGCTCTTGACCATCGTAGGACTTTGCCTGTAGAAATTGCAGGTTCTAAGGATATTCGTGAAATTCCTATTCATCCTGAAGTATGCTTTATATCAACTTGTAATATTGGTATTGAATATACTGGTACTTCAACTCTTGATAAAGCATTAAAGAATCGTTTCTTTCCAATTGAATTTACATATCTTCCTGCAGACATTGAAGCTCGAGTTCTCATGAAGAGATGTGATATTGAGAAACAGGATGCTGATATGATTACTTCTATTGCTGCTAAACTTCGTAGGATGGCAGAAAATGCAGAGGCTGCAACAACAGTATCAACTCGAGAAACTTTAATGATTGCAGAATTAATTCATGATGGATGGTCAACATTAGATGCATTAAATTATGTATTAATTCCATTATGTGATAGTAAAGAGTCTCGAGAATTAGTACGAAAATTATTAATGAGTAAATAATATGTCATTTACTGACTGGTTTGGGCGTAAAGGTAAGAATTATACATCTACTTATAAAGGATCTACTCGTTTAGGATGGGATACTAAAGTAAGTGGATCGTATTCTTCTTTCTTTGCACCTGATTTGAATAAAAGAAAACTTTTAAGAGATTCCTATCGCCACGCGTGTGACATTAGGAATATTATGGATATCCCAAGAAGTATTCGAATACAGTTAAATGTAGACACAGAAACTTCATGTACAGATGGAAAAACAGTTATTGTTTCTACTAAAGTATATGATGATAATAAAATTGATAATAATGTTAAATTAGATGTATTCTTAGGTACAACTATTCATGAATTTTCTCACATATTATATACAGATATGGCAGAAATTCGTAAAAATAGACCTAATAAGTTCCTTTTTAATCTGTTCAATACTATTGAAGATGAACGAATTGAATACAATACTACACAAAATTATCCTGGGTATGCTAATTTTATTGGGCAAGCAAAATATTATTATTTTGATTTGTTATACAAGAAAGCTGAAAAACAGGATGATTTAATGGATGTATTACAAAATATCTTATATATTGTAAGATATCCTGCAAGAGTAGATACTAAGGTTATTTATCGGCATCAGGTTTTGTTTAACGAAATTAAGAAAGTTCTTTGTGATTTTGGAAATAATTCTAAAGAAGCTTACGATAAAGCAGAAAAAATTTATAAGCTATTACTAGATTACTTTAAGTTCCCACCTCCTCCGCCTGAAGAACAACAAGAAGGAGATGAAGAACAAGAGCAATCTGATTCTGGTGAAGGACAGTCTGGTTCAGGTGAAGGCCAAGAAGAATCAGATGGAAGTTCTGATCCTCAAAATTCTAAACAGTCTTCTCAAAAACAAGATTCTAAAGATAATAAAGGATCAGATAAGAACGGTAAAACACAAAGTTCTCCCAAAAGTGGTTCTGATGAGGGATCTGCGGGCAAAAAGAAACAAGAACCTATTAAAGCATATACTCAAGAAGAAATAAAACAAGCAGCTGAAAAATTAGCTGAACAAATGCGACGTTTAACTACTTCTAATACTTCTTTAAATAGTAAGGAAATTAAAAGTGAATGGGATTCTAAAGAAATTGCTGATGAGTGTAAACAAATAAAAGATGATGTTTTTATTGTAAAACAAGAAGATAGTGAAAGACGTTATAAAGAGGATTTTGATACAGTAAAACAACACATTAATGGTTTAGTTAATACTTTTAGCAAATTCTTTGTTGAACAGGAATATCGTTTAACAGGAATGCGAAGAGGTGTGCTAGATACTAATAAATTAGCTGAAGCTTATCAAGCAGTAGAAACTGTCTATTCAAATAAGTTTAAACGTACTACTCCTGGTTTAGATGTTTGTGTATTAATTGATGAGAGTGGTTCTATGAGTGGAACTAATATCTCATCTGCAAGAAAATGTGCAATATTACTTAATGAGGTATTTTTACGTTTAAAGCAATGTGACTTTTATGTTTATGGTCATACTGCAGATAATCGACAGACAGGAGAAGTTACTATTAATGTATATCGTGATCACTGGAATAGAAATCGTTATGCTTTAGGTAAAGTTGATAGTTATTCTAATAACAAAGACTCTGTTGCTATTGAGGAGACATACAAAATGGTTAGAAAGCAAACTTCGAAACCACTTTTAATGTTTGTAATTTCTGATGGAGCACCTAATGCATATGGTTTAAGAGGACAACCTGCTGTAGAGGAAGTTAAAAAGGTAGTAAATAGAATTGAATCAAACGGAGATACTCTAGTTTGCCAAATTGCTATTGAAAGTCACTTCAGACCTCAGGATATGTTTAATCACTATGTTGTTATGACAGATATGAATACTTTTCCAAGTGACTTATCTAGATATGTTATGAATACATTAATATCTAAGCTTAAAAGAGTAGATGTTTAATTTGTATATTTTCAGATTTTTTACTACCTTTGCTGTATAACTAAAGGTAGTAATTTAGGAGCTTAGTGTAATGGTAGCACAGCGGTCTTCGATTGGAGCACGTTTAGCGTGAAAATTATAGCAAATTCGGTAAAAGTGAAATAAGAGTATAAATACTGCGAATCAACTTTCTAAGAAAGTCTAAGGTCCTGAAATATGGATAGCTGATAATACCGAGCTAAATTAAAGTGAATGTATTGTAAGGAATATAGGTTGTCTATACCGTATAGAATAGGCGGAGTGCTTGATAGGTCGAAAATTAAAGCCGTACACTTCCTTAAATACCCTATCTCACTTTATAAATGTGTAGAGACTAAATGCTATACTTGTTTAACAAGCTGATATAGTCCAGACCACGTCAGGAGTTATTAATTAAAATAATTTCTTGTAGTGAAAACTATAGTGGTAAGCAAAACCGTAAAAGGGAGCCTCCAAAACTCCAGGTGAGGGTTCGAGTCCTTCAGCTCCTGCTAACTAATTAATAATCTGTATATTATGCAATATAATCTTTACAAAATAAAGCAAGAAACATATCTTGTAATGTATTCTGATAGATTAAAAAGAAGGTATTATCAAGAAAAGCGTTGGGCAGAAGCAGGCCCTTATACAGCTTGAAATCTTCATTATATTAATAAAACTTATCGAATTGTTATACAATAGGCATCTAGAGTAATCTAGGTGCCTTTATTTTTAAAACGAAGAATATTATGGTAATTGGAGTATTAATTTTAGGAACATTAGTTGCTTTGGATAGTTTGGCAATTATAGAATATTTTATAGATAAAAAGTAAAATGAAATCAATTTTAATAAAAATTGGGATATTAGCTGTTTTAGGTTTAACAATATTTTTCATGGGACAAAGAATTCATGATTTAAATATTGCATTAGATAATTCAGTTAATAACGAAAAGGCTTATGCTGCAGAAAATTCTGGTTTAAAAGAAAGTAATCGAGTATTTAAATTAACTATTGAACAATTAGATTATTATAATGATTCACTTATGTTAGCTATGAAAAAAATAGCTAATGATAATGGTATTAAAGATAAAAAAATTAAGTCTTTACAGTATCAATTAGAACATTATTCTAAAAGAGATACTTTAATTCTTAGAGATACTGTATTTAAAGATCCTAATTTTGTTCTTGATACATGTATTATTGATCGTTGGAATAAGAGCTGTTTACACTTACAATATCCTGGTACAATTGCTCTAAGTAATGAGTATGAAAATGAAAAGTTTATTACTTTAAGTTCTCATCGAGAACCTATTAAACCTCGTAAATGGTTTTTACCTAGATGGTTTACTAAGAAACAAACTGTAGTAGAGGTTTTAGTAGTTGATGAAAACCCTTATGTTAAAACAAAACAACAAAGGTTTGTTGAAATTATAGATTAATATGAAAACTGCGATTCCAAAACATATTTATTTAAATCCATTGTTCGTAATAGATATTTGTAAATTAAATACAGAAGAAAAATGTAGACTTCAAGAAGATTTGTTTGGAGTAGGAGCTTGTTGGAATAATAGTCAGAGAATTGTTATTGAAGAGGGTACTGATAATTCAGTTGGATATTATTTTATATATCCTGATAGAAGAATAACTTATTTACAAAAAGATCATAATATTTTTGATTTTACCTTTGATCGTATTGTAGATAAAGATACTGCGCTAAATCTTTTAAGATATAGAATTTTTCTAAAGTAATGAAAAAGAAAGCTATTGCATTAATAGATTATATTGATGATGATGGAATGATTGCATTTCAAGTTAATCAAAGAGTTAATATAATTGAATTTACAGATAATTGTCTAGTTAAAACTAAGTATGGTTATATAAAAATCTCTAAAGAATATTTAAAAATATTATAAAATGTCTAAAAAATCTCTTTCAATTAAAATTCGAAGAGCTAGAAACGAGCTAAGAATAATGCAAGGTGAAGCTACTAATATTTATCATAAACTTTCTGCCATAAATAATATTGATAGAAGTAAAACTCCACACTTTTATCGTTCTGTATATATCGAATCTATAGAGCGTTCTTTAGGTGAATATCAAGTTAAAAGTATTACTGAACTTGAAAAGCTTATTCGAAAACAGAAAAGTAAAATACGTAAATATGATCAAAGAATATGCAAATTACAGTCAACTCAAAATATGAAATAGGCCAGCAAGTATATCTTTGTAAGACAAAATTAAAATTTAAAGATGGAGATTTTGTAAACGCAAGTGTACCTAATTTGAATCCTTTTACTGTAACTTCTATTCGGATTCATCAACATCCTAATTCTCAGAGTATTTATTATCGCTTAGATGGCTTACAAAAATCTATTCGAGAAGATCAGATTTTTGAATCTATTGAAGCAGCTAAAAAATTTTGTCATGAGCAATAGTTTTAATCATCAATCTTTTTTAAAAACAGGAGCTGAAAAAGAACAAAAATTTGCTAATTTATTAGTTCTTAGGAATGGTGGGGTCATTTCACATTCTGATAGAAGTACAGATATTAAAGATCATATAGATCTTTTCTGAACTAAAGACAATAAAACATTTTCTTTTGATGTTAAGGGCTTAAAAAAGAGTAATCGATCAGATATTAATACCGATAGTAGTATTCATTGGATTGAAATTAGTAATGTAAGAGGAAATCCAGGCTGGTTATACGGAAAAGCAGATTATATTGCTTTTGAGACAGATAAAGAATGGCTTTTAGTAAAAAGACGTAAGTTAATTGATTTAATCAATTCGAAAGTAACAGATACTGCAGTTAAAAATACTAAAGAATTATATACTTACTATCAAAGATATGGTAAAAAAGATATAATTGTTAAGGTTTTAACTAAAGATTTAGCTGAAATAGCTTCAAAAACTATTAGTAAATGAGAAAATTAAATATAGCATTAGTTGCACACGATGCTAGAAAACAAGAATTAGTAGACTGGGTTAAGTTCAATAAACAAGTTTTATTTCCACATCATTTAATAGCTACTGGAACTACCGCAAAGTTACTAAGTGAGATTAATATTGATGAGATCAGTCCAGACTGGCCAGGTAAAGGAGATTATTATAATACTTATTTAGCTGTAACTCCTGTTCTTTCAGGACCACTTGGAGGAGATCAAATGATAGGAGCTATGATTGCTCAAGGACAAATTGATGTATTAATTTTCTTTTGTGATAATCTTATTACTCAAGGGCATCAAACTGATATATCTGCATTAACTCGTTTAGCATCATTATACAATATTGCTTTTGCAACAAATAGAACTACTGCGGACATGATTCTTACATCCTCATTATTTGGAAATGAAGATTATGTTCCTATTAAACAAGATTTTAGTTCTTATTTAAATAGAAAATTATAGATAATTTAAAAATAAGAAGATATGAGTAAAGTAGTTAAATTTTATTACACTAGACCTCTTTCCTTTCTTGAAGTAGCAATTGTGCCAATTCGAGAAACTGTAGCAGTACCTCAGCAAAAAACTCGTATGAGTGAGCGATATACGATTGCTGCAGTATATGATGAGGAAGCTAAAACTATTAAGTTTGGTCTTGCAACATGTGTTCCTGCTGATCCTTTTGTTAAAAAGATTGGTCGAGAAATTGCTGAAAAGAGAGCAGAAACTGAACCTTTCTTTGAGGTAAAAGATTTTGATGGAACTTTCGCAGATTTTAGGCGCTTAGTTATAGAGGTTGGTACTAATAAAGAAGAGGAATTACTTTATCGGAAGTATAACCGTTATATGCAGGCTGCTGATGAAAATCCTAGATCTAGCATTTAAAGGGAAGGTAACCCTTTCTTTGGAAAAAGAACAAGACTTCTTAAAAGATTTCGAAGACTTACTAGCTAAACACGATGCCTATTTTGATGGCACAATTAGGTCTTATGAATTTGACGATTGTGAAATTATAGAAGAAATTGAAGAAGTGAGAAGTTAATATTCCAATTTTTGATAAAGATATTTTAGTTATTCAGGATGAAGATATAAGTAAGATCACATCTTATTTAGAAGATATGTATTCTGTGCATCTTGAGTACCAATCTAATCTAACAGATGGTATTACTTGTATACTACCTAACGGATTAATTGTTATTGGATTAACCAATAACGATCCATATATTGCTTTACATGAATGTACTCATGCTGTATTTGCTTTAAAAGAGATAATAGGATGATCAGATAACGATGAAGAAGTATTTTGTTATACTTTAGAATGAGTCTATAAGCATGTAACAAAGTATATAAATTCTCATGATTAGAGTATATACAGATGGTAGTTATAAACCAACATTAAATCAAGGTGGATATTCTTCAGTTATAACTGAAGATGGAAAAGTAATTAAAATTCTTTATCAAGGTTTTAAAAATACTACTAATAATAGACAAGAACTAAAAGGAGTTTTAGAAGCCTTAAAGTATTTTAAAACTCCTCAAGTTCTTGAAATTTATTCTGATTCAAGCTATGTAGTTAGTAGTATAAATAATGGCCATGTGGCTAGATGAATCGAAGAAAAAGACGATTCAAAGAAAAATATGGATTTATGAACTGAAATCTACAAGTTAATTCAGTTTCATAAAGTTACATTTGTCTGAGTAAAAGGACATAATAACAATGAATTTAATGAACTTGCAGATTTATATGCACAACATGCTGCAGAATGTTTAGAATTAACAGAAGATGAAAAGTTTTAAATTAAGAAAAATTGGAAATCATTGGTATCCTTGTATTGATCATGAACTTGGAGATCCTATTAATCTTACTGAAAAAGTTGACCGATATTTAAATATATTAGATCTCTCTAAATCAGGAGAAATTACAGTAGAACTAGAAGAATTAGGAATTTTATTTGGAGGCATAAATATTATCTATTTTAACGAAGAGGATATTGTTCGATATTTGACTACTGATGATAATTTTGATATTCGTTTTGTTGTAAACGAACATGAGTTTCTTATATCTTCTGATGTTTATTGGTTATTGGAAAATCAATTTAATTTTAATTTTCATAAGACTAGTTATAAAATTCATATTTATTAGAGATAGCAGAAATGCTTTGTATTTTTAACCATTATAATTATGGTAGTTAAAGAAACTGCAAAAGATCCTACTGGACCTAAAGATATTAGTAGGAGAGAATGTACATTAAGTAAAGAAATTCAAGAGTTATTACTTCGACAGCTTAAACATGAATTACAAAATCATAATATATATATGAACTTTGCTAATTATTTTGGAGTTCGTGGATTTGTGGTTCTTGAAGAGTATTTTAAATTAAGAGCTGATGAAGAGTATTTGCATCATAGTTGGATTCGTAAATATCTAAATGAAAATGATGCAGAATATATTTATCCTACTATTGATCAATTTG